AAGAAAATAAAAGAGGAAGACTTTTATATAAGGAAATATCTACGCTATTTTGAAGTTGAAGATTTCTCTAACTCCAACTTGCAATTATTAAAAAGCGGATTATTGATTGTTATCGTATTTAACAATAAAATATTGTCATGGGCTAATAACGGGGTATCTAGCTATTGCATAAATATTGAGGATGCTGAACAACTTTGCGATTGTGTGGGTATCTATTCAACTGGTGAAGATGGAGATTTTGCTCACTCCAAAGAATTTTGGAGTTTTACCAAAGCTAAATACTATTTAATAAGTCTATTAGTGGCTTATTATAAAACGCCAGGCAAGTACCCTACAGAGTTAGCAGATAGTTTAAAGATGGCAATTAGTTTGATTGCTAACGCTGAAAATATCTTAAAGGGTTAGGAGACTCGCTATGAAAGATTTAATAGTTTTGGATTTATTAAGGTTGGTTAAGGATAAGGCAGCGCAGGTGGAAATCGATGACACAGAATCGGATTTCCAGTATGTTTTAAATTTAAAAGAGGCTCGTAAGTATTACGCAGGCTATAAAGTTAAAGAACTGCAAAACCCAGTTGACTCCCTTTCTGTTCTTAAAATTATTATCTAAAGGGGTAGTAAGATATGAAAGTAGAAGATTTGCTAGGTAAAGTAAAAGACAGTAGTCTGCTAGTAGAAATCGATTGTACTGAAGACGACTTTCAGTGCGTTGTAGACGTAAACGATGCTTTTTGGACTTATCGTAAGTGTAAAGTTAAAGAAATTAAACAACCTTTACACTCTAGTCCTTTGATGAGGATTGTTATCTAGAAAGGTTTAAGTATTTATGAAGGTAAAGGAATTACTAGAGTTGGTAAAAGATGGTAGTTTACTAATAGAAATTGATAATACTGATGTAGGCTTTGATGCAATGCTGAAGGTGTTCTTCATAGTTGGAGTCATCTTTGTTATCAATGTTGTAGTTTTACCTATGGTACTAAAATAAAGGGGTATCTCAAATGAAGAAAAGAACTAGACTTAACAAACCCTACAAAATTATAGTGCATGATGAGGATTATGATGAAACTGTAATTTTATCACTTTTCATCATAGTGATTAATTTAATTATGACGATTTTAATGTGTATGGAGTAAAGGAGTATGACAGTAAAAGATTTGCTCGAATTGGTAAAGGAAGAAGACTTCTATGTCGAAATTGACAATACTGAAACTGACTTCCAGTATGATTTAGACGTAGCTGAGGCTATATGGTCTTACGGTGGGTATCCTATCAAGGAAATCCAAAGCGGTGTTGCAGGTGGAGTAGAACTAAGAATAATTATTTAATGGAGTTTTGTGATGACTAAGTATTCGAAAGTAGAAATGGTAGAAGACATTAAATCTTTATTAAAGTACTATTTGGTCGGAGTTGAGGTTAAGGACTTATCAACTGGATTGGTTAGTCACTGCTCATCTTATGTTGCATTGGCTCTCTTCAATCAGTGTGAGTATGTAAGCCATCGTCATAGTGAGTTTGGTGGGGGTGAAGTTTTAGAACTTAAAGTCCGTTCAACTGAAGATGAAGTAGCCAACAAATATCTAGTAGGTGAGTACTCTAGTGTACCAGAGTTCTTGTCTAGCTTTAAGGAGAAACACTTGATAGACGAAATCTACTCTGTTCTTCCTAAGCAAATAGCCTACATTGGTAGGGGTTATGAGTTCCTAGCTAAACATGAAGGTTCTGTCAAGGTTTACTCTACTTACGATGGTAAGGTAGCAGTACTTTTAAAAGATGCGTTATTCAAGGAGTTAATGAATGATAAGTAAAAATATTAAATTAGTTAAAGGAGTCCTCGATAGTTTAGTTGAGGACTCTAAGGGCTTGGTAGTCATGGACTTCGGTTGTGGTAGAGGGGTATTCGCAGAGCACCTAAAAGAGCTCGGTCATGAGTATATAGGTGTTGATATTGACAGGGATGCCTTAGAGGGTTTGTCCGAGCGTGGTTTTACCACATATCATCCCGACAACTTACCCAAGGATTTAGGGGTTGATATTCTCTTGTTAGGTAATATGGGTGGTATTGAAACTGGTATGCACTTAATCAATGCTCGTAAGTTACTTACTGACGAGGGTATCGTGTTCATGTGGGACTTCTCTCATCAAGGTTTGCCGAAAAGTAAATCTCAGGAGACTGTTGCTATGTCGGTTGTTTCTAAGGGGGGTTGATATGTCTAAGAAAGATAAACTTCCTTGGTATAAGTGGATTTATGGTTTTATTGAAGATAAAGTTACTCGTAGTTTTGGTTCTTTTATAGTAACGTTGTTCGCAGCGTGGGGTATCTTTATTGCAGTTATAGTTATTTATGGTTTACTAAACCCAGTAAATCCCGCAGATAAGATTGAATCAACTACTACATACTCTGAAACTTCTACGGTAGCTCCAGTATATACTCATGCTAAGGAAGGTAGCAATGACTTCAAGAAAGTAATTGCTGACCTAGAGTTTTATAACACTAAACCAGAGAAAACAGAAGATACTCAAACTACAAATGTAAAAACAATGTTTGGGACTGTTAGTTCTGAGGATACAACTTCATTGATAGACGGTAAGGACGCTGAATCTTTGTATTATCATAAGGGTACAAGTTTCAACCCATTAGATATTGTTGACTCTCTCTTAGGGAAGCCAGAAGAGAATATGGGTACTCTTATTCTTTACAACAAGTCAGAAAAAACTTACACTACTCATACTGTGAAAGGAATTAAGTTTTCTCGTAACTCGTCTAAGAATTCTGTAGAAGTCCACTACTCTAGAGACTACTCAGATTACCAAGGAGCTCCTAAACCTGTATATTCTTATAGTCCTACGGTAGAGCTTACGGAATATAAGGATGGTACTTATATGTGGAAGTACAAAGATAATTGGAAGATTGAAAACGAAGATGAAATTAAGTCTTACATTTCTTCTGCTCCTAAAAAGGAAGACTAGTTAAACTTTAGGAGGTTCAGTATGATTGACCAAAAATATTGCACAGAGGGTATACCTATCTCCTTACAAAATATTGTGCATGCGTATAACACCTCATGTTCTAGGTTCTGTAATTATGCAGGTTATGTTCAGTTCCCTTATATTTTGACTTCTTCAACTCTATTAGGGGTACTACTAAAGAAGATACTTCTCAAAGTGAATGGTGGTTACGAAGACTCTCACGTCCCTAAGGGCTTAGTACAGTCCTTATCTTCTCTAGGTGTAGGTATAAGAAGTTTTACCGAAGAAGAAATCTCTTTCTTAAAGTTAGATTTTTCTTCCCTTAAACATGAGTGGTTTGATATTGAAAGTAGAGAAATCAAAGAAGACGTTGTCGATGGTATCTTTGAGTATTTTCTTAAACTGGCAATACGCTTAGGGGTAGAGGAGCCTAGTTGCTTAGAACAAGGCAAACTTCTTAGACAAGTTTTCCGAACACCTCAACTTAAGGAGGGTACTTACAGGGCTTTCATTTGGGAGCCAGGCTCCGTAATAGTAATACCTCTAACTAAAGATGAGGACTCCATTTATGTTGAATCTTCTGAAGCATTTACGAAGATACTTATAGATGGAGAGTACGATTTCAACATTGGCTTTGACCATAGTGGTGGTATGGAGGCTGTGGAGCGTATGCTTAGGTGTGGGTGCGAAGAAGTTATCGTGTAACTCTTTAGTGCAGTCACTAATTACAGAATGTTTTAAATAGAAAGGATAAAAATGGCATTTAATCCAAAAAGTAAAATGGACCGAGTCCTTATTGTGGACTTTAATCACATGGCTCACAACTTCTCTTACGGAGGGGTACGGCTAACTAAGCAGATGGCAGTAGGTAACACTATTGAAACAGTGGATACAACTATTGCTAACGGTACTATCAAAAACATCTTTAACTGGTCACGTGGTGGTCAGGTTCCTACGGTAGTTTGTTTTGATAGACCTTGTCCTAGTCGGAAGGCTTACTTCATGACAGAGCAGTCTGAAGGAGTTGACGGAGAGTACAAAGGAAAACGTGAGTCTATGTCTCAGAGTATGTTTTCAGGTGTTGCTCTAGCTCAAGACTATCTTGAGCGAGGAGGGGTATCTTGTCTAGCCCTACATAACTGGGAGGCAGATGACCTAGTTTTCCTAGCAATCCAACAAGCTAAACGACAGTACCCTAATCATTACATTGATTTGGTAACTAATGATGCTGACATGTTACCTTTGGTAGACAAGCAGGTATCGGTCTTCTTTAGAAGTAAGAAATTTACTTGGGCTACAGATAAGTTCTTAGAAAAGAATCGGTATATGCAGGTAACTCCAGAAAATTACCAAGAAGTTATCGAAGGTCTTTCTAGTTTTAAGAACTTGTATGTTCCTTACAATAGCTTACTCCTTTATAAGGTATTGCGTGGTGACGTTGCTGATGGTATTGTTTCCCCATTTCCTAAGGGTACGATGACACCTAGACGTCTAGCTAGTATTGTATGGCAGCTGGAAAATGGGGTACTCGAAGAAGGTTTCTCTTTAGCTTTTAGCGTTGGTTCTAATATTCCAGTTGGTATCAAAACTACTAAGCCAAAAGCAACTTATCTTTTCGAAGAGTCTGAATATGCCGATTTTATAGAGTCTGCGTTTAGGCATAATAGTGATGGTAGTAGGGTAACGTATGATTTATCAAAATTATTCGTTTATACTCCTAACCAGAAGAGTTACCACTTGTTGGATGGTAGTGAGCTGAGCTTAAAAGAGGCTAAGGCTATCATGGACGATTTTAAATCCCAAGAAGGTTGGGAGAACAAGGAACGTCCTATTGAAATCAGGTATAACGACAACCCATTGCTAGACAAAATGGTTGAGGCTTTATCTCTTGTAGGCTTAACTGAAGAAGAGTGTGCTATTTTTAGAAAGCAATATAGGGGTATGAACTTAGCACAGGCTTTCCCTAACTTACCTCAGAATATTAAAAGGCTACCGAAGAAGCTTAATAGTATTAGTGGGTATGACGGAAGGGTGCTTAACTCGGTTGTTAATGTGTTAGGAATTAACTTAAATTCCCGTTACCTTTAGGTAAATATTGAGGTCTTATGACCTCTTTTATTTTTGTTTTCCGAATCTATCCTCTCTTCTCTTAAATTGTTATACTCTCTGTGTATTTCAAAAATACTTTATATCTTTATTTTGAGGTGACTTATGAAAGAAATTAAGTTAGTTAGTAAACAAGGTTTCCGTATGTGGAAATCAGGTAAAATTTGGTTAACTTCTGGTGCCGTTGCAGGTGTGGCAGTAGTAGCCCTTGCAGGAGGTACTGTTAAAGCGGATGAAAATACTGCAGCAACAACTTCGGGTGCACCGACAACTGCCGTAACTGCTCCAGCTCCTGCAGCAACTACTGCACCAGCGGCTCCTGTGGCAGCTACTACAACTCCAGCTCCAGCAGCAACTGCTGAAACTCCTGCAGCTACAACAACTGCCCCAGCAACTTCAACTGCTCCATCTGAACCTACTGGCGTAGCCGTAACTGAAGGTTCTATTACAAATGATACTGCAACTGGTCTTGCAGCTAATAACCTTAAAGATGCAGCAGCAGGTCGTTCTGAAGAAGGAAAACAAGCTGATTCTAATGCAGGTAAAGTTACTGGTGAAACATCAGTATCTATCGACCACAAAGAAGTAACTGACGCAGCTAAAAAGGCTGAAGGTGTTGGTGTAAAAGTGGTTCAAGACCCTACATCTGTAGCACCTACAGCATCAAATGCATCACAAGCAGAAAAATCTAAAGGTTCAATCGTAGCTAACGAACATGCAAAAGCAGAAGAATTGAAATCAACTGCTACTGCACATTCAACTGCAATGTCTAACTGGACAGCAGAAAAGAATTCTGTAGTTAAAGCAAATGAAGATTTGAATAATGCTCACAAATCAGCAGTCGAAGCTTACAACAAATTTGTATCAACTCTTGATGCAGATACTGCAGCAGTAGTTGCAAAACATAAAGATGCTATCATCAAAACTACTGAAAAAGTACAAAACCTTGCTGACGGCTCTACCGTTGAGGGGTATCAAGCTTACATTAAATCACTCGCTGATCAACAAGCTTTGAACAAACAAGCTATTGCTGATTACTTGGCTAAAAAGGCAGAATTCGATGCAACTTCTGCTAAAGCTAAAGCAACTGTAGCAGAAAATGCTAGTCTTTCTGCTAGTGTGGTAGCTAAGAACAACAGCCTTTCTGCAAGTGTTGTAGCTAAAAACAACAGTCTTTCTGCAAGTGCAGTAGCAGAAACTGCTAGTCGTTCTAACTCTGCGAAAGCTGAAAACGAACGTTTGTCTCTATCAGCACAAAAAGCTACTGATGGTACTAACGCTACTGCATCAAACGCAGCTAAAAAAGTCAATGACGAAGCTAATGCTTACAACAAATCTGTTATGGAAGCAGCAGGTCTTCAATGGACTGGTGATTACGCTAAAGATAGTGCTACTGTAGAAGCTTACAACTCTAAGAAATCAAAAGAAGCTAACTCTTCTGAAGACCCAGTATTTAATGGTGGTTACGACCGTAATCAAGCTCTCCCAGCAGCAGCTAACGGTTACACACCTAGCGGATCTTCAACTATGTTGAGCAAGGTTGAGGTTGCACCAGGTATTGAAGCCATAGCAACTGGGGACCTTACACAACACGGTGCTAAAGTTCACTTGCGTGGTGATAATGTTAACCCAGCTAAAATCGTTACAAAAGTAAACTGGGGTAACGTCGAACTTGAAGGTGATAACAAACGTACTTTCGTACCAGGTGACAACAATGACATTTGGGGTAACACTTATGGATATGCAAGTGGTGGAGCTAATCGTTTCTACATTGTAAACCAACTTCAATGGTACAAGATTCCTAATGGTGCCACTACAATGGATGGTACAGTTCATGACCTTTGGGTAATGTTCCATAAAGATGCAACAGGTTTGCACCCAGCTTATCAAACTGGTGAAGTAGCCGTTTGGAACGCAAATGGTGCAGTTAACGCCATTGACGGTGGAACAGAACACCTTAGCGACCGCCCAGGAGATGGTATCCGTGCAGTCTACTCTCTAGACACACCTGACAACCATGACCCAGAAGTTCTTTGGATGGAATTGATTGCTGACATCGACGGTGGTCAAATGATGCAAGATATTGGGGGTATGAAGATCCTCGGTGTCGGTGGTGGTTTCGCTACTGACTCTGTAGTTACTAATAACCCTCGTGTAGACGAACAACTTGGTTACGAGTATGGTATCGGACGTAACGATAAGTCTGCATTGGATGGTTACAATTCATCACCAGATGGTACTCTCCTTGCAATCGGTTCAGGTCTCTTCACTTATGTAGTTCGTAACACACCAGGTGGTAACAGTACAGGTGTTGCTCGTGCTGACTTCGGTGGTGATGCAACTACATCAGTAGCAATCGTTAAGAAGTTCAACCCTATCACTCTTAAACCTTTGACTTCTTACAACCCAGGTAAATCTGAGTACACTCCAGTAACTTTCAAACCTGCTGAGTTTACTCCAGAGAAGTTCACTCCAGAAAACTTCACTCCGAAAGAAGTTCCTAACGTTCCTCAAGCTCCAACATTGAGCTTGACTAAACTTACTGACCCAGCTAAACCTAAGCTTAAAGAAGTTCCTAAAGAACCTCAAGCTCCAACAGTTCACTACAATTTGACAGCTTTGAATGTTAACACACCTGTTGACAAGTCTGTTGAAAATGAAGATGGCGTTGACATCAATGGTCAGTCTGTTGCTAAAGGTTCTGTAAACGTATTTAAACTTTCTCCAAAAGCTCTTTCAGCTGGTCGTCCTGTTACTGAATCTATCGTAAACAGCGACTACATCGACAATGGTTTGGAAACTCTTGTTGATAAAGTCAAAGAAGATAACAGCAAGGCTTACGACGTAACTTATGATGCAACAACTCGCTTGTTGACAATCAAAGCTAACGCATCTGAAATTGCTCGTGCGAATGCTGATCGCTCTAAAGAGTACACACCAACTCCAATCAAAGTTACTTACAAAGTGCTTAACGATGCAGCAATGTATGAAAATACATTCAAGATGGATGTGAACGGTGGTGCTACTACTGGTAAGGGGTATACATCATACTCTAACAAAGTTCGTATTTACACACCAGGTAAACCGAACAATCCTAACGACCCACAAAACCCAAATGGTGGGGGTAACCATAAGATCCAACCAGTTAAGAATAATACCAACAAAGAAGGTAAAAACATTAACGGTAAGACTCTCCTCCAAAACGACGTAAACTACTACGTTGCAGAGTGGGATATGGACCAATACATCAATGATAAATCTTCTAAATCAGCTATTGCTGAAGGTTTCGGTTATCTTGATAACCCACAAGATGATGCTTTAGAGGGTATTGAAAAAGACTTCAAAGCAGTTGATGCTAAAGGTAACGATGTTACTAAAGAATTGAACTTCTACAAAGCTGACTCAGCTAAGTTATCTGAATTGCCAGAAGAAGCTCAAAAACTTATTAAGAAGAGCGGTATTGATGTATCTAACTTCGGTACATTCTACATTTGGACAGCTAAAGATAACCAAGCATTCTACGACAAGTATGTGAAGACTGGTACTGATATCTTCTTCAACTTACCAATGTCTATTAAGAAAGGCTTTACTGGTGACTACACTAACCAAACATGGCAAATTGACTTCGGTAACGGATACACTGGTAACATTGTTAAAAACGACGTACCAGGATTGACTCCTAAGAAAGATGTCATCGTAGATGGTAAATCTTCTGACGGAGCAACAGTTGCTTATGGTCAAGAGTTCCAATACTTGCTTAACGGTGCTGTCATCCCAGGAAACCGTGGGGAAGCTCTTTGGGAATACAAATACCTCGATGATTACGATCAAACAGGTGACAAGTTCCTTGGAACATACACTGTGAAAGCTACTACAGATGTTACTGTAGCACATAAAGTTACTCTTACAGAGGATACAACTTACAAAGAAGATGTTACTCTTGAAGACGGAACTGTTGTAAAAGCAGGTCAAACTGTTCGTAAGGGTTCTGTAGTGAAAGTGAAAGAAGTACTTGCTAGGGGTACTGACTTGACTAAGTACACTACTATGGAACACAATGCTACAGATGGTATCGTAACTATCGCATTCAAGGAAGACTTCCTTGCATCTATCGTAGATGACAGCGAGTTCGGTGCTGATGCAGCTCTTGATTTCAAACGTATTGCTTATGGTACTTTTGAAAACACTTACATCAACCGTGTAAACGGGGTAGACTACATCTCTAACACTGTTAAGACAACTACTCCTAAACCAGAAACACCAAAACCTAACACACCAACTCCTAACACACCAACTCCTAACACTCCAGCTCCAGCTCCAGCGCCAGAGAAGAAAGTGTTGCCTCATACTGGTGAAGAAAAATCAGCTATGGGTATTGTAGGTGGGTTGATGGCTCTCATGTCTCTTGTTGGTATTGGTATGGGTACTAAACGTACTAAAGAAGACTAACTAACTTAGTTAATATATTAAGAAGCTCGCAGTTACTGTGGGCTTTTTATTTAATTCTTGTACTGTATATGTTATTAAAGGTTGGGGTAGTTAAATTACTGTGGAAGTAGTTTAAGTCTTTCAACTTGGGGAGTTATTTGGGGTAGCTTATTCCAGACGGGATTTATTTTAGTATCGTTTTGTTACTATTTTACATCCCTTTGTTTTCTTATATACAGTTACTTTAAATTTTTTAGGGAATTACTTTGTATTTTTTATAAGTTTATAGTAAACTTATATTTGTAGTTTGGTAGGTGTGTCGTAGGTTTATTACCTATTATATACTTTACCTATTCTTATATTTTATGTTTAACACAAGGAGTTTTATATTATGTTTAAAGACAAAGTTCAGGGTCACGGCTCTATTAAGAAATTGCGTAACGGTGCAGTTGTATCAGTACTAACGCTATCAGTACTAGGTGGGGTATCTGTTGTAAACGCAGACGAAACAACCTCAACTGAAGCTACTGCAAATAATGTAGAAGTATTTGCGAAAGATACTACAGCTGAGGCTACTACTGGTAATGTAGCAGTAGCTCCAACAGAAGCAAAATCTGAAACAACACCAGTAGCACAGCCTACTGAAGTCAAAGCTGAAACGGTAGCAGAAACACCTGTTGCTCCAACGGTAACCGCAGATCAAGTTGCTAACGCTAAAGTCGTAGCAAACCAAGCTAATCAAGCATTGAACGCTCAATCTGAAGTTGTTGCTAATGCAGAAAAAGCAGTAGCTGATAACAACAACACTGTTACTGATTTGGGTAACCAAATTACAGAGGTAAACAAGGTTACACCAGAAGTTGTTGAACAAGCTAAATCAGATCAAGCGAAAGCTAAAGAAACACTAGACCAAGCTACAACAGCTACAACAAGTGTTGAGGGTAGCCTTACTGATGCTACAAATAAAGAAGCAACTCAAAAAGGTGTAGTTGCCAAAGCTGAGTCAACTGTTGAAAAGACTGCAAGTGCAGTTGCTGATGCTGAGAAGAAAGTAGAAGCTCTTTCAGCTACAACAGATACTGCTAAATTGGATCAAGACGTTAAGGACTTGACTACAAAAGTAGCAGAAGATACTACTAATGTAAAATCTGCTAAGGACTCTCTTGATGCAGCTAAGTTGTCTGTAAGTAACAAAGACCAAGCAGTTAAAGACCAAGAGTCTGTTGTAGCTAAAGCCAAGGGTACTCTTGAAAGCTCTTCTAAAGCGTATGATACTGCTAAAGGCAACCAAGAAGGTACTCAAGCAACTGAAAACTCAACTAAATCTGCTCTTGATGAAGCTAAGAAAGGTAAAGTCGTAACAGAAACTGTCAAAGCAGGGGAAGTTACTACTGTTACTGCTGATGGGGTATATTTGAACAAAGGTGTTGCTTACTCAAACTTTACAGAAACTAATGGTATTGTTACAAGCCAAGCTTATTTGGACGCAATCAAAGCCCTTGCTAAAGGTACAGGGTCTGTCCAAGCCGTTAAGGATGCAATCAAGAAGGGTGACGAAAATGGCAACAATCTAGCTATCGTGTCAGCTCCTACTTCATCTGCATATAATTCATGGGTTAAAAACATGGATTTCAACTTTGCTAACACAGATTCAGCAACTAAATTGGATGTCAACAACTTGTCTGACAGTCAGTTGACTGATTTGGCGTTGTTCTACACTGCTTTGCTTAACGACCTTCGTTTCAAAGTGGGTACTAACTTGGTAACTGTAACCGATCAAAGTGTCGCTGAAGCTAAGAAGACAGTAACATCTATCTTTGACAAGTTGTTCCCAGCTTACAAAGGCATGGATGGAGCTCAACTTGAAGCTAATGGTTTTTGGAATTCTATGTCAGATCCTAAGAACCCTTTGAAATACACAGGTACTAGCTTGCAAGATACTGTTAAGGGTATTGACTCTGAAGATACAACTGTTATCGGGCAAAAACCCGCAAACAACGTAAGCTATGAAAACAATGACGGACGTAAACAGACTATGTTCGACTTGAAAGCTAAAATCTTTGCTAACTTGGGTAACCAACTCTATGGTACTTCAGGTCAGGGGTATCTTGGTGAAGCTTACGGTGGTGTTGATGGTAAACGCTCTGACAACTTTGATCTAGCTTTGGAAGTTCTTGGTCTTAAGGGTACCTCTACAACAGCAGGTATTGATTTTGGATTCACAAACACTTACAATGGTATGATTGACCGTGCACCAAGCACTTACACTGTACTAGGTAATTCTTATGGTAAAGCTATCAACAATCCTTACCAAACACTTGAAAACCCTAAAGAAACTGTAACTCCAGTCTATAAAGACGTAGAACGTACTATTGTAGATGATGCAGCAGTTGCTAAGGCTCAAACAAACTATAATGCAGCAGTAAAAGCTAACCAAGACGCTAAATCTAAGGTAGCTACTGCAGAGACTGCTTATAACACTGCTAGGGAAGCTCTTGCTAGTGCTAAGGAACGTTTGGCTGATTTGGTAGGGGGTACTGTAGATATTCCAGGTCTTGAGAAAGCTTTGGCTGAAGCTCAGACTCAACTTGAATCTAATCAGGCTTCTCTTCAGACTGCTAAGGAAACTCTTGCTTTGGCTAAGGCTAGTGCTACGGATAAGGCTAAGTCTTTGGAAGTAGCTAAGACTAAACTTGCTGAAGCTACGAAATCTAGCGAAACAGCCAAAGGGGTACTCGCTAAAGAAAAAGAAACTCTTGAAATTCTTGCTAAAGCTGTAGCAGTTGCTCAAACAGCTCTTACAGACGCTCGTACTAAACAAGACGTTGCTAAAACAAAATTCATTACTGCTAGTGTTAAAGCATCAGACCTTGCAGATAAATTGGCTAACAAAGAAAAAGTATTGGCTGATTTGAACTCTAAGCTTGCTGACGCTAAAGCTAAGTCTAGCAAACTCGCTGATGAACTTAAGACTGTTAAAGAGCGTTACGAAACTCTTAAGAAAGACTCAAACGCTAAGAACGTAGAATACCTCCGTTTGGCAACTGTGAAAGCTGAACAAGATAAGGCTGAGGCTGAAGTTGCACGTTTGCAGGCCTTGAAAGATAAAGCTGATGCTATCGTTGCAAGTGGTGGTGTAGTAGTACAAGTAGTCGATGCAGATGGTAATGTTGTTGACGTAGTGGATGGTACTAAAGCAACTAAGAACGCTGACGGCTCTGTATCTATTGGGGGTACTCAATACACTCTTAACAATGATGGTACTGTATCTGAGGTAGTTGTTCCAACAGCTGACACTGGGGTATCTTCTACTAACGCTAACGGCACAGGGGTAGCAAACAATAACTTTGTTACAACTAGCTATGCAAAAGGTTTTGCAACATCTTACTATGCAGGAAGTTACACAGATTCTGCTAATAAGTCTAAATCTCTACCAAACACTGGTGAGGCTGACTCATCTGTATGGGCTAAGGTGGGTGTAGGGTTGCTTTCAGCTCTTACGCTTGGATACTTTATGAAACGTAAAGAAAACTAATTAAATAGTTAGATAGATAAGTCTAGTTTTCTAGGCTTATCTTTTTTTATTTAATAGGTTATTTTACTGCCCCTAAAGACTGTATAGTTGAAAATTGGAATGTATGAGGTTTTCAGTATGAGATGTTCTCTAAGTAAGTTTAAGGGGTTGTATTTATCAGCTCTTGGTTTGGTTCTACCAGTAGTTTTTCAGGTAAGTTTTGTTAGTTTAGCGTTGTATCTGTACTACACGGGTATGGGAAGAGACCATTTTGGGGATAGGATTGGTTGGGTTTTGCTCTGTTTGGTAGCTTTGTCCAGTGATATTTTGTTCTATTGCATTAAGAGAATGAGAGCTGAGGGGTATAGTTCTAGTTATTTATCTGCTAATGCTCTTACTTCCAGGTCGTTCAGAGTATTGCTTTTCTTGGTAATTTACTTAGTTCCTTTGTTATATTTAGTAACTGTATCTAGTCCAGCCTTTATCTTTTGGTTATTGTTACTTTCAGGGTCTGCAAGATTGGCAGTTTACTATGTAGTAAGGGAAGCAGAAAGAAGTAAGATTGAAGTAGAAGTTTGGAGTTTACTTAGGAAGAAAGATAAAGAAAGTAACTAATGAATTAGGTCTTGTTACTTAATTAATTTTAAATTTATAGGCATTGTAGAAGTACAAATTTAGAAGATTAAGGGTCTAGGTATAAGGCTCTTTCTTTATTTGTTGTTTTGTGGTATAATATAGTTTAAGATTATGGTAGTTATTATTTGAAAGGTTAAGATTATGAGATTATTATTCAGTTTGATACTCTTTGCAGTAGCATTTATCTTCTTTGTGTGGGCGTTGTCTTACTTGGCTATTGCGTTAGCTATCTTTGGGGTAGTCGTGGTAGGGGGTATCTTATTCTTGGTTATTCGCCTTGCGTGGTGTCTTACACGGTAGTGGTAGGGCTGATATACTAGGTATCGTTTTAGGGGCTTTCTAGGGGCTTATATGGGGCTTGTGTGGGGCTTATATTTATTTTGTAGGGGGTATTTATTAGATGGTTAAAGCACACAGAATGAGTTATGATGTTGTTTTGGGTGGTTTCAGTTATGATGATATTAAAAGAATAGCTAAAGACTTCGAACTAACTATAGAGGAAGTTACTAATCTATATAAGAAAAGTAAGACTGCCACTGATTTTGAGAAAGGGTTTGTAAGGTTAGTGGGATGAAGAAACTATATCTAGACATGGATGGGGTAGTGTTTGATACCTATGGTACTTTAGGGGAAGTTAAACAGTACCTAAAAAACAATAAAGAAGATTTAGGGATAGATAGTAAAGATATTTCTGATGCAGCGTGGCTTTACCTATATTCTAATTATGATAAGATAAAAACAATGCCTTATTTTACAGAGGTTTTGGGTTTACTTAAAGGCTCTTTTGATATTACTTTTGTTTCGATGTATGTATCCGAGGAAGAGTATGCTTATAAGGAGTACTTTGCTAGGTCTTTGAATTTGCCTATAATTTTATTAGACTCTAAGAAGCACGAAGATAAGTCTAGTGTAGACATGTCTGAGGGGTACTTTATCGATGATAACCCTAACTATCTTAAATCTAGTAACGCTAGTAAAAAATTCTTAATGGCTAAGGGGTTAGCTTACTATCTTAGTATCTTGCAGAGTAAGTCCTCTCACATAGTGGTTCAGGATTGGGTAGATGTGGGGATTAGTCTGGGGGTACTAAATGGCAAAGAATAACTTAAAAGCTCGAAGGTTAAAAGAAAGGGGCAGCAGGCGTGTCTCGGCTATAGTTTTAACTTTCTGTATAGGTTTAGCATCTATTTTCCTCTTTGGGGGTAGTATTGGTTCTTACCACATCAAAGGGTATTTACCTAAGATTGAGCATTGGACAAAAGGCAAGACTGCACCTGTACGGTCTACTAAGCAGGCAAATAGTGGTCTGTACTTTTCTGACGGAAGTGCTATACCAGCTTATAGTGGTAAGCAGTCCATTGATATAAACGGTGGAGTTCCCTTCTTTACGGTTGAGGAAAAGAACTTAACAAATAGCCCAACTTTTACAAAATATTCAGGTAATGACTATTTAGGTAGGGCAACAGGTGTTGTATCTGTGTTTTCTAGGAAAGATTTAATATCATCCAAGGGTAGACCTGAGCTACCTAATCCTCCAGGTTGGGTTAGTAGGTCTAAAGGGGGTATCTATGACCGCTCTCATTTGAAGGCATATACCTTTGCAGGCAGTAATAACTTAGAAAACCTTATTACTGGTACTATCTCGTTAAACCAGAAGTATATGGTTGAGGTTGAGAACGCTACTCGAGACTTCTTAGAAAAAAGCAATCAGTCTGTAATTTACCGTGTAACTCCTTATTACTTAGGCGATGAGTTAGTTCCACGTGGCGTGTTGATGGAGGTTTATTCCTCTACAGGAAGTTTAAGTATTTGTAAGTATATTTATAATGTACAAGATGGTTTTACTATTAACTACAGTAATGGAACTGTAAGTGCGGACTAGTTTATCTAGTCCTTATTTAAATACAATAAGGAGAATAGTTATGGCTACTTTAGATGAGATATTTAAAGGTGAATTTAATAAAACAAGAAACAACCTTAAGGGGTGTGTGTCAATTTATGACTTGGGTATTAAACCGAAGTCTCTACCTAAAAACGACTTCTATAACGTTAAGGGTATTGAGGTAGAGTATTACAAGAAACTAAACGATAGTAATGTAATGCTTGTACCTCGTGGTTTTGAGCTACGAAGACGTCTATTAAAGGCTAAAGACGAAGGTGGTTTCCGTAGAGATAAGGACGGCAATATTAGGACTGTAGAGGTAAGCGTTCCTAGAGGTTCTGTTGCAGTTATGTCTCCTATGCCTTTAGGGTTGCCTTTCTCGTTTAAGGTAGAGGGGTATGATTATGTAGATTATATAGAAGAGGGTGGTAAGCGTAGGTATATCTATATACTTCCGACTTCTGTTCTGTATAAGACTAATTTTAACGCCTTAGCAATTTCTACAAAGAAGATGAAATGTTTTTCAGGGGTAGCTATAAAGACATGGAACATAGGTATTCTAAATATCTGTGTTGTACCGTATAAGGTAGGAAGAACTTATGAAAGCACCATCATTTTAAAGGTAAAACAAAGCTTAGACTTTACCAAAGACGTAGCCCAGTTAACTAAAGTTTTAGAGTCTAAAGGTGTTATCTCTAATCCTGTAGACTATATGACAGAAGAGGGCGAAAATATAGGAGTTACACCTATAGTTCCTGCTTATGACTCAATAGAGTATAACCCAGTAGAAATTTCTTCTTTGGCAGACGCTAACATTAAAGGAATCGAGGACATAATAGATGTTTAAGAAAGCGTTTAAGACGGTATTAAAGTTTTGTTTAGCTCTTATCCTAGTGTTTGTAGTAGGGGTGTTTATTGGAAGGAACTCTTATTCTAGGGTAGTTGTTAGTGGTCATTCTATGGATTACACTTTACAGGATGGAGAGCACTTGTGGGTTGAAAACTTCCCTTGGGGTAAGTACAAGCAGGGGAGTGTTGTTGTTCTAAAGGAATCCGACAAGCGTATGGTTAAACGAATTATCGGTATGCCAGGAGATACTTTGGTCTTCAAGGGTGATACTTTATATCGAAATGGAAAGGCTTTAGACGAGCCTTATGTTACGGATAGTGGGTATGAAAAAGGTCTATTAAAGGGCGAAGTCACTCTAGCTAAAGATGAATATTTTGTTATGGGGGATAATAGGGATGTCTCTAATGACTCTCGTTACTTCGGTGCAATCAAGAAGAATGAATTACAAGGTAGGGTAGTAGGTTATGAGTAATTATAAATTAGCAAGGGTTGGTGGAGGTTCTGTACTAGCAGACTTTGACACTAAGATAGTAAAGACTTTTAATTCATCAGGAAGGTTTGTTTCTAACGGTTTTAGTGGGACTCCTAAGTTTTCCGAGTGCTATGTTATCTCTCTAGTGCAGGTAGGCACAGGGGCATGCGTGTATGATGGGGTATCTGAGAAGGAAGTTAGCTCTGCTCCAAAAGTTTTAGCAACTTTAATGAAAAGTCCGTTTTCTGTGTACCCTCTTCAAGTAGATGGGGTATCTCCTAGGGGTATTCGCTACAAGCAGTATATTTTCTGCTATAGTTCTAAAGAATCCCAATCTACAGCTTTAGCTAGTCTATAAGAGAAGGTTATTGGGCAGTCTTAATTTGACTGTCCTTTTTTATATTTTTGTGTTATAATATATAATAAATATTTACTAGAGACTAGGGGGAGTATTCCAATGCTTGAAGAGCTACTTAGCTTAACTAATAACAAATACACTTTACGTCCAGAGAGGTTTTACGAAGTAAAAAGAAAGTACATGGGTCTATATCAGGCTCAATTGCTAAAGATGTGGGACTTGGGTTATACAATGGAGGTGTCTGTCTTTAAAGAAGAGGACTTTTTAGCATCTTATTCAGACGAAGGTATTAACCTAAAATTCCGAAATGGCAAAGTAAAATTAGAACCTTGGGTTTTCTATACTGAGTGGTTATTATCAGGTCGTAAGAGCGAATTTTACTATGATATGTACCAACTCTTGGAGTATAGAGAGGCTTGTATTACGATTGACCTTATCTACGATAACTCTAAAATGTATAAGGCTAAATCAACCAAACCATTTCAATGGGGTATCTCTTATTCTTATTCAGGTATGAGGGGTACTTCTAGGGCGACGCAGCTTGGTCGTGTGGGGTATGAGTTACTTATTTCCGAAGATAAGTACATCCGAGAAGTAGAGATTTCTTCTTTGGTAAGTCTTGTTATTGCTAAGGAGTTAGGTTTCTCTATGGAAGCTATTACTGTGCTAGATGGTATCAGTTTATATGATTTAGGTTCTTATGCTGAGGACCTCTTGACTGGAGGTGTTGTTCTCGATAATGATTTCCTTACTCGACTTTTAGGGTTAGGTGGTTCGGTAGTTGAGTCTATTTCTAACTTACTACATAAGCATAAAGATGTAGTAGAGGAGCACCTTTCTGAATATGATTTATCTCGTTATGGGGATTTTATGGGTGTAAGTAATACCCATCTTTACTTCTCTGGGGATAAGGATACAGGTTATCGTGAGAAGTTGCCTTTTGGTGCGTTTAGCGTAGACTATGATAGTGGTAAAGTTTTATCATCTCTAAATAATTACTATGGTATCACCGGAGATTTTGTTACTCTTAGTAGTTCTCTATTTAGCGAGGATGGACTCAATTTTGTGGGTTGTCCTATATATTTATTTGATGAGAATGGCGAGAAGTCTCTATATGTCAGCGTAGAGCAAGTTGAGGGGTTAGGCGAGTCATCGCTAATCTATGATCTTGGGTTGGAGTTATCATTTAGACCTAGTGGCACTTACTCGTTACGGGAGGAGATGAGCTTAGTTGATTATTATGTAAATAGTCATGAATTAGCAGAGGAAGGTTTATTCTTCCGTTTCCTAACGGGGTATTATAGCTCCGACGAAAGAGACCTCGCAATTAAAAAAGCTAATAGCTTACTTGGAGGGTAACAATGAAAATGAAAATCCGTAAAGGAGATAGTAATCTCTGGTCTTTTGTCGAAGTTTGGGATAGGAAGTACAAGTACTCAGGTTATGGGGTAGTTAAAGCCTTGTTTGGGGTAAGATTAACCCAAGATGGCTTTACTTCTTTACCTTTGGTCTTAAAGGGTAATGATTTCTTACCTTTAAGTGATAGCTTGAAATCTTATGATTTGCCTACTTGGTTGAACTCTAAGAAGCCTATTTATTCTAGTATCTCTCAAAGCATTGTTAGATTCTTGGTTAGGTATGATTTAAAGACTTTAGAACCAGATTTCGAACATAGTTCTTTTGAGTTATATCAGCCTATTATGGATTTAGCAACTGAAGAGTATGTACCCCTAACAAGGGTATTTAATCTACCCTCGGAGCTTGAGGAACGTCTTAACGATATTATGCATCAATTATTCGAGGGTAGCGTTGATAGGAAAACGTTTCTAGAAAGGAGGTTATCTATTAGTGAAAGTATTGAAGATAACCAACAAAAACGGACGGACTGATTTCTTAATTACTGAGTCTTATGGTCATAGTGGTAAGTTTTTTGAAACTAGCTCTAAGCATATTGTACAGGTAAAGAGTCGTCCTTTCCTTTATTCTTTAGAAGAGAGTAAGGCAGGCAAGAGGTTAGAATACCTAGAGGCTTTACAGTTTGATGGAAGCGTAGGTGTTTCCAACCTTGAGGGGTATGCTAGTGTAGGTTTTGTAATGGGCTTGCTAGATAAGTTAGGGCTAGTCGAGGATAAGGGTTATGTACCTTATCGCTTACGAGATTACTCTTATGCTATAACGTATGGAGAATTGGGGTATCTTTTAGCTTACGCTTGTAAGAGTGAGGAAGACTTCCCAGCATTAGGTAAGTATAAACCTAGTGACCCTAAAATGAAGATTTCTATAATTAGTGTAGAAACGGAAGGTCAAAAGGTACCAGAATTTAGGCTTGGGCAGTATAGCTCGGATACTTTATTTAGTAAGTATCTAGAGGACATTAGGTTAGGTAGTCGCCCAGTACCATTACCTTTATTCTATGGGTTCAGGGAGTATTTCTCTGAGGGGGATGTAACTCTTTTAGGTCAGGTACCGAGGGGAAAAGTTTTAGATTTATTGGGTGTTGATTATTTAGAAGACAAATAGATAGCAGGGTAGTAGTAAATGAGTAAGTTTTTTGATGTAGAAGAAGTAGATTTCGACCTATTGGGTGCTAAGAACCCCTTGAGGTCGGTGTTAGGGGGGTATGTAAGCACTCTAGCTGAAGAAGGAAAAGGTTTCACCTTTGGGAGAAGGGTAGACGATCGACAGGTAGATGTCTTAAAATTAGAGGATAATGTGGGTCAAGTTTTGGGTAACAAACTTAAAATGTTTTATCCAAATGTATCTCCTTACCTAGCAGCAGCTAAGTATTTCTTAAGGGATTTCCTTTGTTATATTGAGGTTCCTACGTTCCATACTGAGCGTGAGACTGGTCTTAAGAAAGCTAGTTATACTAAGTTTTTAGCGACTGCAAATTTGGAAGTAGCTAACTTTTGGGTAGATGGTGACTTATCTGAGACTGTTTCTAAGTACGAAAAATCGGTAATTCACTTTGATGAAGTAGAAACAGACGATTATGAAGTACCTATTCTTAAGCTAGGTTCAAACAAGAATGGCAGAAGTATTACAAGACCTCGTTCTTACTTAGATTTATCTAAGAAGGGTACTAGAGTAGTACCTGTATTCGCTCTTAAGTCTTATGTAGACACCTTGTATAAACGTATTCATTCTGACGTAGCTAGGGTAACCTTTATTAAAGACAACGGTACTTTACGAGAGTTGGATACTTGTATGTCTGAAGAGTTGTTGGTAGACCTTTACAAAGATTCTTCTTTTGTAGCAGGTATGCTTGAGAGTGCTTACGATGGTGACTTTCTTGGCTCTAAGGTTATAGACAGGGGGTATATCCGAGTGCCAGAGGTTGGCTCTAGCATTTACGATGGTTCAGGTATCAGGGCTATCTCTTATACTAGGATTGCCGAAATTCAGTATGGGGTAGAGCCAGACATGGAGTTTGCAAGGGTAGACTTGGATGGAGTTGTTTTCTCTTTTTCTTCTAAACTTTCCAAACTTACATTGGATGAAGTAGGTCGTGTAGCTAATGCACTTGTTGCTGATGGTTTCGATGTATCTAGCTTGATTGATTCTGAAGGACGTCACAAGTTCCAGATTGATTCTTATCAACTTGAGAATTGGGCTGACTTGATGAACCGTGTTCTATCTACTACATTCCAACGTAATTTATATTTATTTATGGTATCTAACCCTCAGTGGTTTGGTGGTTACACTGGAGAGAGGGTTAGTCTTGCGAGTGGGGTTAATCTAGGTGGCTTTAATTCTGCAAGTATCTTGGATGACCTAGATGATTTAGAATAGCTAAGGAGTTAGCATGAAAGATAAAGATTTATGGGGTATTCCTTCTCCTTTTAGTGGAATGGTTGATATCATTCAATCAGAAATAGTATCTACGGTTGGCGTAGGGAAGGTTCTTACTTTACCGACTGTAGCCAGCTTACTTAATTCTCATAAGGGATTACGAGACTTAGTACAGGAAAAGTTCGAGTCGACTGAGGCAAAGACTGGTAAATATGGTGATGTAGCTTATGACATCCAGTTGCTCCAAGGGGTACTTCTTACGAGCCTAGTGTTTGGGTATCATAAGCCTAGTGGAAAGGTAGCTCTTTATACTGCTTGCGAGAAAGTATTTACTGCTATTACCCCTAGCTACAATTTTAACAATAGTAAAACTTATGAATGGAATGTAGAAGGGGTACTAAACGCAGCAAGGGTTGATATTGATTATACTTCTCAAAATACTTTTAACGCTAAGTTAACTAAGTTGACTGTTAGAACTAAGTTAGTTGCAGACGATTACATTTTTGTACCTTTGGAGAGCGTATCTGCTTTAGGGGGTATTATTAAAGACCAACTATCTAAGGGTAGGATTGCTTATACGCAACAGATTGTATCAGGCTTAGTAAAAGAACGATATATCACCATGAACGCTACTGTACTTCGTAAGTACTCTGATTCTGAAGGGTTTGCCTCTGATGTATCTTCTAAATCTTTACTACAGTTGGCTAGACACAAGGCTTATTTCCCAGTAGTTGGTGCTACATCTAACACAGTGGGTATGACCTCTGTGGATTTGCTTTTGCTTGAGAAACTTGGTTTTGTAAAAGACAATGGTTCTCTTGTTGAAGTAAGTGATTTTGGTGGAGCAATTCGTTTAGTTGTTACAAGTTTGCTTAGTAATGAACTTGCACGTAACTATTCTGAAGAGTTGCAGTCTACTTATAACAACTATATTAGTGGTATCGTAGATATCATTACCCAAGAGAAGTTCTTGGAAGTTGTAGATGACATCGTTACACCAAAGGATATGCCAAGCGATGCTATTGTATCTTTGGAAGCAGCTAACTTAATCTTACGAGATATGACAGACCAACAACTCCAAGATATTTGGTTAATGTTTAGGGAAAGGGGTATGCAATCTGAGAACCCTCAAGACTTAGTTAAGTTGATTAGTAGCTCTTATGAGCAGTTACCTACAGATATCTCTACAGAAGAACTTAGGGGCTTGCTTAATAATAGTGTCCTTAAGGTAGTTACAACTAAGAAGGATGGTTCATTCTCTACTATGTATGTAACTAACAACGAAGACGTCTTATCTCAAGTTTATGGTGCAGATTACCGTAAGAACCTCGAGTCCATTGGGGTACGCATTAGGGAAGCTAAAAAATACCTTGGTCAGGGTGAGCTTACTTTCGATGAAGTAATGGAATACTTAGGGTTTGATAGCTTTATTGGTAGGGGACCTGAGTTACCTAAAGATAACTTAGCAACTTTTGAAGAGTTAGTGGTTACCGAAAGCAACTACAAACCTAGAAAATCAAATTCTAATGAGAACTTAGTTCAAGGTAGACGTCTGTTTGGGGTAGTAACTCCGAAAGGTGTAGATGGTTATTACTGTAATATCGACACAACACGTATTTATCAAATCGTTAAATTAGCATAATTAGTAGGAGTAGGAAATGAATGGGTATCAATTATATTTAGAGAATATTATAAACGCTCTAGCTAGGGTTGGTATTCATTACCCTCTCAAACTAGAAAGCTATGAGGACTTATTTTACACTTCTGAATCACTAGGTTCATTCCTAGAGATTAACTCATTTTTACAAAGAGTTGGTGAAGGTTATAGTATTGCAGGCTTAGATGAGTCTGTAACTTATAGGTCTTATTGGTATTCTGAGTTTTATTTAGAATTTCAGGAACGTGTCTTGACTACTGATTCCTATAAGGCTTTAGAGTCTGAGGAAGAGAGCGTAGAAGACGTAGAAGACTTAGAAAGTACAGAAGACGTAAAAGAAGAACAAACAAACTCAGAAGAAAAAGAAGTTGCTTCTATAGTTTCACCTTTTGGTAAGTATTCTAGTATAGTTGGTACCACGTTAGATGGGTTTGACTCTTATGGTGTCCCATTCGATGTTGAGGAGGAAGATGATGGCTCTGAAACGAAAGAAGAAAACACTGATAGGGAAAAAGAAGATGTTTCTAATTACTCAGGTTTAACTGGTACTAATTCGGATGGTCTAGATGTCTATGGGGTAGATTTGGAAGAAGAAGTTCCAGACGAAGATGTCTCAAACAAAGGAGAATCGGAAGAAAAAGACTCGGAAGAAAATGACTCGGAAGAAAAAGAAGAGGGGGTATCTGAACCTACTGAATTTGTTTCTACAGACTTTGATTTTCCAGAGGAAAACGTTGAGGATATAGTAAGTACTGTTGAAGTGCCGACTAGCGAGACTGTGTCTTCTGACGGTTTTGACCTTTATGGTGTTGAGTTAGAGGATTTCGATGAAGAAGACTCTGAAGATTATAACGAAGAGGACGATCCGAACAATCCAGAAAGTGGAGTAGTGGTTGACTTGGTAGGTAAGGAGTCTGAGGGGTATGTAGAGAACTTCGAAGAGTACGACGAAGAAAACGACCCTGATAACCCAGATAATGGTTCTTATGTTGATTTAGCAACTCCTAGCTTTGAAGAGGATGATTTTGAGAACGACCCAGACAATCCTGACAATGGTAACTATCAAGATTTAGTGGAAGATGACTTTGAGGGCTACGACGAAGAAAACGACCCAGATAATCCCGACAATGGTAATTATCAGGACTTAGTAGGTGAGGGGTATGAAGAGGATTTCGAAGAGTATGACGAAGAAAACGACCCAGATAATCCCGACAATGGTAATTATCAGGATTTAGTATCTTCTAGCTATGATGACGAAGATGAAGATTATGAAAATGACCCCGACAATCCAGAGAATAGTACTTATCAGGATGTTGTTGAATCCTCTAGTACCCAAGGTTACGTTGAGTCCCCACAACAAACACAAGTTGCCCCTAATCCTCCACAAGCTAAACCTAAGCAGGTTAAATCTCCAGTAAATAAAAACATGGAAAGTACGCAAAATATGTTGAACTTTTTAGGAAGGTTTGAAAAAACTATACTAGGAAAGGTGAAGAAAAATGGTAAAAACTAAATTAGATTTACTAACAAAGGCAGAATTCGAAGAGTCTGTTGCTTTGTATCAAGAGGAGGTAGCTAAACTACCTAAGATAGTACCTCTTATCTATACTGCAAGCGAACTTCGTAAGTCTCTCTTAGAGAGGGACGAGATGTTACGAAAGGCTTTATCTCAGTTTGGTAAAACTCCTAAGTTGGGGTATCTTGTATCATCTGAAGGGGGTAGCTTTTTAGTAACTATTGTAAGAAAATCTAGAGAAGACAGTTTAACAAGCAGTTTTGCTTTTAGGTTTTCGGTAAAGAGTGTTCACTCTTTGTCTAGCTTACAGGATTTCCAAGATGGCGTGTTCTCTCGACTTTTAAAGGAGTTGCTTCTTGCTCGTAATTTAGAGTATGTCAACTCATTGCTAGAGAGTCAACTAGTAGAAAATAGTTTTTCTATCGAGTTCATGCCTGACATCTTTACGTCAGGATATGTATCTTATATCTCTAATTCTAGCTTGGTCTTAGTAGCAGACACAGTTAGTTTGTTTTCATTGGTTGACGCCCTAAAGAACTCAGACATTGAACGTGTTAAAGAGTTAGAGTATAATAGTTTGAGTGTTTGTCAATCTACTGTAGAGGCTTTAGGTGTCAAATCTCCAATTATTAAATATCTATTGAATAGTGGTAAGCTTGGTCTTAAGAAGTTACTTAAACCTGTTTATAACAAAACAGTTAAGCAATTAAGAACTTACCCTACAGCTTTAGGGTATGGGTATTACTTAGAGGGAAACTCATTTGGGGTACTACATCGTAGCGAGTATGGTTTGGAAGTAGTTTTGGATGTATATAATCTAGATACTTTTGAAAAAGAGGATTTAGATTTGCTTGAGGAGGTTGTTTAGTATGAAACCAGAGAAATCAGAGAAACCAGGGAAACCTATGAAACCATGGAAAGCAGTTTGTTTTGTCTGTTTCCTTGGGTTTATTGGATTAGTGGTAGCTTATGCTCTAGGGGGCGTAGGTGTTACGAAGAGGGATGAATCTGCTAAACCAGCAACTTCATCTTCTGTCGCTAAGTCTTCGGATAACCCCTTGAAGGGTTATGCTACTAAACCCAAGAAGGTAGAAGACTCTTCGTCTTCGAGTAGTTCTTCTACTAAGGAATCTAGTTCTAGTAAAAAATCTAGTTCCTCTAGTAGCAGTTCCGAAACAAAAGGTAAGGAATCTAAGACTGAATCAGGGTCTTCGGACCTTCCTCAGGTAAATTACCCTAGCATTAAGTCAGAAGATAAATCTACTGCCGTTGTTAGTGCTAAAAAGGTTTACAAGAAAGGCGATACTTTAGTCTTTGCTCTAGAACTCACTTTGCCAACAAAAGAGTTAGGAACAGTAACAGTTGAGTACTTTACTTCAGGTGTAAATTACAATACTGTGAAAGTGGGTGACCTCCTCTCGGTAGAATATGGGGTATCCTCTGATGGCTCCGTTGCTTTGGCAGTTGTTAACACGATTTAGGAAATTTTTGAACGAATCTTAAATAGCAGATACCTTTGAGCCAGTTGTACTATTGTTAGTGTTATTTAGTTAACATTAGTTTATTCCTCTAGCTCGAAGGTATTTTTCCTTTGGTTTCGGAGGTGGTTGCAGTATTTCTGAAGGATTTATAAATTTTTTATATTTTATTCGTTAATCGCTTGCAATCTAAAAATACTTATGTTATACTTATATCAGAAAGTTGGTAGGGGAGGTTTTCCCTATTGATCACCTAAAAATAAAATTTAATGGAGGTGTCCTTATGGCACTTAATGACACAAAAGTATTGGGAGCAGAACAAGCCCCAGTTGAAGCAACAGAAGAAGTAAAAGCTCCTGCAGCAGACGCACAAGCACCACAACATGAAGAAGTTGTAGAAAACTTCAATCCTGAAGAACTTGGTTCACTCTCTGACAAGTGGGCTTACGTTGCCGCAATTACTGATGATTCAGTAAAAGACAACAACACTATCAAAGATCCTAAGACTGGTAAAGAAAAAGATATCTCTACTGGTAAAATCATTGGTTATGTCTTGAAAGCCCTTGAAGATGGTCTTGAATACCCACAAACTAAGATTAACTCTTACTACCGTGACAACATGTTCCGTTTTGAAGGTAATGTTGAATACAAAGTAGCTAAGAAAGGTGAAGAAGTTCAATTTACTGTTGCAGAAGCACTTGGTTTGGCAGCGGATCCTAAATTGAATGGTGTTATCTCTGGTGGTAAAGTTTCTGTTAACGCATCTTACACTATTCCTAAAGCAGGCGGAGATTTGAACTCTAACCCAGAAATTCTTCCAGCTCGTGGTTTCTTGAAACCAGGTAAAGGTGGACCATCTCTTAAAGAATTGGAATTGCGTACAGCTATTACTTCTGAATCTAAACCAAATCCTAAGAATCCAAAATTCCCAATCGTTACTCGTAAGATTGTTAAAGGGTTTGAACGTTTTGAACCAGCTATCGCAGAAAAACCTCGTAAGGCTTCAACAGCATCTGCAGGTGCACTTGAAGATACTTACAAAACTACACGTAATGCGAAAGCAGCAGCCTTCGCAGCAGCATTCAATGCTCGTCGTGGTTAATAGTTTCTGTAATCTTGGAGGACAGGTCGGGCAGTTTGCCCCCTGTTTTTCTTTTGTCTTAAATTGTAGTAGTATTTTTAGTTAATTTGGTAGGAGTGTGAACTTAATGGTAGAAGAGAGAACGTTTGCTAGGTACTATCGTCCGAATTCTTTGGGTACATACGTTGGTAACCAGCAAGTAAAGGATACTGTTCGTAATGTAATTAGTAGGGGTCGACGCCCTCAGGTAGTTCTTATTACAGGGTTTACTGGTAGTGGGAAGACCACCTTGTCTCGTATTTTGATGAAGGAGTATGAGTGTACTGGTCGCAAGAAGGGTGAAGATGCATGTGGGGTATGTGAGTCTTGTAGAGAGTTTGATGAATACATTAAGACTGGCGTATTAGATAATTTGCCAGATGTTAATGAAATTAACGTTGCCGAAAACTCAGGTAAGGGTGATGTTGTTGACCTCTTAGAAGATAGGGTATATGCTCCAAACTATGGAAAGTATAAATATTATTACTTTGACGAAGTGCATAAGGCATCTGACGCTTTGCAGAACTACTTGCTAAAACCTATTGAAGAACCTGAAGAGCATGTTGTTTATATTCTAGCTACAACTGACCCAGATAAGTTATTGCCTACTATTAGGAATAGGGCACAGCTTGTACTAAACATTAAGAAGGCTAGTGAGCGAGATATTCTAACCTTGTTAGGTTCTATCTGTAAGCAAGAAGAAATCAAATTCGAAGAAGAAGCACTTCGTATGATTGCAACTCGAGCCGATTATATTATTCGTGAATCTTTAAACTATCTACAACAGGTAGTGGACGCTAATGGCGAATGTATGGCTGAACAGGTATCTAAAGAGTTCGACTTAGTTACAGACTCTGTCATTTTTAACTTCTATAATGCTTATATCCAACGAGACTATATGCGTTATATGACTGTTTTACACAATATAAAAACAACCATGACTTTTGAGTCTTTCTTAATCTCTCTAAGGAACTTCACAACTAGGGGTATCTATATCCTTAATGGTATTGAGGTAGAGGGTATGCACAAGGAAGAAATTCGTAAGTTCTCTGAGTTGTTTGGTAGATTTGATGTAACTCAGTTATCTCTGTTGTTATCTAGGTTACTAACTCTAGGTAATGGTGATATTGAAGCTAACTTACTTAACTTCATTTATCGCCAGAACTTAGAGGATGGTATTGCTACTAAATATAGTGCTGAAGAGGAACTGGAAGTTGCTCCTAAGGTAGCTATCTCTAAGAAAGAAGAGATTTCTCAACGAAACCATAATAAGGAAGTTGCTCGTGAAGAAGCAGAACTTAAAGGACAGTTGGCTTTATCTTCTGAGGTGGAGAGGGTATCTCTCTTGGACAACTTGGACAGTTTCCAAGTACAGAAAGTAATAAAATAAGAGGTTGATTATGAAGAAAAGATTGTACACATCTTTGGTTTGTGGGGCTATGTTATTAGGGGTAGGTTTCACCCCAGTGGTTAGTCATTTTGTCAATAACGATACTAATATTGTATATGCTCTTGACAATTTTGGTAATAGTAGTGATAATAGTAATTCCACTAAAGAAAATACAACTAATTCTGCTGAAACAAATAGTGGAACTACTGGTGATGTAAATACAGGTACTGGGCAACGTCAAGGAAGCGATGTTTCTGACACCTTAAAGGGTTTTAAACCTGTAACTAAGGAAGACATGGCTAAGGCTAGGCAAAGTTCGTCATGGTTAACTGACATCATTGGTTATGCTATTAGTCTCCTTGTAATCTTAACGTTCTTGGGTATTGGACTTATAACTGCGTTAGATGTTCTTTATATGGCTTTCCCACCAGTTCGTAGCTTTTTATACACTGCAGGGACAGATGGTGCAGGCGGTATGTCAGGTATGAATATGTCGGGTAATAGCTCTATTGGTGGTCGTCAGTGGGTATCTGATGAAGCTGTTCAGGTAGCATCTATGCTTGGTGGTTCTGCTCAAGCTACTGGTCATGCTCCAGGAATGGGTATGGGAATGCCAATGGGTATGATGGGAATGCCAGGAGCTCAAAGCCCTCAGAAACAACAAGGTGGTGGACGTGTAGCTATTGGAGTATATCTACAGAAAAGGGTTGTATTCCTATTCTTCCTTGGTTTAGCGAGTGTATTGCTCTTCACTTCAGCATTCACCGACTTTGGTATTAACGTAGGTGGCATGGTATTAGAGTTGTTGAGTATGCTCGTTGAGAAGATGTCTAATATCCACTTCGGGTAGAATTTTAGAAAGTTGGTTTATGTATGAATGAAGTTCTTGAAGTTATAAAAGATAAGTATTTCTCTAAAGGTAAATCAGCTGCAACTAATCAATTACAGAGGGTGAGGGTTAGGAACGCAATTCTTAAGTTGTGTGAAGACCAGTTAAGTTCCCCCGATGATATTCTAGTATTCGAGGTAATGAGTGATTCATTACCTTTTGCAGTTGCAGTTTTAGAGGATGAACTATTAGTTTCTCAGTTTGATGTAGTACAGATTTCTGAGACACTATTCGAAGCCAGGATGGTAACATTGGAAGGGGTAATTTAATGGCAAGTGTTTTATATTCATCAAATTTGATTTTGTCCTCTTCTTGGTGGACTGGCAGTTCTCAGACTTTGGTAAAGTCAATTGTTGACGAGTACAATAATTTAGTAGTAGAGGAAGTATCCAATGGAAATTCTGTAAATTACTTAGATTTAGCAATAATCACAGTTGACGGTTCTAGGAATTCAACCCCCTTGGGGTATTATTACTATGCAGTAGCTAAACGCTTAAGTTTGGAGTACATTGTAGTAGAGAATATTTTATCAAGGTATGCTGAACTTATTAAAAACAATTTACTTTCAAAAAATATTGTGGTTGTTTATGGCATTCTTAAGTTCTCTCCTAGAGACTCGTATAAGGTTAGTGTTAAAAGTTCTTCTCGAATTAGTTCGTTAAGGGAAAACGTTAGGGTTAAACTTAATCCATATTGGAAATATGAGATAGAAAAGTTGCCCTTTAGATAGGAGTTTCTTATGGAAGGTAAGTCTCACCGAGTGGGTGGAGTTCTAGCAGCACTTGGCGGATACTATATGTTAAAGGAGCAGGGTTACTTGATAGAAGGGGTTACTCCCTTAGTTCAGTTAGCTATCATCTATCCTTTCAGTATTGTAGGTTCTTTGTTACCAGACCAAGACCATCATGAGGAGTCAGCTCCTATGAAGGATGTAATCTCTTTAACATTCTGTAAGATATTACACTTAACAACCAAACTAAGAAAAAGAATGAAGGCTCAGGGGGTTAGCGAGAAAAGTACGTTGTATCGGGTCTTAGGGGTATTTGATGCCAAGCATAGGTCTTGGCAAACTCACTCCGACTTATCCTTTTTCTTAACTTGTTGGATGTTGTTAGGGGTAATGAGCTCTAGTGGTGGGTTACTTACTGCTCAAGGAATTATCATCAAACTAATTTCTATAGGACTTATATTAGGATTGTTGTCACACCTTATACTAGATAGTTTAACCCCTAGTGGTGTATGGTGTCTGTCGTTCGTAGGGTTAAATAAGTTGATAGGGAGGAAGGTATTCCCCGAAAAGATTCACTTCGTACCAAATCGTAAGTTCTTCTCAACAGGAGGAACTTGGGAAAGTTGGTGGCGATGGGGTATGGGGGTAGTGAGTTTCTTGTTATTCTTCTACATTATATATACTATGTTACCATATCAACTAATATTCAAATTTTAAAATAACTAAGGAGTTTTATAGGTTATGAAGAGAAAAGCTAAAAAGTCATTATACGGCATAGTTTTACTTAGTGCCATGGCACTTGGTGGTCTTTCAAGCACTATTGTTGGTGCAGTAACTACCGAACAAGCAGAGTCAAACTTAACAACAGGTATCTATAATAAGATGGCTGAGCAAGAATACACCCTTGAGGGTGGTGGTTCTGTAGATGGTAAGCAATTGTTTAACAAAGAAAACAACGGTTCTAGTGGTACTAACTACGATGTCAACGAAGCTCAGTTCCAGGACTTAACTAAAGCAGAACAACAACGTTTTACAACTGAGTTGGTAGAACACGCTAACGAACAGGTTGGTGAAAATGGTGTTACTAACTCTACTGTAACAGGTTTGTTGCAAAAACTTCAAACCAAGAAGGGTATGGGTTCTAAGCTCTTAACAGAAATTCTTAAGAATACCAAACCTGACTTCGTTAGGGGTAACGCTATCTATCAACCATTCAGTGGTTTGGTTGGTACAGTTCTAGGTTTGGGAGCAATCCTTATCCTAGCTTTCCTTGGTATCATTATGGTATCAGACTTGGCTTACATCACTCTTCCTCCATACCGTGCTTTAATGGGTGGTGGTGAAGGTGAAGGTGGTAAACGTGACGGAGCAGCTAAATTCTTAGTATCTCACGAAGCGGTATCAGCAGTAATCGAGTCAGAAGGAAGCAGCGAAGGTAGTCAGGGTGGCTACAAGTACGCAGTAGGGATTTACTTGAAACGTCGTGCTATTGCTTTGATTTTATTAGGATTAGCCTTACTTTACTTGGTACAAGGTCAAATCTATACACTAGTAGGTTACATCATGGACTTGGTACAAGGTTTCCTCGGATTTTAAGCCAGTGGTCGGTCAACGAAGCTTGGGGGTAGCCTCAAGCTTCTTTTATTTAGAGTGGAGAGTTGAAGAACTATGAGTAAGAAGGAAGAATATTTAGATATATTTGGTAGTAGTTCAAAACCCAAAAATAAGAAAAAAGTTAGCAAAGGATTGATACTTGTCTTAACTCTCCTTACTTTAGGGGTAGTAGGGGGTGTTGGTGCTTTTGCATATAATTCTTATATGACGGTAAGTACTACTAACATTGTTGTAAAAGCCGATACTTTAGGTCAACAAAAGGCAAGGGCTTCTAAGTTGAAGAAAGAACGTTTAGATCTTCAAAGAACCTTAAATAAGAAAAAGAAAGAAAAGGAGAAGAATAATGATATTCTTCACCCTATCAAGGAAGCTAAATTAAATAGAGCTATAAAAGATCTTGAGAGCAGTATTAAAACACACGATAAGGCTATTGCAGAGTTAGATAAGAAGATTTCCTCCAACCCAAATCAAAAGAAAATTGCAGAACATGAACGTTCTAGAGCTTTGAACCGTAGAGATGGTGGTAAGGAGTTCGCTGACAAGGAGTGGGATCGTACAAGTAAAGCTGAGGTAGATGCACTTAACGGTGCTGATACTTCGGGTGATTCCAGTGATTCAGGTAAGTCAGGTTCTGATGGAGAAGGTGGCAAATCTAAAGCTAAGTCTAAAACCAAGGAAAAGAAGAAGGGTGGTAAGACTTCTGCAAACTGGAACGGTGGTAAAAACCAGGGGGTAGACACCAACAAGGTTGAGCGTACTTACGTTGAGGACTCTAGAAGACATAAGACAGATGCTATTAGGTTTATCTCTAATGACCCAGCAACTGGAGCTTTAATGAATAGTATCATGAATACTATTAACTCTTCTGTAGGTGGCAAGTACTTAGTAGTTTATTCTTCTGATGGTATGTTCTCTTTCAGTAACACCATTTATAAGCCTATGGCTCAGGAAGATAAACGTAAAGTTATGGAGCTTGCCTTAAAGACTATCAAAGAGTCACAATTACCTACAAAGGTAAAAAACAAGGTAACTAACTTTATTGCAGACCAAGATAATGCTACTGCAGATGCCATTCAGGCTCTTAACTCTGATACTTCTTGGGAACTATCTAAGGGGTACGCTTGGTTCAGACCTTTTAGTGGGGGTATTTCTACTGTATTTGGTTTCTTGGCAATTGTTATCTTTGTATTTCTTTCAGCGTCTATTGTATTTGACCTAGCTTACTTAACTATCGGTGGTTTTAGAACATTACTCGATAACAAGGATGGTAAACCTAACCTAATTACTGGAGAAGCTTGGGAGACTGCAAAAGAAGTTGACCTTAGTTTGCAATCGGGTACTTATCGTGAGTACATTAGTGTATATTTTGGAAAGAGGGTCGGAATTTTTATCTTTACGGCTATTGTATTGATTTACTTAATTAGTGGTCAAATCTACGATATCTCGTCTTGGTTCTTGAAGGTCTTCGAAGAAGTATTTCAGATTAGAGGTTAGGTATGAAAATAAGAAAACTAATCGTGCTAGGGGGTGTTATATGCTCCTTAGCTTTATCTTGTATAGGGGTAGTAACTCCTACAGTTCATGTTAGAGCAGAAACTCAAACTAGTTTCAGTTCTGACACTATAAAGATTAAATCTTCTTCCTACTTAGGTGATGAGTCTGCGATGTCATTATTCATGCAGGTTGCTAAGGAGAGTAACGCTCACTCAGGTAGGGAAGTTCTATCTTACGATGGAAAGAGCAAGGTCATCTACTTTGACAACGCAGTTTATCAGGATATGTACCTAGAGGAGCGACAAGACTTTATGAAGTTTGCTCTTAAAATGGTAAACGATTCTAAGATAGATTCGAAAGGGAAGAATAAAATCTACAATTTTTTAACTTCCCAGGATAACGGTTCTGCTAAAATATTGAGAAACCTAAAAGATGATGTGTCTGCCGATATTGCAAGTGGTCGTGAGTGGTGGGAACCATTTAATGGACCAGTTACAACTATCTTAGGTCTTGTAGCCTTAGCTGTTTTTATTGGTACAGGTATTTCATTTGTAATAGATATAGCTTATATGGTACTTCCTATGGTTAGAACTATGATAGATAATAACCATAACGGCAAGTTACCTAAGCTTGTCTCATCTCAAGCTTACTTTGTAACAAGAGACCAAGACATGATGGGTAAAGGAAAGTATATGGGTAGTTACTTCATGAAGCGTATATGGGTTGTTGCTCTATTATTCATAGCCTTGGGGTATTTGAATAGTGGGTTTATCTTTGATATTATTAGTAGATTCATGCAAGTATTCTCGGATGCTTTTGCAGAGTAGTAGGAAAGGATTGGCAAATGTTTAGAAAATTTGTTAATAGGTTATTAAGTTTAGGGTTAATCTTTATACTGTTAGGTGGTACTATAGTACCTAGCCTTAATAGTGTTGTTTTTGCGGATGATGATAGTTCAGTAGTTACTTCTGACGAAGAGGATACTGGCTCAGATAAGTCGGATAGCAAAAAAGAGGACAGTAAGAAAGACAGCAAGAAAGATAGCGAAGGTAACGAAAAGGGTGCAAAGTCTGACACTAAGGGTGCATCTTCTGACGGCTCTGCTAATAGTAGGGTTTCTACTTACATTAACTTCGCAGAAGGTAAGACTTTAGATTCGGCTTTAGTTAAGAGCTTGAATACTGAGCAACTCCGTTTTATGGGGGTATTCCTCAGTAACTTCTATACTCCATGGATGACTGACCTCGGTAGTGGTAGTGATAAGACTTCTAAGGCAGCTCAAGAAGCTATGCAGACTGCCCTCAAAGACTATGCAGGTTTCGATGAAACTACTGCTAAAACCTTTGCAAACTACTTGCAGGGTATTACTAGGGCATCAGCTCAAAAGTTAACTCTTCGCTTTAAAGGTAAGCAGTCTGATGCTAAAACTGTAGACGCCCCTAAAGATTCTAAGATTAAAGGAAAAGAGTTTACTTATGCTGACTTACTCCTTATGGCTAGTGGGTATGTTTATGAGCATAAGAAAGATCCAAGTTTTGAATCTTATGGTGGTAAGGACTACGGTGAAGGTGATTACCGTTATGGTTATCTAGGTTTTGAGAACTCTGACGGTTTCCAGCCCGTATTTAGTTTCGATACTCAAGCTAAAGATAATACAGCATCTATGGTAGCTTTCCTTAAAGCTATGGAAATGGTGGATACTGACAAAGGTTACGGTTTCGCAGCCTTAGACTTTAAGGACAAAGAGATTGATGTAACTGCAGAAGGCTTTAAAAAGTTGCTAGAGACTGTAGGAGAGAAGAACTTACAAAGTGGTTCCATCTATGGTGCACCTCTTAAGGTTTCTGCCTTTGGTGATATCATTTGGATGGGAGCAAACCATCAATATGTAATTCTTCCAGGTGCGATGAATCCATTTACTTGGCAACGTACCGACAAGGATGGTAAAGATTACGGTAAGGCAGGTAATGCTCTTAACGTAGCAAATGCTCAGATGTTAGCCCATATTGGTAATAACTCTTTGGGTAGCGTAAGTAAAGAAGAAGATAAAAAGAGGGGTACGTTCTATGAACTATCACCACAAAATGGCGACCCGTTCCCTATGTCGAAGAGGGGTGAGGTTACTGACCTTAGGTTGGTAATTGGTTCTTCTGTCACTGATACCCAGCACTGGGGGGATACCTTGGCAGGTGCCTTTGGTAACAACAGCTCAGCTCAAGATAAACTCGGTCAGGCAATTAAGAAGGACTTCTTAAAACAACGTGGTCTAGATCTTAATGATAAAACTAAATTCTCTGGTGAGTATAATTCCCTTTATGATATCTTTAGGGACGACAGTACAAAGCTACCTACTTTGGGGTATTCAGATGGTAAGGTTAATGTAATGGGTGGTCTTGCCTTACTTGATAGCTCAGGTTCTTATGGTTCTAAGAGTGATACTGGTGACTCATCTGAAGACTCTTATGGTAAAACAGATGATGAAGGTGGTAAATATAACCTAGTTCAAAAAGCAGATATCATCAACGAAGCAGGAGATGGCTTTGAAAGTGCGTTTGGTAGTGCTAACGTTTCAGGAAATACTTGGGGTAACTCCTACAAAGAAACAAAAGACCAAGGTTATGCAAAATTAGATTCTTCAGGAACTGCTAAAACTACTTGGAAATATCTCTACACTACTTATCTTGTTGCAGGGTTGACAGATAACGGTAAGTTTGCAGGTGGCGACTACTTGGGGTATCGTATTAACTACCCAGCGTCAGGGAATGGTAAAAATAAAGGTTTGCCGGATATTACTGGTGAATCTATTAACCTCTCAAAAGAAGATGAAGATGACTCAGTAACTAAAGCAATTCGTGACTGGTTGTATTACTTGTTACACCCTACAGACGGGTTTAAATATTTTGTAACTTGGATTACTAATAAAATCAAGGCTTTCATTATCGGTTGGCACAATGACATGGCTGGTACAGAAGGTGTTGGTGTACTTCCAGGTACTACTAAATATATCGGTTTTAGTGGGTATGTAACTACACCAGAACTTCAAGATATGTCTTGGACGAACGCCATGTTAAACTGGTATAAGTCAATCATTATTTACCTTATCATTGGTATCTTTGTAATTATGATGGCTTATACACTACTAGGAATTTTAACATTCCAGAAATCAATACTTGGATTAGTTCTGTTTTCTGTGCTTGTATATACCCCTATCATAGTTGTAACACAGTCTGTTAACTTATCTAACAGGTTTGCAAACTTTGTATTTGGTGACAAGTTCGCCTATTGGGGTATCGTTCAGCAACAATCTTACTTCGCAGACTTGGCTGACTCTATTGACTCATCTAATTCAACTTATAAGAATTACTTGTTAAATCTTTATAACGAGAATGCAAAAGAGTCAGGAAATCAAGGTGGCGACAACATTGTACTTAGGTGGCAAGCTCCTAAGAAGATGGCAAACTTGGTTATGTCTAAAAATGAAGAGAACATCTACTCGGATGACTTCAAGCAAATGATTCAAGTAGTTACTGGTGGTAAGAACTCGGTTGAGCACTTTACTGGTAATACATCTTCTACATATCTGTATCGTTCATATACGGATATTGCAAACGTTTCAATGTTTATGTATGGGGATCTCGTTTCTAACGGTCAAGCACGTGAGGGTGTAGACACTAAGACGGATACTTCTAACACTACTAGATGGTCTAAGGGTCTTAAAGACAGCTGGGCTAACTTCACAACTAGGTATACAGACGATAGGAAAGATGGCTATGGGGTAAAAGATTCTGAGGGTTCTACCGATGGTAGCCAAGCTTACCGTGTAAGGTTGCCACTTGCAGGTAATATCTACTCAGATGCAGCGGATGTCGCAAAACAGGGTACGATTAAAGACTTAACACTAGGTAAGTATGTGGGTATCGACCAGAGGATGTTTAAGTTCTCTATTGCACAACTTAACAGTAACCAAGATTTGGTTCAAGAGTTGTCTAATGAAGATTTTGATGCAACTAACGGTGGTACTTACACTAACGAAGATATTAAATCTTTAGCAGCATACGGTGTTATGTCTGAGAACCCATTCTATTATTTCTCTTGGAACTTGTACGATCAGGGATTAGCGTCAAACCCTAACCCTAATGGTGGTTTCAAGGATCTTCTTCTTAGTAAGTCTGACTCAGGTTACTTCTACAATGTAGAACATAACAATGAGATGCGTGACTACTTGGATATGCGAACTTTATTCACTTATGTAATTCCTTACCTAAAACAAGGTAACGACTTAGTTCGTGAATGGGATAAAACTTATGGTATTTTCTTCTACGATGGGGTAACCTATGAGGAGGGGCATGAGAAGGACGAAGATATTACTTCTAACCCAGAGTTAGCTCAGAAATATTGGCATAACGTTAACGTTGCTAGGTTGTATAACATCTATACTCCATGGGTAGACTTGATGTATGATGCAAGCTATGCTAAACAAGAAAAGATTAGTTTCCAAGGTAAGTCTTATACAATTTCTGACCCAATTGACCCAGCGTCTTACCCTAAAGAACGTCCGATGGTGTTCTCTAAGTCAGAGATGTATGACTACGGTCTTACAGAAGACCAACTTACTAGTGTTGAACGTAAAATTATGAATGTTTCTGAAAAGACAATGAAACGTTGGTTCGATTTGTTAAACTACTACAATTTTACTGACGTAGCTCTTAATACTTCAGCGTCAATGGAAGCAGCCTTTATCTTCAACCAAGAGTTCTCTCAAACTAAGTTGTTGGGTGATTCTATCAACTTGTATCCTCAGTCCTTTGAGCTTAAGAACTTCACCTACGATGCCTTTCTTCGTATGATTATTGCTAATTCAACTGGTGAAAGTCTTACTGCTGATGAGGGCGAGCATGGAAGTGTTTACGAGAGGGTTATGAAGGGTAGCTCGTTAACAACGGGTATCTTCCTCTTAATTCTAGATGTTCTAGCTATCTATGTTATTCCTTTGCTTAAGGTAGCTATCATCATTGCTATGTTTATTAGTGCTATTATGGTAATCATTTACATTGCTTTGTCTGTAAATGAGGATATTGGTAAGGAAACGGTTAAGAAAGTAGCTAAGTCGGTATTCTTACCAGCTATTAAATTCTTAGCAGTCTCGATAGCAATGTCTTGGTCTGTATCTCTCTTCATGGGTAAAGGTTCTACAGCCGTGACAGGTGATACGGGAACTTCTATTGTTTTAGGAGACCCTGCTATGACTCTGTTTGCAATGGTTGTACTTAATGCAGTAGTCTTTGTAGCATATTGGAAAGTATTTAAGTCTATTTGGGGTTCTCTCCAAACCCACGGTAAAGCTCTCCTATCTCACATTGGTGGGGTACTTGGAGGAGCAGCACTTGTAGGTGCAGCCTCTTTAGGTATCGGTGGAGCAGTTGTTAAATCAGCTGCAGGTGGTGTTGCTAAAGCTACTAAAGCTACTGCCTCAGGCGTAGCTAAGGCAAGCCAGGCTATTGATGATAGGGTTGGTGTTACTAAGAAAGGTGCTAGTCGAGCTCATAAACGTGCTGAAGAAAAAGCAAGGCTCCGTGAAGAACGTAAAGCTCTTTGGAGGGAGCGTCGTGAGAGTGCTAGTCAACGCTACTCTAACTTTAATAGTTGGTTAAAACGTAATAAGACCAAAGGTTCTGACAGTGGTAAAGATAAACACAATGTTAGTGGCAGGTCTTAAGGATATTTGGTAGGTCGAAAGATTATGGGGGTTCGATTCCCCCATATCCTATATTTTTAGGTGGAAGGTGAGTTATGGGAGTAGTAATTCTATTCATTTTAAACGTAATATTTTTTATCTTAGGCATTGTTTTACGTCTAGCTTTATATAGTGCTAAGCTTACCCTATCAATGATGACTGTTCCAGCAGCCTTAATGCAAAGGGGTATGAAATCTTTAGGCAAATCTAAGAACGTTGTTGTTAAGGCATCTTCTTTAGCCGTATATATTTCATTAAAGGCACTTATTGCTTTATTAAATCTTCTTATTATAGTCGTAGATATTATTACATTTTTAATATCCACATTAGGTATCTTATTAGGGGTTGTTGTTTCTCTGTTAATTCTTACTGTAATTATGGCAGGAGCTTACATCCTTATCCTTAATGATTGTTCTGTTGGTTCTTCTAAAAAGTCTGATACAAGCACACAACAGGGTACTAACGAGAATAAGAAAGTTGGTACTAGTGAGACTGCAGGTCAGGGACCAATTACTGAAGAAGCAAAGAACTGGGCAAAAAGTTGGGAACTTACCTATATTGGTGACTCCCTTGGTGCAGGTTCAGCTAGTCAATTCCAAAGTGCATTTCCTAATGCAGTGTATGATTCTGACCCATCTAGGGGTTTAATTTCTATCCGAGGTCAGCAGACTGGTGAAACTGCAATAGACACTCTGAAAAAGTTGGCAGGCGAAAATAAAGTTAAGGAGAACTTGGTTGTAGCTATCGGTACTAACAACGATATGTCAACTGACGCCCTACAGGAGTTCTATTCTAATATCCCTAGTAGTGTTAAAACTATCACATGGGTATTAACAGCTTCTGAGGGTGGGGTAGATAACGGAACTATAAACTCTACAATCAAAAACTTTGTAAACTCTCATGATAACATGAGGTATCTTGATTGGAAAACTTACGTTGATAATAATGGTGGTTGGTCTAGCTATCAGGGTGGTGATAATATCCACATGAGTGCTGAGGGGTATGCGAAATATGTAGACTTCCAGACTCAGGGCTTATACGACCTCTATGGAGGTGGTTCTAGCTCTAAATCTAGCTCTAGTTCTGATTCCACCTCTGACTCTTCTGTTACAGCAGCTGGTGGTGGTGAAATTCATTATGTGAACGGTTTATTCCATTTAGCAAGTTCTAAAGTTAACGAAGCACTTGACGCTAAAGTTAATGCAGATGACAAGAAGAAAAAAGAAGGCAAACATGGTTGTAATTTCTCAACTAGCAAAGTTTCTTCTAAGGATTCTGATTCTTCGGATAAGAAAACAGGTGGAGGTAACCTAGAGCAGGATGGTAGTGGTTCTCATGGTCTTTCTGTTAACCCAGCAGGTAACTATTACTCGAAAGATGAGTTACCAGATGAGTTGAAGAAGTATGCAATAGATCCTGAGTCTATCGGTATGAAATACGGAGCCCCTTGGGAGGGTGGTATCACTGGACCGAATAGCAACGGATGGATAGACTTTGTAGGGGTATTTGATGCAGGATGGGCTGGTCAGTGTACTGAGCTTTCAGCCTCAATGCTCTATAACCTTTGGGAGAAAGGCGGAGAACACTTCGTAAATGCTCAAGGTAATGGTAACGAGGTAGCGGGCATTGTCGCTCAGAAGTCTGGGGCTAAGGTTACAAATAGTCCTAAGATGGGTTCAGTATTTAGTGAGTCTAGTATACATACTGGTATTGTATCTCATGTTTTCGAGAATGGCGATATTCTAGTTATCGAGCAAAATACTCCTAAGTCAGGGAATACTATTGGAAAACCTAATACTTGGAACTATAGGTTGATAGCAGCAAAAGATATACCTACACATTGTGGAAATGGTTTCACTAATTTAGGTGATGCAGGTTACACTATAGTGGGTAGTGTTAAGGCAATGGGGTAGTTAATATGGAAAATAAGAAAGTTATAGTTATGATTTCAACAGTTATTTTATTGATTGCGTTTGTATGTTCTTTGGTACTCTTTTATAGGAGTCAGGTAGCTAGTAAAAATGCACCAAAAGAAGCTCCTAAAGAGGTCTTACGGCAAAAGAAAACAGAAGATTTAGTCGATGACTTCTCTTATGAAGGGGTAGTGCTAAATCCTGACTACAGTTCTCAAGGGGTGCAAGGTGTAAAGACTGTTGAGCAGTATCAAGCCTTAATCTTAGATAACTCAACTGTAGCTGAGGAAGGTGTAAAACGCTTAAAGGGTGACAAATTAGTAGATTATCAGACTTATTTAAAAGAGGCTATCTCTTCAATCGTTAAAGAAGAGTACTTGAAGTCTACTACTAGTGGTGCTAAGACAGCTTTTAAGGAAACTCTCTCAAAATATTTTGGGGGTAGCAAAGATAATCCTTTACAGCTCGCAGAGTTTGTACTTATTGCTAATGATTTAAAAATAGATAGTGCAAATTTCTACACTACAGACGAAGAAGGTATTTATGCTTTCGAGTTTGTAGTAAGTGATAAGGAAGGTCATCAGTTGGTATATGTAACTGGTTACTTGAATGATTCTAGTATGCAGTTTAGACCAAGCTATGTATTATTGTTGGGGTATGGTCAAGGTTTTCTTAATGAGAACTTACCGAAGTCGACTCCCCCTAGAACAGGTTTATAAGGAGACAAAGTTTTGGAAAGTTTACGAGATTTTATCCAACCACAGTTGGGTGATGATACTGTAAGGTTGCCCGTAACCTTTGACTACAACGGTGGTAGGTCGGAGTCAAATAAGACACGTAGGGTTTTATCTTGGATGTTTGGGGTAATTGGTTTCCTTTTAGGGTTACTCATCTTGTTTAGTAAAGGAGACCGTAGTTTCTTTGTTAAGTTTATTATAGTTTCTGTACTATATGCAGCCCTCATCTATGGGATACGGTTCATACTCTTAAGAGAAGGTCGCTTAAGAAAGCAATATTACGAACAACTAGATAATGATTACAAATTATCTACCGATGAAATTTGGGGTATCTACGATATAGATGGTGAAGAGTTAAAGGTTGCTCATTATCGTAACGGAAAGATTGGGATTGCTTTTGGTCTTGAGAAAGATGTTATCGTAGGGTTAGATTCAAAAGCAGAATTTAACCATTATGAGTCTATTGCGGATGCATATAACGAGTGTGCAAAACACAAAGTAGCCCTTTACCATATTGATTACATGGCTCACGTTGGTAAAGATAGGCGAATTAATACGTTATATGCACAGGCAGGTAAATCACCTAACCCAGATATGAGGGCAGTACTTAACGGTATGTATTCTCACTTGGAAGAAGACATGGTACACGAAATAAGTACTTTCGATACTTACTTTCTTATTATGCCTGCAACAGAAGTACAGGCTGTAGCAGTTGCTCAACGTATTATTGAGAAATTCTTAGAAGGTAACTATGTGGGGTATTACTCCCTTGATGAGGAAGGTCTTAGGTCTATTACAGCTGAGTTGTTTAACTTGAATAGTTTCTCAGTAGTAGATGCTCAGCGTAGTGCTTTAGTATCAACAACTTCAAGTATTGCCGTTCCTATTACTTTGGAACGTAGAGGAGTGGTTACTAAGCTTAATAAAACTGTTGCTGAACGTAGGCAAGAGGCTGAAGAGCAACGTGAACTTCAAAAGTTCATTAAGCAAGAGAAACAGCGTAGGCTTAAAGAGCAAAGAAACAACAGGAAGAAAAATAAAAACAAAAATAAAAAGGTAGAAGAAAGCGATGAAGAAATCATCGAATTATAAGGGGTATAATTAAATGAAAGTAGCATTTTTATCAACTAAATCAGAAGGCGTAGTCACAACACTTAAATCCATTAAAGATAGCTTAGACTTAGTAGGTGGGGTAGCTTTAGTAGACTTCCTATCTGAAACTAGTGAGCGTAGCGAGTTTTTCGATAGGTTGGTTATTGCAGAGAACGCCTTAAATTCAGGTAGTGAGGAAAAAGATTTTATCTTCTTGAAAGACTATATCGAGTCTTACTCTCCAAATCTTGAAGTAGTAATGGCTATTTCACGGGAAAGTGGTTCTGCCTTAGCTGATACATTTGTTAATGTTTTTTCTGCCCCTATGTACACGGTAGCGTATTTACCAGAAAAGACTTCTACAGGTGTTCTAATCGAAATGGTAGAAAAACCTATCCTTGAGATTAAAGCTAAGTATTTCTCTATAGATGATAGTCAAGTTAAGGCTAAAGAAGCTCTTGAGAAAACAAATAAAGATAGCCCAAAGAAACAAAAAACTGGTTTCTTTAGTAAGTTGTTTGGTGGTAAAAAGGAAGCTAATAAAAAGGTGGAGGAGAAAGAGGAAGTTGTAGAAAGTAAGGTTGAACAACCAACTCCAATTCCTACAGTATCTCACCCTACACCAATTACTCCGTCTGTTGACCCTGCAGGTTTGGTAAGTCCAGCAGTTTCTGTTAGTAGTTCGGAGGTACAGGAATCTATCAACAAGTTATTTGGGGGTACTACAGAAGTTGAATCTCAAGAACCTACGGGTGATTTATCCTTGAACTTTAGTGATTTTGGTGAAAGCCATTATCAGACTGGTTTCATTCCAGAGGATGACTTAGAGGGTGACACAGTAAATGAGCAATCTAAAGAGGAAAGCAATTGGTTGCCTGTGGATTCGGGTGAATCTTTGAATCCAGCTAGTGAATTTCCGAAGTCTTCAGAATTTTCGGAAATTTCTAGAGTAGCTGATTTAGGTACTCCAGTAGAGCAAAAATTTAGCTCTCCAAATTCTGATTTTTCGGAGGATTTACTTCAAAAATCAGGTGGAGTTTTACCTACTTTGGGTCTTACCTTAGTCGTGGGTGACGAGTCCTCTAGTTTTATTGCTAAAGAGTTAAAGACTTCTAGTGGTTATTACATTGTAGATATCCGTCGTTCCTTTGATTTATCTCCTTACATTGACGAATCTTCATATTTGAATTCTGACAGTGAGTTTTATGAAGAAGGTGGTAACTTCTACATTCTTAATGCAACTGTAAAAGATTTACCTAACTTGTTGTCAGGTAAGGAAAAAGTTATCGTGAATGCTTCAACAGATTTGTTAAACTCTTTGGAGTCTCAGTTAGAGTTGTTCGACCATATTATCCCAGTATTTAGTAATGATATCGCAAGGTTAGAATATCAACTCTTAAAATATGAAGATGTTTCTCCAACTCTGGCTAGGGGTATCGCTAAGAGTTCTCCAGTTGTTAATGGTTTTATCTCAGAAGAAGTTCATTCTTTGTTGTCTAGGGCAGTATTCTCTAGGATTAATTGGAAAGGTCTAATTAAATGATAGTAATTGTTTCTAGTAAGGATTTAGGTTTGGTCGAAGATTATGATATTTTGGTTGTAGGTTCTTTATTAGAAGCAACCAAGGTAGTAGGTACTATCTCAGACCTCATCTATTATGAAAGTAATGAAGATACAAATGAATTCGCAGCGAATTTATCTGTACTTAAGGGTAAAGGTGTTGGTTCTTTGTGGTATGTGCATGAGGAGTCAACAAAAGACGATTTAGTAGAAATGGCGATTATAGGTAGTGGGGGTACTTATATTTCCGATGAGTTCTTCTTGGAAGATGTAGATTTAGTTAAATCTCTTGTATCTTCAAAAGATGGGAACGGTGAATTAGTAGCGTTAGGGGGTATGGGGGTTCTTAATGACTTCCTATCTCGCTACCTAGTAGGGGGCGATGACTCTCCTATACCTGCCAATTATTTAAAAGTATTAAATAATGCCGTAAATCAGATTAGTGAGGGCTATTCAGAAAAATCTAAACAGTTAGTAGTATTATCAGAAAAGGCTACTAGCGTTATAGAGGACACCTCTATTGGTTTAAGAAACATTCAAGATGAACGTGCAAACTTAGCAAAACTTTTGGAAGATATTAAGACTTCCGTTGAGGAGACTACTCCTCAAGTGGGAAGGGGTGCTAGTGTATCGTTCTTCCCTCGTGTTTCTTTCCGTAAAGAGAAGGATATTATTAGGGTAAAGGATATTGGAAGGACTCCTTACCTTTTCTCTTTTATGCTAGGTTTACAAGTGTTCTGCGAGAAGGTATTAAACCGACGTCCAAGACTAATAGTTTTAGAACCAGTTGGTAAGGTATATGAGGATATGTATTCAAGTTATACTTGGATTACAGCAAATAATCAAAAAGATTCTGCCAAGTATCAGCATAGTATAGTTATGACGAACTACCCAACTCAAGGGGTATTGTTAAAATTGTTGGAGGATATCTCTTACGATACTTGCATTGTATTGGATAGAACTAGTAACTCTAAAGAACACTTACTTAATTGTAGGGCTACTAGGTCTGTCCATTATGCTTTATCTAGTCCTAGCATGGTAGATAGGCTAGGGTTGAAGAAAGTGTCACCTAAATTTAAGTTCTTTAGTTCTGTTGTAAGTGACCCTAACGCAGAGTTTTCTATTCCTGTCTTAGATTACCCTAAGAATAGGTTTGAGCGAGAGAATTTATATTTAAACTCTTGTATGGAAATGTATAAATTACTGGTTAAGCGAGGTTAGTAATGAATTTATTAAGTTTACCTAAGATTAGAGAAAAGGAGAGCAGGCTTTCCCTTCTTGAGGTTTGGAAGAAAAGGTATCTCGGAGAGGCATATAAAGACTTATCCTTAAAAGGGGTAACTAAGAACTATAACTTCTATTCGGATGGTTATGGGACTTACTCAGGAAAGGATGATGTAGTTTATTATTACACGTTTGATGGTCTTCCTAGTGAGTTACCGATAGCTTTTGTAGATGAGTTTCGTTCGGTAACTAGAGTAGGTGTTAAAGTTTCTTTTGTATCTTATATTGAGCCTACAGTAATTGACTGGGATAGTCCAGCGTTGCAAAACAAACTAAAGATTTGGAAGAAGGTATCCGAAGAGGCAGAAGATGTCGATGAGTTTACTTTCAGGGAAAACGTTAGGATGTTGGATTTGGATACTTTAAGAAGGCAATCCTTGGTTTACCTTTCTTCTGCTGAAATTAGGCGTAAACGTAAGCTATTTAAGTATAGGACAATGATGTTAATATCAGGAAAAAGGGGTACTAGCTTTGATGATACTATTCAGGATTGTATGACGGTAGCTAAAAACTTGGGTATCACTGCAGTTCGAGTTACCGAAGATATAGGTATTTTTCTTAAAGCCTTTAGTCCTATGTCTGCAGAAATGTCAGAAAAAGCGAAAAAGTTGGTGGGTAATACTACTCTAACTGACGAAGTTATTTCACGGTTTAATACTTATGACCAAGGTAAGATAGGCGAACGTGGCATCTATATAGGTAGTGATATCTATTCAGGTTTCCCAGTATTAAAGATTTTCAAAAAGACTTCTGAAACAGCTGAAAATATCTTAATAACAGCGGAAACTGGTCATGGTAAGTCCTTTATAGAAAAGGGTTGGATTGTACAACTCATAGCAGACCCCAAATATACAGGAACTATCATGGATATTGAAGGTTTCGAGTATTTACCTCTTGCGGATTTCTTGTCGGCTAGCGATAAGGTTGTAGTTCTTAACATGGCTGAAGGTCAGGGGCAGTATTATGACCCTGTCCCTATTACCTTAACAGGTATTGAGAAGTTAGATAAAGACATGCTTAATTCCTCTATTCGTTTCACTAAAGCAATCTTGAAGGTACTTATCGGAGACTTTAAAGATAACAAAAAAGACTCTGAGTGGGTTTCTTCTATCTTATCTGAGTCTGTTTCTCGTACTTATGCTGAGGCAGGGGTATCGGAAGACATGGCAACTTGGGATAGGTCTAGGAATCTAACTCTTAGGGATGTCTATGATAAATTTATGCAACTATATGAAGAAGCAGTTCAGTACAAATATGACGTAGAGAACGGCGTAGAAAAACCTAACGCAAGAGATAACTATAAGTTAAACAACTCTTATATATCTGCCATTGACTCAGCAGCATCTTCTTTAAGGACTTATTTTGAAACCTTTGAAAATGGTGGGGTAAACTCTCATATCTTTAAACAAAAGATTTCACTAAAGGACTTGGTAGATGCTAAGTTGGTTGTATGTTCATTTGGTTTGGCAGGTAAGTCAGAAGCAGATATAGACTTAACTCAGTTAGCTTTATCTCAATCCTATGCAGCCATTATCTCTCAAATTAGGTCTATGTATGCTAAGGCTCAAGGTAGGTATAACTTCAAGGTTTGGGAAGAGTTTCAACGTTGGGGTAGGATGGAAGGTTCTGAGGCAATTCTAAACTCAGCCCTTACTGGTGGTCGTAAGAATGGTGATGTTAACTTCATAGTAACCAATAAGGTTTCTGAGATGCTTGGAGAACATGATAAGTTTGGTATCTTCCAGAATACAACATCTTTTGCTATTGGAGCAATTGGTGATGCTGATGTTCGTAAAAACTTATGTAGAGCTCTTTCAATAGAGGACCTAGCTTTTGAGTTGGATAAGTTAGTTATAAATCATAAACAAGGCTCTAGTAAGGTAAATACTGTTTCCTCTATTTATGATAAGGCATTCTTAGTCAAATTAGATAAGTCGGTTGTTTCTTTGGTAAAAATGAACTTACCAGAGGAGCTTGCTCAATCTGATATCTTTAGAACGGGTATCGATCTTGTAGAATAGGTGGTAGAAGATGGAAATTCTAAGAAATGTTTGGGAGTGGGTGAAAGAGCATAAGAAGGCTACGTTCGCAATAGTTGGTGTTGTACTTTTGATTTTCTTAATGGTGCAGGCTAACAGGCATGCTCAACAGAAAAATAAGGTTTCTGTACCGAAGACTGAAGTAAAGAGCTCTAGTAAAGATGATAACTATGTCGAAGGTACTGACGCTTACTTGATGGATATGCAACCTGAGTTAAGAAAGTCTTTCGGTACTCCCCCAAAAGGGTTTATTTGGGATTTGGATGGTAAGACGATTTCTCTAGGTAATAAGTCAATGTCTAGTGAAGACGTGTTATATTCCTATGTAAGGGCTTTATCTACGTTAGATTTTGCTACAGCGGAAAAGTATTCTAGGGGTACCAAAGTTGTGGAAACCTATAATGATTATTTCTCTTCTAAGACGGCAGCTCAGGCAGATTACCAAGAGCAGTTTCTTCGTAATATGTATAAGGTAGCCTTAACATCCATGGAAATTAAAGGGGTAGAATCTAGTGCAACCTTTGCCAATAATAAAGTAGTTTATACTGTTCAGGTTAGTATGCTTGACTTAACAAGTAAAGATTTTTGGCAAGAAGATAAAGATAACTTGTTCAAGAATATGTCCCTCTATGAAACCCAAGAAAATGACTCTACTAAGCTTGATATTTTCTTATACGATTATATCTTGAATTACTATAAGTCAAAAGACGCAGTTAAACGTGATATTTCTTTCGATATTACTTTGGAACGCTATCCAGATATTGACTCAGGTTGGTTGGTAAGTATCGACAAGGACGTTGATGATGCAGCTAAATATAGTAATGGTAAACTGGTAACAAATTATATTGTAGAGCAGTTTAGGGATTATGCTATAAATAAGCAACAAGAGTCTAAGGGTACAGGGGTACCTAAGAAAGTTACTGAGGAGGACGACCAATAATGAGTGGGATGTTACTATTATTTTTCTTTACATTGTTTTTAGATTCATACGTTGGAGCTATTGACAAGTATAACGGCACAGTAGAAAACACGGTTCATGCAGTTGTATGGACTCCTTTGTTTATCTATGTATTAGTGAATATTATTTTTGGAGGTTAATATGGCTAATTTTTTCGATGAGTTTGGTTCAGAAGAAGAAGCTCTAGAGAACCACCGAGCTAAGTCTAACCCACCAGAGTTTGGTGCAGGGCAGGATGATGATTGGTTTATGGGATTGCAGTCTGAAGGTTCCCACATGGATGTAGATAGTTTTGCAGGTTTAAGCAATCCAGGAGGTGGAGGAGGTGTGCCTCCTTTTGGAGGTATGCCGTCTGATAACAATCTACAAAATAACATAAATATGTCTAAGGAAGAGGTAATCTTAGGTCATGTTTGGAAAGGTTTTGTAGCGTTTTGTAAGCTAATGGGTTCTTTCCTAGCTAATTTATTTAGCACTATTAAGATTACAAGCCCAGTGGGTTGGAACAATACTTTCGTAATGTTTTCAAGATACGGTGTCGGTTTGGCAGCTTTTGGGTTATTCTTATATGTTCTAGGGTTCTTTATTACCAGTATTTCCTCTGCTATGTGGTTAGTAGTGTTAGGGGTACTCTGTAGCGTAGTCGGTTTTTCAGGTCGTTTTCTCCTAGTAGGTAAGGCTCTAGCTTGGGTAGAAGAGACTGGTTCACATGCTACAACAACCGATGAGATTGAAAATAAACCTGCCGATTTCAGTAGTGAGGATTTTCAACCTGAAGAGTCTTTCGAGGAAGAAGAGTTTGATGAAGTTCCTTATTCTGAGGATGACTTTGGTGATTACGAAGAATACCCAGAAGAAGAAGACGGGGAGTATATTTCACTAGCAGACGTAGCTGATGAGGGGTATACACCTTTAGAGGTAGAAGAACCCGAAAGCGTGGACGATGCTATACAGGAACTTGATATGGCTCAACCAGGTATGCAGAGTAGGTTATATTTGCATGAACAGTTCTCTAAAATTTTACGCTCTATGACACCAAACTTTTATGACATGGTTGAGATTTATGAAGATACTGAAGTATTTCGTCATTATAACTTCTTGCTATCTAATGCAGCTAGTCGTGAAGGTTTTAACGATGAAGACTACAGACTTTTAAAAATCTATGAAAATAGTTTCATGTATAAGTTAGTTGTAGCAGCTAATGGTAAATTCAAAGCAGATAAAGTTGGTAAATCAATTGAAAATCAAGAACGTTACGATGATATGGGTAACGAGGTTGCTCCTAACGTCATGGTTATGACCAAGGAAATTGGGGGTAACGTTCATATAGACATACTTAAAAACGAACCACCTAGCTTTAGTGTTAAGGATGTTTGGTCATCTGACTTAAGTTTTATCCAAAACTCAGAAAATACTATGCCAGTAGCTTTAGGTTCTGATGAGATGGGTAAACCTATTCTACTTGATTTTTATAATGTAGATGCCGTTGCTTTAAGTGGTATGAAGGGTACTGGTAAATCTTGGTTGGCTTTATCGATTATATGTCAGCTTTCTATGTTTAATAGCCCTAACAAGGTGCAGTTTATTATCTCTGACCCTAAGGGGTATCAGGGCGATTTCTTCTCTATGGACTTCCCCCACATTATTCAAAAGGTTCAATCTACTGAAGATACTATGAAAGTATTAAGGTGGTTAATGAATGAAGAGGTTCCAAGGCGTAGGGCATTACTTGGACAATATAACATGAGTAATATAAAAGAGTTGCACAAGTTACATCCTGATGTAAATATGCCGTTCCTTTATATCTTCATGGAAGAAATGATGTCTTTAGGTAACCATCTCCAAAAGAACAACATGGATGAATACAAAGAGTATCGTATGATTATTAGTGAAATAATCAACAACTTGCGTTATATTGGGGTACGCTTATTCGGTTTGAGTCAGCGTCTTGTAGACAGTGCTATACCGAAAGACGTTAAAGTGGGTATCGATTTGCGTATGGTAGCAGGTGCGGATGCATCAGAGATTGAACAAGCTACTGAGACTAAACCAAGGGACTTCCCATACAATATCTCAGGTAAAATTGGTAGGTATGCTATCCGTACACCAGAATATAGGGGTGGTAAGACTTCGTTTATGATTGGTGCAATCCTTGGTAGAGATGTTGTAGATAACGGTAATACTTATAGATATATCGAAGCTTTATGGAATAAACTAGAACCTCGTAAAGAGGAACTAGATGTTAAAGAGGCAGTTTCTCAGGAAATTAAAGATGCAAGTCCTAGTGAGATGGACGATATTCTCAATATGGTAATTGATATCTAGGGGGTATTATGGTAGAAGTTTTATTAGAAACGAGTATAGGTCAGTTGTCTAACGACCTATATTCTTCTATAAATTGGTCTAAGGTTGGTCTTAAGAGTTTTAAGGAGTTTAAAAACTCTATATTTCGAGAATTTGAAGAACGGGAACTTAGGTTCAATATTCAATATGAAAAAGTTACTCCTTTTGCTAATCAGCAAATAGAGATTGAATACATCAATGAGGTACAGTTTGTCGGAGAAGAGGAAGAGTTCAACCTTGATATGTTTAATCTCTTTGACGAGGAAAATACTTCCGAAGATGATCTTTCTGTAGAAAATCTTAAGATAGAAAAGTCTCAAGTAGAAAATTTAGTTCTAAAGACTACCGAAGACGGTTTCGATTACTATGGGGTAGATTTGGAAGACGGGGAAGACGAAGAGGATACTTTTGATAATTCGATTGAGGAAGGTGTCTCAGAAGTTTCCACCCCAGAAGAGGTTGTTTATGTAGAAGAGGAAAAGATGATAGAAGAGGAAGAGTTGGTAAATGAACCATCTTCTAACATCGTTTTGGAGGAACCAACTAAGATTGTTTCCCCAGTTAAAGACGACCCTTTCTCTTCTGTAGACGACTTGTTAAACTCTGTAGATGAGTCAACTATTATGGGTACTAAATCAGTAGTATCTAAACGTGCTCCTACTAAGGAGAGACCTAGAACTCGTGAAATTACTTATCACGAGGGTATGTCATTAAGGCAATTCTTAAGAGAAAACCCTAGGTCAACTATGGAAGTTGCAGAAAAATATTTCACTAGACGTGATATTATGAAAGAGATACAGCTTGGTCGTGTTATAAAACGTGGTCAGAAGCTATTTATTTAATTTTGAAGGTATGGTATAATGGAAGTTACAAAAATAAAATATTTTCCTATTGAGAGGACGTCTGAGACTCATCCTCTAGTTGCTTGTTCAATTACTTTTGACGATGTATTCATGATACATGATGTCAAGGTGTTCTCTGGGGGTATTGTTGTAATGCCACAGAGGGGTAGGGATAAGTCATCTAGTAACAGTAGGTCTAGTAGGGACTTGTGTCACCCCATTGATAGGGATTTCTTCTTCAAGTTGAAGGGTATCGTTATTGAGGGGTATAATTCTTATTTGGAGACAGGGGAAGCATGTTTCTTCCCTAGTAAGTGATATGTATAAGTATTCATGTCCACGGTCTAGTTTAGAAGAAGACCGTATATGTTTGTCGTGTAAGGAAGAGTATACAGCTATAATAGAGGATTTAAATGCAGGTGTTTGTCCTAATTGCTTTAGCGAAAATACAGATATTTTAGAGTAGGAGTTGTTATTTTGGGTAGAAGAAAAGAAGTAAAATATTACGGAAACCATTTGATTGGTGATTACCTAACCGAGCGTCAGGCTCAGATGTTGTTAAAACTGCAACAAGTGTCTGAGGGGCAAGGGGGTATCGAAGAGCTTAGGCACATGGCTGATGAGCTAACAGATGAACAAGTCGATGAAATCATCGAAGCTAGGGATTCTGATGTTGTTGCTCCAGAGGATAGAAAGCAAGGAACTTTGACAGACCTTCAAACTGTAGGGGTATCCTTTATGTACGTTTCTAAGCGTATGATTTTAGGGGATTCAGTTGGTATGGGTAAGACGGTACAAGTTTCTAGTCTCATTAAGTACCTTACTATGAAGGCTGAGGAAAAAGGTTATTCCTTCAATGTGTTGTATCTAACAGAGAAGAACCTTACTAGGCAATCTACTAGAGAACTAATTAAGTTTAGTGGTCTTTACTTTGAGGAGCTTGGTGGGGAGAAGGATAAAATTCTTAAATTTAGCCAACGTAATGAGCTTATGTCTGTAAATGTCTGTGGAAATCACTCACTAATGATTCACCCCCTATTCCATGCTTGGTGTGACCAGTACGAAGATTACTATGGGTATTTCCCATTTGATATGGTTGTTGTAGATGAGTCAGGTTCTGTTCTAACTAATGAGAAAACTACAAAGTTCAAGTCGGGTAAGCTTTTGGCTGACAAGGCTGATTATGTTATCCTAATGAATGCAGGGTCTTTTGAGAATGCCTTGGAAAAGTTTAGAGCTCAATTATCTTTTGTGGATGATACTTTCCTATTTACCAAGACAGAGTTTGACAGGAGGTATAAGGTTTTTGATTGGTATACGGGTAAACCTCAGTTTTCAGGCAAGTATAAAAATGCCGAAGATTTTCGTGAAAAGATAGCTTTAAGGTATTTAAAACGTACTCGTGAGGGGCAAGGAGCTCAGATGATTGGTTGTACAGCTGAGTTGATAGAAGTTGGTACTTCTAAGATTCAAAAGGAGATACTTCGTAAATCGTCTATGCCTCAGATGGCATTGGATTGTCCTTCTTATTGGGGTGATCATATTGAGTACAATGCTGAAAATGTTCCAAAAGCAGGAGCATTACTAGACTTGTTGAATGGAAAGCTCAAAGGGGTAGAACAAGTTCTTATTTACACTACCTTGAAAGAACCTCATAAGCATCTAAAACGTTTCCTAGAAGCTAACGGCTTTAAGTCTGAGATTATGAACGGTAGTACACCTATTAATGTTAGAAACGAAATTATCGATGCCTTTAAACGTAAGGATATTCGTATTTTGATTACTAATGTTCAACGTGGATTGAACTTTGGGGCTTGTAATCATTGTATCTTCTACAACTATGATGGCAATCCAAATAACATGGTTCAGTTTGAAGGTCGTATTACACGGGACTTTAATATTGTAGATAAGCACGTTTATATGATTGTAACTAGGGGTGATGAGAAGCGTAAGCTCTTATCTGAAATCTCAAGACGGGCTGAGGCAAGTAGTGAGTTTGCAGGTAGGGACTTCTCCATGGTATTGGATTTGCTTAAAGAACATGCAAATAAGAAGAAATAGGACTGGCTCAGGTCAGTTCTTTTCTATATAATGTCTATTTATTTTATTTATGGGGTATGTTATAATAGTACAAAAGTTATGGAGTAGTATTATGCCTATAAAATTTAAAAATGTTGAAGATGGACGGATGTGCCACAGGTGGGTATGTGGGAGGCTTAGGGGGTATATATCCTAACTGTTAAGAAAGGTTAAAATGAAATTATCGTTAAAATATGTGAAAGTTATTATGGATTTCTTGTCTAGTAGTGGTCAGGGTCTTGAAGTAGTAAATGATTTGCTTATTGTCTCTCCTAAAGAGTGGCATTTTTCTTACACTGACTTAGATGGGAAAATCTATGATTGTGTGGTATTAGAGAAGAAGGCAGACTTATCGGATTTAAGTGTTATCTTTAGTTCTGATATTTACAACCTAGTTATAGCTCTAAGAAAGGAGGGGTAGTTAGATGAAACTACATTTCGAAGAATGTCCTCATAACTGTAATGCTAATGGTCAACTTTTTGATAGGGCATTAGGTCGTTTTATAAATTGTCCTTACTGTGAGGAAAAACGTAAAGAAGCTATCGAGAGCGGAGTCATAGATGAGAGTGAAGAAAGTAAAAGTATTCACGAGGAGTTAGGTTTTTCTGATAAATACTTAACTTCTTATTTTGATTTCGATTTACTAATTCCAGACATGGAAAAACCTTTAATTGACCAAGAGTCTTATGCTAGTGTTAGGGATGCTCTTAATGACCTTCGTGGTACGTTATCGAGGGGTGAGATGCCTAGTAAGTCTATGTGTTTTGGTTTAGCTAGGAAGGGGTATGCTGATAGAATAGCTTTTCCTATGTTAGCTCTAGCTTATGAGAAGGGGCTAGGGAGTGGTAAGTTCTTATCCAGTAGGGTATATTATTCCTATTACATTAAAGACAAGGACTTACAGGAGTACTATGATTTAGACCTTTTGTTTGTACTGGTTAATTCAGGTTCATCTTATAAGGAGCTAATGTGTATTCGTGGGTTGATGGAGGCAAGAGCGGTAGCTAATAAACCTACTATTTTTGTAACAAATAACGACATCGATGAGTGCTTGTTACTGTTGGGTAGTGTCGATGATGAAAGTTATTACTTAGCAAGTCCTTACTTTATTGAACGTACCAAAACTAAAGATAGTCACTCTTATGCATCCGACAATCTAAGGGGTACTGGTGTAGGCTTGGGTATCTCTATGGATGATTTGCATGACCTATAGGAGTAGTATAATGGGAATTACAGTAGAAGAAGAGTTAGCTAAGGGAGAGTCATCTTATAAAAAGTAAATCTACAATAAGCAAAAGCACTTAATTGGTGCTTTTTTCTATTACCAGATACTTGTTTTATTCCTCGATATTTTATATACTATTTATAGGTCTTTTATATTTTATATTTTGAAAGGAGTTTTTATGTCCGATAAAAACTTAGATAGCTATGGTATTGATAGCTTGAAGAAGCTGAAGGGTGCAGAACCTATTCGTAAACGTCCAGCCTCTATGCTAGGTAGTGAAGGTCTTGATGGTGCGAAACACACCTTTTGGGAAATTGTAGGTAATGCTTTCGATGAAGTTTCATCGGGGTATGGTGACCGAATTGAAATTAGGTTTTACCCAGAAGATGGCTCGATTTCTGTACGAGATTTTGGTCGTGGTGTTCCTCTTACTTGGTCTGAGAAGGAACAGGACTGGGGTTGGTCTATCGTTTATAACACTCTCTATGCAGGGGGTAAAATGGATGACCCTAAAACAGTGCTTATCGGTTTCGATGACTGGGACAACTTTAAGTTCTCTAACTATTCTTATCTAGCATCTATTGGATTGAATGGGGTAGGGGCAGCTTGTTCTCAGTTTACTTCAGAATACTTTGATGTAGTTTCTTACCGTGATGGGAAAGAGTACTCTATGCACTTTGAGAAAGGTTATCCAGCTTGGGAAAAGTTGCATGTTGCTGAACAAACTCAACCAAATGGTACATTTGTAAAATGGAAACCCGATGCAGAGGTATTTACGGATGTAAATATTACTTTTGCTTGGCTTAAGTCTGTATGTGAGGATATGTCTTATGTGTCAGGGGTAGATGTAATTCTGTCTGACGGCAAGAAAGAAATGACTTATTCTGCATCAAATATTAAGGAACATTTAGCAAGCCGTATTGGTTCTTTTGTTGCAGAGTCTTCTTATCTACACCATGAAGAGCTTGAAGATAAGGAAGGAAATGTAGTAGGTGTCCTTGTCTGTGAGGCTAATGTAGTAATGTCTGGAAAAGGTGCGGGAGTTCGTTACTTCAACAACCAGGTTAAGGTTGTAGGAGGGGTACACGAGGATTATTCTCGTTCTGCTATTGTGAATTTCTATAAAGCTAAAGGTAAAGAACAAGGAGTCAAATTACTTGATGGCGATATTCTAGGGCAGTACTCTATGATTATCACAACTTTGGCTAATGAAAAATCTTATCGTGGTCAAACTAAGGACTCTATTGATAACCCTTATATTGGTGATGCAATTTACTATGCGATTAATAAACTCCTTAGTAATTCTTGGTTAAAAGAAGAAGACTGGTGTAAGAAAATCCTTGAACGTGCTATCACTTCTGCTACAATTAGGGAAGCAGCTAAGGCAGCTGAAGCTCAAATCAAGGAAGCAAACAAGAAGATTAACAAACCTACTATGCCAGACAAGTTCGTATCTTGTGAGGCGTCACTTAAAGGTAATTATAAAGAAGTTGAACTTTACATTGTTGAGGGTGACTCGGCTAAAGGTTCAACAGTAGCAGCCAGGGACTCTAGATTTCAGGCAGTTCTTCCAGTTAGGGGTAAAACTCTTAATACTTCTAAGGCTACAGTTGAAAGGGTACTTAATAACAAAGAAGCAGTAGAAATCATGAATGTTGTTGGGGCTGGTATGACTGTAGAGGAAGAAGGGTACAGTCTCTTCAATTTAGATAACTTAAAAGTTGGTAAGGTTATTCTCATGACCGATGCCGATGAGGATGGTAAGCACATTAAGGCTTTGCTAACTACTTTCATTTATAAGTATATGCGTCCTCTTTTGGAAGAAGGTTTAGTTTACCTTGCTAACCCTCCAAAATACCATGCGAACGGGGTATATTACTATACTGAGGAAGAATTCCAAAAAGCCCGAGAAGAAGGTAAGGTTGGTAAGAAATATGACCGTTATAAAGGGTTAGGACAGATGGACCCTCAACCTCTTTGGGATACTACTATGAATCCTGAGACTCGTATCTTAACTCAAGTTAAAATTGATAAGGATGATTTTGAGGCTGAAAGAGCTATTGAAATCATGTCAGGTTCTGATGCATCCATCCGTAAACAATTTGTACTGGAAGCATTAATGGACGGGGATTATGAGGATTCTTTAGAGGCGTTAAACGAAGTACTAAAGGAAATGGAGTTCGAGGATGAACTTGAAATCGAAGAAATCTACTACTAGTTTCCGTGAGAGGGTTAAGGGTTGGCAAGTTAATCTTGGCACTCTTATTCTTCCAATGGTTATTATTATGTTACTTTTGTCTCTGTACTTGGTAGGGAGGGGTAATCACGCTTTATTCTACAATACTAAGTATTTTGAGTCAACGGAGTTGTTGTATAAGAAACCAGATACTTACTCTCTATCTGATATGAAGGTAGACATCAAAAGCACATATTACACAATTAAAGAAGTTGTTTATGTCTTTAGGTCTGTCGGAACTAAGTTCAATGTATCTGAAGGAATTCTCACTCAGGGGTATTACTTGGGCATGTACGGACCAGTTCTTTGGGTGGTAGGTGTTTCTTTCCTATACATTGTTTGGGAATTGTTTAAGTGTTTCGCTTATGCGAAAGGAATAAAAGCAAAAATCAAAGAAAATAAATGGTGGGGGCGTGGATTTATTCTAACTTGTATCCTATTTGTAATTCTTGTATTGCAGTTACTCTTCCCTCTACTATAAATAAGTATAGTTCAGAATTTTCGTTAATTTTACTAACACTTATTTTAGTATCTTGATTCGTTTTATTTTTAGCCCTTAAAATAGCTATATTTTGGTAGGAATTACTTACATTTTCAGTAGTTAATTCCTTTGTTTTATAGTTGGTTTAGTGGTAAAATGTAGTATAGAATATTTTTGGAGGTCGTTTTGGCTAATTTATATAATGGTAGTTCAGAGGGATTAAAACAAGTAATAGAAGGTTTTCGTGACTACTCTATCGAGGTAGCTATTAACCGTTCTTTTCCTAGTATCGTCGATGGTCTTAAGACTTCTCAGAGACGTATTCCTTATGTATTATACAAAGAAAAGGTATTTTCTCTAACTAAGTCTAATAAAGTAGTGGGGTATATCATGGCTTATCACCCCCATGGGGATGGTGCAATTTATGATACAGCAGTCCGTATGGTTGACTCTAATGGCTCTATTACTCCACCTATGCTTAAAGGGGAAGGAAATCTAGGGCTATCTTATTCTGATGCAAGTGCAGCTCACCAACGTTACACTAGTATGTGTCTTTTGGATTCTGCTAAAGACTTGTTCTTAAGAGATTTGGACGGTGTTCCTTGGAAGCCTACAGAGACTGATGAAGGTCTTGAACCAGTTTATCTTCCAGCCCGATTTCCTATGGCTCTTACAGCCTCTGTACAGGGATTGGGTGTGGGTATCGCTAATAAGATTCCATCTTTTAACTTTGGGGAGGTAGTGAAGCTCACTAAAGAGTACATTGCTGATGGTTGTCAATTCAATAATCAAATTATTTACCCAGACCTTCCAAATGGTGGTGTTGTGGTAGCTAATAATAGCGAGATGGCTAAGGTTATGGCAACTGGTCGTGGTAAGATTAAATCTAAGTCACGTATTTCGGTGAATAAGCGTGATGTTCTTATTGAAGAGTTGCCTTACATTATGACTGATGGTAAGGTAATAGATAAGATTAAATCCCTTATTCGCTCAAGTAAAACTAAGAAACTTAATAATGGGGAACTAAATCCTTATTATGGAAAGTTTCCTTATGTAACTTCGGAGAACCAGGTTATTCTTACTTCTGATCTAAAAGGTTTCGGTATTAAAATTACTTGTCGTAAGGCAGCAGACGTAGAACCTATGTTGCTAGAGTTGGCACGTAAGAATATCACTCAAAATAATTACACTTCTAACATGATTTTCACAAATGGTAATAGACTTGTGATGACTGGTGTCTATGGGGTAATCGAGGAGTGGTTTGCCAAACGCAAGGAGATTTTGACTCGTAAGTTTAACAAACAGATTGATGCTCTCTCAAAAGAGTTGCCTATCTTAGATTACTTTATCCGTCTAATTTCAAATGACGAACATAAAAACAAGTATTTGGATATTATTGCCAACGAAGGGGTATATGCAGCTAACGAGTACTTAGAAGAAATCTTTGAAGGTATTTCAAGTGAAGCTTGTGATTGGATTTCTAAGCGACGTGCTAATGCTTTTCTTGATGGTGGTAAATATGCCAAACGTTTTGAGGATATCACAAATACAATTGAGCTTTACAAAGGTTACTTGGCTGACCTTAATACTTATATTTACGACGACTTAACAGAAATCGAAAATAAGTATGCTCATCTTTACCCTCGTAAGACTGAGATTACGTTTAAAGACTACAAGTTTGTTAAACGTGAAGAAGTTGTAGAAGTAGACGATTCTTACTGTGGTTATGTCTTGTATAAGGACGGAACTATTCAAAAAACCTCATCAGTTGAAGGATTTAAGGATATGGAAAGCGTAGCTCAGATTATTGAAGGTCGTGCTAATAGCTTGTTGGTAGGTTTCGATTATGTGGGTAATCTTCTCCGTATTTATGGTGATGAGTTGCCTTACGGTAAGACTAACTTACAAACTTATCTAGGGGTAGCAGGGCTTGTAGAAGACTACAAAGTCATGTACTTAACTGTAGCTGATGGTAGCGTTAAGCGTTTGTTGTACCGTGATGGTAAGATGTCTGTACTAGACACTAATGAGTTTCTTCGTAAAAAACAACGTAAACGTTTCGTCCGAAATGGGGTACCAGAGGATGTTAATACTAACTTGGTAGAAGTCTTCAATGAAGAAGATTTGGACGAGTATTTGTATGTTGCTGATGAGACGAAAGACCTCAAACTAGGGGTAGTAGCTTGGAAGAACTTACCAGTGAAATCTCGTTTAGGGAAGACACGTGCCTTTAGTGGTAGCAAGGATATGAATATCACTCAATATGGTACTTGTGACTTAGAAGCTTGCCACTCTTACTTTACAAATATGGAAAGTTTTGAAGGTAAGTTGCGTAAGGTGAAAGAAGGAGACGTTTCCTTTGATGGAACTGAGTTTGAGAAAGGTAGGTTCGTATAATGTCAGAACTTTTAATTGAAGGTAGCTCAGAAGTAAGACTCGTGGAAGGGGAGATTTCGAGTGTTAGCAAAAATGATTTGAAGTTTCTCTTCGAGGTAGCAGAACTTAAACAGGATTTTACGATTTATTGTAGGGGTATTGAATTCTATCTTCAAAGGAAGGACTCTAATTTGTATGATAGTCCAGGTTCGATAGTTTTTACCACTATCCACGAAGATGCGTCTTTGTCTCTTAACTACATTGGGCAAGAAGAAGTAAGTATGGAGAATATCTCTGATAAGTCCATCAAAGATGTATATGAATTACTTACTACAGTTATTGATGCTCTTAAGGTAGATGAGGATTGTATTAGGGTTTTCGTCATTCATAACTTTAAAGAATTATTTAAGGACTCGGATTTGTTATCTAAGTTTATGGATTATGTTAATCAAAACAACATTTATGTAGCAGTAGATTAGGGGGGTATATCTTGCCAGAGGATTATGTAGTTCTTTCTCCCGAGCAAAGGCTGAAGAGTTTTGGGGATATTCTTCTTGCGAGTGCTTTAGGAAAAAGTGAAACAGCAATAAAAAATAGGCAATTTCTTTTCGGGAATGCTAGAACTGAGTTATTTAGGGACGAGTGTTTCATTATTTACTCTCTTCTATATAAGTTCAAGGATAGGAATATTTCTATCGACGAAGAGTTTGTTAAGCTTTCTCTTATGCATCAGCAGGATATTATTGAGACTGCCTCTAACATGAGGAAGATTGACATTAACTCCTACGGTGATATAGATGACTCCCCTGTATTGGGGTATATTGGTGGGGTAATGAAGTACTTCGCTAATCTATCGAAGATGGACAAGGTACTCCCAGATGAATTTCAACTTGTATTTGAGAAATATCTCATTGAATACAAGGCGATTGAAACTTCACAGGTTTACGCTGATAGTCTTCAGATTATTGGTGATGGTCTAAAAGTAGGTCGTAAGACCTTACAAGGTTTTGAAGCAAGTCGTGACTACGTTAAGAATAACTTAGCTAGAATTGAGGGAGTCGTAGACCAAAACAAGGGTGTAGGGTTTGTAAATATGTCCGAGGTCATCCTAAATCCTAAACAAGAAAGTCAGTCTGTTAAAATCTCTGACTTTGGTGCTATTGAAGAGCTTAACAACCACTATGGGGGTATCTATACAGGCAACCTTTACACTGTAATGGCTCCATCTAAGTCAGGTAAGTCTAAGTTTTGTGCGAGACTTTCCCACACTGCAATGGTTAACTATGGTGTAAATGTATCTGTTTGGGCTTTCGAGGGTGGTTTTGAGGCATGGACAGCTCAGATGAGGGCTATCCACTTTGACTACACCTATAACACAGGGGCATCTGCGACTGAAGTTAAGGTAGGGGTAACTCAGGGGGCTATCTTACACGACAAGTTCCCAGAAGGTAGCCCATATCGTGAGTTGGAAGCTACCTCTAAGCTAGACTTAGCTAGTAATTCGGCTTATGGTAGTATGCACTTTATCGATAGACCTTTTAAGGTTGAGACTTTCCTAGATGAGATTGACGCATCTATTAAGGCTAACAATTCTCAAATGCTTGTAATCGACTATCTTCAACTTATTGACTCTGAGAAGTCTATGAGTGAACGTGAGCGTATTGCTACGGCATACCCTCGTTTGTTGGAGTATTGTAAGAAAAACAATATTGCAGTAGTTTCTCCAGCCCAGTACAAACAGGATGTTGTTGATGAGTTGCAACGCAAAAAAGAGGGTGAGTCTCGTGATATGCGTACAGCAGGTGGTGGTTCTTATGAGATTATTAAGACTTCCGATGTTATCTTTGCTCTTTGGGCAAGCACGGAGGACCTTACTAACAACAAGATGACCATTATGCCTATGCCAACTCGTTTTTACGATGCAATTCCAGAGTTTGACATTTATGTAGACTTGGGGTATTGCCAGTTTAGGTCGCTTAATTAATTATATTAGAAGGGGTAGTAGCAGTTATTGTTACTGCCTTTTGTAATTTCTGTATATTTTTAAGTTTCTTTTGAATATTGTACTGGAGGTTATTTAGATGATTAGTGGATTCGCTAGGTTTGTCGTAGGATTGTTTTTAGGTATCCTTATAATTGCGATTACTTTCTTGTTTTCATATATTGCTTTGAGGTTATTGGGGGTAAACTTATGGATAAACGGATAAAAGTCTTTGTTCTTGGGGTAGTAGTTTTCTTATCAGTTCTTATTGCACTGTTAGCTAATTTCTTGATATCTAAAACTAAGATAAAAGAAGAACCTACTAAACCTAAGGTAGAGCATGTTTCTAAGAAGGAAAGCGATATTTCTGTTAGCTTTGGTAAGGATATCAGTAGCTTAAGAGACTTAGATAAGAGTTCTATATCTAAGCGTATCCAAGTCTTTAACAAAACTTATGGTCTTGGTATCAAGGATACAACTGTTTCTTCCTTGGATTGGAAGTCTAGTGGTGTCGTGGTTACAGACTCTGTAGGTGGGTTTGAGTTCATTACAGATTATTATGGAACTCTTTTAGGTTTTACTAGCAGGTCTACTCTTTCTGATGCAACTTTGAAAAAAGTTAGTAAGAGTTTTTCAACTATTTCTTTAGGTGATGGGCGAGTGCTTTATTTAGGCTCTATCACAAATGGTTTAGTTAATAAGGATAAACCTCTTATAAAGGTAAATCAGTTAACTACTTCTAATATTCCTAAAGATACAAACGTTGAATTAGAAAAATTACCGTCTATTTGGAAAGGATTAGGGGTATCCGAGGATAGACTTAAGTTTTCTAGGTTTGTAAAATCTCCTAGTGGGGTAGATTTAGCTGAATACAAAAATGAAGAGGGTGACTATCTGTATTATAGCTTATATTCTGTTCCGAGCGATGAAGGTCAAAGCATTCGAGGTAAGTTCTTTGGTATTATGAAGAATAAGTATGACTCTAAGATTACTGATTTGTTTATTAAGAACGTTGCTCAGTTTGGTATATTCGAGGTTAAAGGTGGTGGTATTCTTTGGATAACTTACTAATAACAGGAAATATCTTATGGGTAAACTTCTTAATAGCTCAAGAGGATTTACGAATAAAGGTTAAGAAGAATTTAAAGTCTCTCTTTGTGGGGTTATTGATACTTTTCCAGTTTATATTTCCCCTTATAGCCCAGGCGGGGTATGACTCTTGGGCACAAATTGTTTCAGGTGGAGCGGAATCTACCGTTATAGATATTGGTAATGCAGCTATGAAGCAGGGCTTTAACTATGAATCTACTATAGGTTTGTTAGCGAATATCAACTCTGAGTCAGGCTTTGATACCTCTACTATTGAAGCAGGAAATGGTATTGGTAGGGGGCTGATTCAGTGGTCTTTCGAAAGACGTACTGCTATGGAAAAATTCATTCAAGAAAAATATAACGGTGATTTCTCATCAATGGAAGGTCAAATGGCTTATTTGAACTATGAAATTACTGAGACTTCTTGGAAGGGAGAAATGAATGAGGCTACAGTAAACTCTCAGTTAGCAGCTTATGGCTTATCAATCTCTTCAAAAGCACCTAATTCTTGGGACGAGTTCAAACAAATGACTAACGCAGAAGACGCAGCTAAAATCTTCATGGTAGTAATGGAACGTCCGTCTTATGCTCCTAGCATTAACCACTGGGAACAACGTGTTAGGTTGGCAAAAGAAATGGCTGAGGCTCTTAAGGGTAAACTTAATGGCTCTCCGTCATCAGATAATAAGGGCGATGAGAAATCTGCAAAAGATGTCAAAGACTCTGGACCAGGAGCTCCTGATGAGTGGGAACTTGTGGGTATGACTAAACGTAACTATATGTACGATAAGCAAAATGATGTAGCATTACCTAATAATGATGGTTTAACTATTGCACAAGGGGCTGCAGTAGCTAGTCTAAAAGAGGATATCCACGGTAGAGACCGTTTTGCTTTAGTAAACTTCTTACGAACTGTTGTTGCTTTTGTGGGAATTTGGTTCTTTGTTTGGGCAATTGCTTTGATTGTGGCATATCTGTTTGATAGGAGTAATGTTTACTTTGAGTTTAGTTTAGTATCAATGCTTACTTTTGGCTCTGTAACTGTTTTAGCTTTAGAAGATGGTAAGGAACGGAGCGAGTCAAGGTCTAAGGTTCTGAAGAGGGTAGGTCTTGCTCTTATTATAGGATTTATACTTGTGTCGGGATCTATCTATGTTGGCTTAAGCAATGTAATTTATTATATTGATAAGTTCTTGAACGGATTTTAAGTTGTAAGTCTTAAATTGCTTTATTTTTAGTATCTTTTATTTATATTTTGGAGGAAAATTATTTTATGGCTACAAAAGATGAAATTTTATTAAATCGTTTCCTAGCTCGTATGGAGAGGGAACCAGATGATGTTCAACATTCTGTTGTACGTTATGCAGAAAACTTAATGAACGGTTGTAACTGGGCGTTTATCTCGTCTAAGTCTGCAACTTACACTTTAGAAACTAAGGCTTTTGAAAAGTCTAACTTGGTAACTGTTTATAAGGTTAAGAATGGGGTACTTATCACTACCCCTATCGAAACTATCTTTAGTATCTTGACTCGTGTAAGTCCAGAACTTTACGACAATAAAGCTAAAGAGGCAGCCTTGGAATTCCGTAGGAAGTCTGTAGAAAACTTTGTAAGTTTCTTACGTTCAGGTGTTAAGCAAGCGAAAATTGGTATCTTCAACCTAAATGATAGCCCTAACATCACAATTAGTGGTCAGGTTTATAAGGCTTTCAATATGGATTTGGCAAATGTTGCCATGTTCTTGCGTGATGCGGGGTACTCATTAGTTATTGGTGGTCGTAAGATTCCAGCATCTTACGCTCTAATCCAAGCAAACTATCCTAAATTGCTTTCTCAGCTTGAGCTTGCTCCTAGTGGGAACGGTTTGATGCTAGATATCGTTAAGGGGTAGTTGGTATGTCTTTTCAACAACGTTTAGCTAAATTACCTAAAAGGTTACCAGAAGATTACCCTATATTTAAGTACTTGGTATTGTCGGAATTAAGAAATGGTAGATTTGGGGAGACTGTTGACGCATCTAGGGGTTACAAGCTTAAGTATGGCGGAGTCGACGATAAAGTTTTTATAACTGTTAAGGATTCTGGTGAGATTACTATTAAAGTGTCAAATGGTTATACTCCTAAACCAAAGGATTTGTTCAAACCAGGAGGTCTGGCTAAAGCATATGACGTTAAGAATTACAGGTCTTATCAAGGGTATTTAAAGTCTTCAACTACTTTCCCATATAAAGAGGCAGTAGATCAAGTATTGAGTGTTTTGTCAGAAGCTGAGATTTATCTTAGCAAGCCTTATTACAGTGGTAAGGTAGGTTATGAAGTACCTAAATCTTATGAGTTTAGTTATATTGCTAAAACACAATATATTGATCCTTTAACAGATAACGTCAAGATTATCCGTCCTAAGAACTCTAAAGGTGAGTATATTAACGAACAAATGACCATAACTGTTAAATAGCTAATAGTAGAAGCCTTATTCCCTTGTATTTCAAGGGAATTTTTGGTAAAATAGTTTAAAAGAATTTAGTACGGGGTTTTGTACATGACAAATTTTAGCATATTTGAGTCCAATTTAAGTGGATATTTTGGTGGAAACGTTAAAAGGTCTCATATTGAAGATCTTATCGAAGAGGGGTATGATTCGGTACTTCTAACCATCAGTGAGAAGGGTAGCATCGTATTGCGTTTTAGTGGTAAATACTCAAGTATATTCTCCTTTAGGGGCTTAGCCCAATTTCGTAGAGAATCGGAAAAGTTGGAGGATTTAGAAGGTTTGGTATATGCCTTGGTAACTGCTTGTGACTCTGCTGAGAAGGCTTCTAATTGTTTTGTCCCTAAAAGTTACAGTGTAGAAGTTATAGCTGAAAGTCCAGAAGTCTTTTACCATAAGCTCCAAATACTAAAACAATAGTTTATTTGTTTTAAGAATAAGGAGGGGTATTTAAATGTTTAAATTATCTAATGGTAAAGAGTTTTCTCGTCTAGTCCTTACTAGTTTTGAAACTACATTAGGTTATATTACCAAATCTCCTAGTAAAGGGTACTCTTTTAAGTTACTGAATTGTGAGTCTATGCTACACAAGTTGATGCTTGCAGGTCTTGATGAGTCTTATTCGAGCGAACAGATTCAGTCTTGGATGAGTGAACATTTAACAATAACTCAAACCAGAGATAAGCGAAGTGAATGTTACCCTAGTTGGTGTCGTACTATGGAAGACGAGATTTATGCGATAAACTCTACAAAGGATAGGCCTGCAAGGAGTTGGCATTATGAATAATTATTCTAGCTTTGATGGAGCTCAAGCAAAATGGACATCTGAAGGGATTTGGTACAAAAGAGACCTTCGAGGTGGTGAGGCAGTAGCTGAGACTTTGGTGTCTTTATTCTTAGAGTCTTGCTTAAATGTTACAGACTTTAGGGCAGGTAACTATGGTTATGTACCGTATAGGGTATCTCCTAAAGACAAGCGTGTTTGTCTATCCCCTAATTTCTTAGAAAATGGTAAGACTTTTGTATCTTTGTATGAGGCTATGAAGTTACTTAAACCTAAGTGGTCTGAGCATACCGACTTTGAAGGTAAGCTAGAGTATATAGATAGTGTTTATAGAGGAGTACTAGGGCATTCTTGTAAGAATTGGCTACTTATGGTACTAACATTAGATGTTATGTTTCGCAATACTGATAGACACTTATCAAATCTAGGTTTTGTATCTGATAGGTGGGGAAATTTGCAAGTTGCTCCTATCTTCGACAATGGGATGGCTCTTGGGGTATCTGAAGGTGCTTACTTCGACTTAGCAAACACTGTTTCGGGTCTTGGGTTTATAATTAAACCTTATGAGTTAACAGTAAGATACTTGGAGAAGTATATTAACCCTAGTTACTTTGCATTTAGTGTAGATAAGTTCCTTGAATGTTTTAACAGGAACGTACCTAAAACTAATTTATTATTAGTATTTCTAAACATTCTTGTTCGTTACTATCCTAAGGACACCCTTGGGGTAGACACTAAGAAGAAGTTAGAAGAATATTTCGGACCTTTTAGTTCTAAGAGGTTTATGTAGGTAGAAGAATGGATAAAAAACGGTTTTTAAACTATAAACGCAACAACGAGAAAGTCTTATCGATTCAGGATTTGTATAAGACTTTTGTATCTCCACGTGCGTCAAAATTTTCAAGGTACGATTTCGAACGTAGTAATACTGTTGTTTGTCCTTTCCATGACGATAATGACCCATCTTTTGGTGTTATTAAAGGTAAGGATGGGGTAGATAGGTATCATTGTTTTGGTTGTGGGGTAGTTGGTAACTATATCGACTTCTACAGGGGTATCCAAAAAATCTTTAACTCTAGAACCCTTACAGAGGAACGAGCTATCACAGAGATAGCAGAAAAGTTCTCTATACCTTTGGATAGCTTGACTGTTAATGAAGAAGAAGTCGTCCTATCACGAGAACAGCAATTAGAAGCCTTTAAGAATAGGTACACTGTTGCTGACTTTGATAGGGACATTAGGATGGGTTTACTTTTGGGTAGACCTACAGCTTATTACAACGCTAAGTTGTTAGAATTGATTAGTGAGGAAGTATTATGACAGGTGATTTGATAACTAAAAAGTTACCTAAATACAAGTTAGAAGCTATGGAGCGTATTGCTCGTTTATGCTTTGAGGAGTTAAACCCTTTATACAATAATAGGTTTAGTTATGCAGATTTTGAATCTGCTATTTACAGGTTCCAGGTGTCTTGGCTTATTATCTCGGTTGGGGGTATTCAGATTAAAGTAAAACTTTATGGAGACTTCCCAAGGGTAGTTAAAGCTGCAGAAGACCAACCTCTTATCAGTTATAATGTAGCGAAGAAGATTATTAAAAAACTCCAAAAGTTAGAAAAACAGAATTATTTCTTAAATAGTTCTGACACAATCCTCGTCACAGATTTTAACTTGACTCGTAAGTACTTAAGAATTGCAGGTCGATTAGGTACTCGTGTTCAATATAAAGGAGAATAATATGTCTTGGGGTAAAGCAGACGATTACTTCTCTACGGGAGAAGTAGAATATCGAAAGAAGAAGTTACAAGAAGAGTTAACTAAGAAGTATGAAAACTTTAAAGTAGATGTAAATTACTACTTATCTTTTTATCGTGAGGTACAGAGTTACTTAGCAGTGGTAGATAAGGCTCTCGAAAAGGTACTAGGGGTACCACCTTCTTTAAATACAGATAAGTTTTATGTTAGCATTGTTAATGGAGAGGTATCTATCGCTATTGATGATTACTATCAAAAGGGCGGAGAGTTGCATATTCATGCAAACCGAGTGTCCTCAGACCGTGTCTCTTGGGCAGGACCAGCCTCTCATAGTTCTCTAATTTATCTAGATGTACCAGTTTTCACGGCATCGGAAGATTATCTAGTTCTTAACTTGGTAGGTAGTTCTAGGTATGTAGTAGAATTTAATACTGATGGGATGGTTATTGCTTATCAGAATGGTATTTATTCGCCTATTGCGTATAAGTACTCTGTGTTAGAAGGAAAGGTTGTTGAGTGGAAGTGCTAGACTTGGATGAAGTTATTGGCGACCTTACTCCGGAGAGTGAGTTTGATGGTATTGTTAACGGGGACACTTTAGAGTCTAAGAAACCAAAAGTAAAAGAAGACAATGGTACTCGACAGTACAGGCAGTTAACTGTCTATGATATCTTACCTAAGACTGGTTTACATTTGGGATTGGATATTTCCAAAAGGTCAACAGGTATTACTCTTGTAAAAGATGGAGAGTTTCGTTCTTGGAATAGAACTCTTAGTGGTAGTGAGGATGTTAAGTTTGCGGAGATTTTAATGAGACGTGAACTTAAGAACATCTTCCTAGAAGAGTTTAGGGGTATGTCCTTTGAAACCATTGTCGTAGAGGATGCTTTTGAAGGTGAGAACCCTACAACGACTAGAATGCTTTACTCTTTAAATACTGTAATTGACGAGATGGTTCTTGACGGTGACGTGCATTGTAAGGATTTTGTTAGGGCTAATAATCAGTCTTGGAAGTCTTGGTTATGGTCTATTGAACCCCAGATTGGTAAAGGACTAAACGAGAAAGTTAGGATCGAAGAGTTGTTAGCTTATCTGGGTGTTACTGATGAAGGTAAAGGTTATCAAGATAGGTTGGACTCCTTAGGAATGTTAGTGGGGTATTTCTTTAAAGCTAGGACAGACAGTTTCGACTCCTTTAAAATTCCTAAGATTACTTGGTCTAAGATTAGGTATCTTGTCACCGAAGATGTTGAGACTTTGGTTGAGGTACCTGATGAGTATCGAGTTCTTCCGACTGTTGAAGTTAACATTGGTAGGAAGGAACTTACTAGAGAGTACATTAAATATCTTGTATCGCTCCATAGGGGTAAGCTTGTTATTGTACAATCTGACAAGCCGTTAGATTTAGCATTAAAAATGTTAGAAATACCTTGGGGAGTTAGGGGAACTTTGGTGTTGTGGGGTATCTAATATAACTTAGGTATTAGGAGTTATTATGAATAATCAAAACAATCAAAACAATTTAAACCAACAACCTCAGAAAATGAGGCTTACAAAATCTTATGTTGTAGAGGTGCTTAAGAATAACTTAGGCATCCCTTATGCTGAGACGGTTTATTATGACGACAGAAAAAGTGAAACCAGACATTGTTGTTTAAATGAACCAGGCATTAAACATTTGACTTTAAACCAATGGCAATTTTCTGACGAAGATGGTAAACTTATTATTGTAGAATATTTTGTATGTCCTCGGTGTGGCAAGTTATTTGTTTACCGAGACTTTATGTAAGGAGAAGGATTTATGTCTAAAGAACATGAAAAACTAAAACAAGAATTAAATAAACATGGTAAAGCCTTGATTGGCTCTGTTGCAGATTTGCTAGGAATGAAATCTCATGCAAGATTTTTCCCTTATGAGGCAGGTTTTGATACTCTTCACTTGGGTATTAAAGGGGATAGAGTGTCCATTCAAGGACGTGTCGATACTCGCATCCACTCTTACTTGGTTATTAGTGGTGAGCAGGTTTCTCTTCTAAGTGCTACAGGAGCTACTAAAGAGCTATCTGCAACACGTGCCAAGGAAATTGTTAAGGGTATTGAAAACATTAAGTCTTTGTTTACTTTCTATGATGTAACTCCTTTTGAGATTGCTCTAGAAGTGAATGGCGACGGTAAAGTGGCGATGGTCGCTAGTACAAGTCAAGGTCGTGTTGTTATTGTAGGTTAGTGTCAGGTAAGTAGTAAGTAGAAGGGTTTTTAGTTTTGGTTGAGCATATTGTTAAAATTGAGTGTCCAGATTGTGGTTATTTGAATCACTTAGGTCGTTATGATGAAGAAGAATGCTTTAAGTGTGGTGCAGATTTGCACACAGCAGTTCAAGAAAGAACGAGAGGTAAAAAGGCTTGAGTACGGTAGTAGAAATTGGTGAACTGTTACATAGCGTAGATGCTTATGGGGTATCCAGCTTACAAGAAGACCAAATCGAAAATCTTGAAAGATACATTCTTGAATGTAACGACGCAATGAACAGCAATGACGAGCCTTTGGTAGAAGATGCAATCTATGATAAATTGGTAGAAGTTCTTACTAAGGTTCGCTCAAGTAGTCCTATCTTGCAGGAGTTGTGGTCTAAGGATTCCGAAGTTATTGGTTCTTTCAATGATTTGTTGGATAAGCACCCTATGGCGTCTATTCAGACAGTTAAGTCTTGGGAAGATGAAAACATTTCTAAGTTTATCCAAAGAATGCCTGAAGTTTCATCTTATCTTGCAGCTTACAAGATTAACGGTCATGGTATTCGTATCGTTTATAAGGACGGGCAGATGGTAGAGGCTACAACCCGTGGTCGTTCTACTAATGGTCGTTCTATCCTAGAACACATGAAAATTCTTCTAGGTGAGTACAATGAATCTTTGGCTGATGAGGGCTTGGTAGAGGTTCGAGGTGAGTTGGCTCTACGTCTTGACCGTCTTGATGATGCTCGTGAATTCAACCCAACTCTAAAATCAGCGTTCTCAGCGGTATCTTCTCTAATTAAGCCTAGTGCTACAGAGGAGGAAATTAAGTTACTTGATTTCCTAGCATATCGCATTTACATTGACGATTTTGAGTTCACCTCCCTTGAAGAAGTTTATACAACACTAGAGGGTTGGGGGTATAGCGTTCCCCAGTACATTTCTTTAGAGGATGTACCGAAAGAGGAGCTCTTCGAATCAATGCAGACAGTCGTATCAGACCTAGAAGAAAGTCTAGATGACTTCGGTTACTTCTGTGATGGGGTAGTTTTCGAGGCTAACGATAGCTTTGTTCGTGAAGACAACGAAGGTGACGGAAAGTATCACGACTACAACCTAGCGTTAAAAGTTAATTCTTGGTCACAGGATTTATACACTGGGTATATTCAAGAGATTAAGTGGAAGCGTGGTAAGTCTAAACTTAGTCCAGTTGCAGTAGTTTCGGAATCTTTGGATAGCGACGAGGGTGTTTTAACAGTACAAGGTAATCGAGTTAAGAATGTACCTTTGTACAATCCCAAAAACATTCTAGTCCTAAGTGCTTACTTGGGTTGTCCTATCAACTTTAAGTATGGGGGTGAAGCTGGGGTAGTTCCTTGTTTCCCAGATGGTCGCTTGTTATCAGAAGATTTTGTAGTTTATGATTTATTAGGAAAGTAGGTAGAAGTTAAAATGGTAAGTAAGAAAGAAAATCAAAATGCCCCTCAACAGTTGGGTGCACAGGTCACTAAGGTAGAGGTTTCTACTGTTGAACGACGTCAGGAGTTGTCTAAACCAACTAAAGATTTCTCAGTAAATGAGTTGGTTGTTTCCAACCTTGTACGAGGTTTGGAGATGGCAATTGCTGAGAAAGATGCTGAGAAAGTTCTTGGGGATTCTTCTCTCTTGGTTAAGTCTGAAGGAAAGACTTTGGTATTCACTGCTGATATTATGTCGTTCCATGAAGATTTCATCGACTTGGGGTATGTCTCAGTTGTAGGTGAGAAGGTAGGTTCTGTATTGACTCCTATTAAGGGTTCTATCTCAAATCTAGTTTCTGAGAAGTTTACTACGAAGTTGTCAGATATCAACTTCCAAGCTTTAAGTGGTAAACTTCTTCGTGGAACGACTCTTATGTTTACTGCTAAGGTAGTAACGGAGTTGGGTATCGTTAACTTGGAAGACATTACAGTTGAAGATTTCGGTTTCCGTTTACTTAAAGAAGACCGTACAGTAGATACTCTCGCTATCTTCAATGACCTAGTTGACACTTACAACTATGAGTATTATGTAGTTGAGTCTGGTGTTCTAGTTAAGAACCAGTACAGGAATACTTCTTTGGATAGTTATTTTGAAGCTTTCAAAACCTCTGAAGACCAGAAACCTTTGGAGGAGGCTCTTAAGTACATCCTTGGCTCTTATGACGATAAGTACAAGAAGATGAAAGAAGTTCTTGGGGGTATCATCCACCCTCAAGACTAATATCACTTTTCGTAGTCTTATAAAATCTAGCAACCTTATCTTAGTGGATTTGGTTGTTTTCTATTTAGAAAGGTTTATTGATTATGAGTGAAGAGTTAGTATTAGAAGAGGAAGTCCTAACAGATGAGGATTATAGCTCTGAAGTAGATGGTAGAGACTTACTTAGGCAGGAAATGGAACAGGCTGTTAGTGGGAATACTGCTATTGGTGAGGAGTTTCAGGCTACATTTACAGAGGAAGAAAGGATTTCTTCTATCTTGAATTTGCGTTCTGACTCCTATACTTTGGAGTTGGGTAGGATAAATCTGTTGGAGTTGTCTCCTACAGTTCCTTTGAAGGAGAGTCGTAAACAGACTTATAAAGGTTTAACTCAGTCTGTTAGGGAGCTTGGTATTTTAACACCTATTCACGTAATGTACACAGAGGGGTATAAGCAATACCTTAAGGATGTTGAAGAAGGCTACGAAACGGAAGAGTGGTCTAAAGAAGAGTTTGGTGACAAGTATATCTTAATTGACGGTTTCCGAAGGGTATGGGCAGGTATTACTAATAAGATGCCTACTGCCCCAGCGGTAATTTGGGACTTCAAAGATATGGATTTAGCCATGGAGTTGTTAGTTCCTCTTAGTTTGTTACTGAATAGAAGCCAGCATCGTGACTGGAAAGAAACTTGGGGCTTATATCAAATCTTAGAGACTACAGCTTTAATGACGCCAGCTACGTTAGAGTATTTACTTCAGCTCCACCCAGGTGAGGCTATGAAGCTTAAGGATGTAATGCTCTGTGAGTACCCAGAAGTTATTGATGAGTTGTTATCTGAAGCAAAAACTTTGCAACAGTGTTATAACAACTTACAAAAACTTCGTAAAGAGGAAAACCAACTTGAAAGGGACGACCAACGAAGTTTGTCTGAAATCGAAGGTGCCGATGGGGTAGTTGGAGATATTACTGATGGTAACGGACAGTTATCTTATGATGAGGTTAAACAACTTCTAGAATTCGACGAGTCTGACATCGAGAACTTATCAGATGAGGACTTTATCGACTTGGCAGGTGGAAAGAATGATGGGGTAGAGATTAACCGTAGAGCCGGAGAGGATATCCCAAGGGAACTTAAGCAAGCAGCTTTAGCACGTGATAACTATTCTTGTCAGATTAGTGGAACAGGTCTTAATAGTGGTCTTAAGATGACTATGGCTATGTCAGTTCTACAGGTTCACCATATTATTCCCTTGTATCTTGGGGGTAAGAATACCTTAGACAACTTGGTAACTGTTCGTATGGATTTGCATACGTGGATTCACGTTATTGAGCGTCTTGGTGGTAAGATTGGGATGTCTCCAGAAGAGTTTAAAGAACTTGAAGGCGTAGACAAGAGAGATTTGTTTGGTGCTTTGAAGTATGCGAAAGTTATTGTTGATGAGGCTAAACGTCAAGGTAAATCTACTACTGACAAGGCTTTGCAACAAGCGTCTTATGATGCAAGTCGTTTCAAAATGCCAGGAACAGACTTAAAAGAAAACATGGCATCTATACGTGACCATGAGGAGATGAAAGATGAAGTTTACTAAGTTATGTTGTATTACGGTCATAGGCATTAGTCTTCTTAGTGGGGGTAGTGCTTATGCCTATTCCGATATAAACGGAAAAATTACAAGTACCGATAATATTTCTTGGAATGAGTTTGACCCCTTATCTTGGAACCAGTTTAATGCTGATGATATGCCTGAGTCTTGGTTAGGTCATAAGATGCTAGATGGTTCTAGTGGGGTATCTTTCCCAGAGGGTGGCGATTTAATTTATGTCTACACCTTTTTAGCCATTAAGACAGGTCACAAAATGGCAGGGTATATTCCCTCATTTGCTAATGCTGACCTAGAAAGAATGCATGCTTATGCTAATGGTTTACCTCATTTCGGTGCTGAGGGTATTTGGTCTAATGGATGGCATGCAGACCTTGAACCTAATGGTTCTCAAATTCAGAAGAATGCAACCCTTGATTCTGCTAGAAAAGAATTTAAGGACGGGAAGTTGGTAGTTCTGCAAGTAAAGAACGACAACTTTACTGAAGAAACCCCTTACACTCACTTCATTGCTATTGACTCGGTAGAGAAAGACAACTCAGTTAAAATCTTTGACAGCTATAAGCCAAGTGCAGTATTTACAGATGCTTACTCTCCTAGTGATGTAGTGGGTATGATTACCTTATCTTCTGACAAGGCGAAATCAACAGAGTTACCAAAACTATGGGAGCGTAGGGGTTGGAAAGACGTTTACTCGAAAGATGGTGAAAGAGATAAGGAAACCTTAGGAGGTGGCGGAGGTAAGGCAGGAAAAGCCGACTCTACCTATGAAGAACCTAAAGATAAGAATAAAGACAATCAATCATTAGGTAAGTATTCTCCTAAAGATGACGCCCCAGTCAAACTCGAAAGGGGTAACAAAGTTAAGAAGAAAGAAAGTAGGAAGCTAAGTGTTTGGAAAGTAGTAGCAGCGGTTGTAGGTTTAGCTATCCCTCTTGGAGGACTAGTATATTCATGGAAAAGAAAAAGAAACTAAAGTACCTAATTTCTCTAGGTATTCCCTGTTTAAGCCTACTTCAGAGTGTTACGGTTTTAGCCTATAACCCAGACCCCCCAACAGCTCCAGGTAGTTATAATATTGTTGACGTTGCTACTTGGGACCAGATGGGTTATAACGGTACTGTTCCACCGTCTAAGACAAATATGGGTGGTTTCCATTGGTCTGAGGGTTGTATGACAATGTCTTATGCCACCTTTATGAGGAAGAGTGGTCAAAGGGATAAGAACTGGGGACCGAACGATGCTTTCGACGAATTGAACAATTTAGGTGACTATGGTGGTGGTCAGTTCCCTATGGCTAGGTATAACCCAGGAGCCAAATGGGGCGATTGGACACTTGAAGGCTACGAAGAAGGTGGTCTTGATGGTATGACGAAGGCTTGGGAAGCTGGGTATGGTCTTGTTTGTATGGTAGCTATGGGTGGAGGTGGACGCCACGTATTCACTATAGACTACATAGAGAATGGTAAGGTAGCTATGCTTGACTCAGGTCGAAGAGGGGTATTCATTGACGACCCAGGTGAGTGGGGTGCAGGTTCTATCTTGGGGTACTATAAGTTAAAATCTCCCGATGGAACTAAAGGTAAAGACTTACCAAGATTGAATGAAGTTAGGGACGGTTCTAACTCTAAACCTACAAAGGGTGATAAGGATGGGGATGATAAAAAGGTATCATCTTCTGATGTGGGTGATGGTGGCTTAGTAGCTGAGGAAGACTTGGTTGGTATGATTAAGAGAAACCATTACCTCTACGAGTACCAAATTCCAGTTGTTCTACCAGGTGAGGCAGTTCAAGGAGATAGTGCTTTATCTAAGGAACAAAATACTAATGCAGCTAGCATTAAGGAAGATGTAGTAAATCAAAAGTTCAACCTTATCGACTTCATTAGAACTGTAATAGCCTTTATGGGTATCGCCATCTTCGTATTTGGTTTCGCATTGATTGTAGCTTACTTGTTTGATAAAAGTAATGTATACTTCGAGTTTAGTCTCATTAGTGCTTTAACCTTCGGAAGGTATGGAGTAAGTCACGATAAAGACGTCACTCAAGCAGGAAAAACTAAACTATTGAAAACTGCAGGAATTATTAAGTTGTTTGTGTTTACTGAGATTATTGGTTGGTTGCTTGCTTCAGGTACTGTTTACAGCATTCTAGAGTTTATTTTCACTACTGTAAGTCGACTTGTTTCTGAGGGTACTTGGTGGTAAAATAATTATATATAAATATTAGGTGGTTTAGATTTATTATGGTTTTAGTTAATGAATTGAAAAGCTCCGAGATAGGTGCTAGTTTAGACCCAAGGTTCTTTGAGGTCTTGCCGACTGTCTGTGAATCTTGTGGTTCTCCGTATAACTTGAACTTAGCTCTAACGGAGTTGAGTTGCATCAACCCCTCTTGTGGGGATAAAGTTGTTATGCGTATTCGCAAGATTTGTGAGGCTTATGGTATTAAGCACTTTGGAGAATCTTCTATCGAAAAGTGGGTAGAGGCTGAGGGTATTGTTAATCCTTTAAAGATTTTCGACGTTTATGAAGGAAAACTCTTTGGAGGGTTGACAGATACTCTAAGTGATAAGATTGTACCTCAAATTTTAGCGTGTCGGTCTATGAAGTTGTGGGAGTTTGTTGCTAATGCTCAACTACCTTACATTCAATCTTCTGCAAAAACTCTCCTTGAGGGGTACTCTTCTTTGGAAGACTTTTACTCTGATATGGAAGATGGTGGAGTTGAATTTATCCAAGGTAAGTTGGGTATTAAGGACTCTTATGATAATTTTGGTAATCCTATTGTTTCAGTGCAGGCTATGAAGGTCTTTACTTCTCTAGAAGAATATAAGGAGGAGTTGCTAGAAGGTGCTGAGTATGTTACCTTTATCGAAGAAGGAAACCTACGAGAGTACTTGATTGTAGCTAGTGATGAGGTTGGAGGAGACTTCAAAACGAAACGAGAGTTCTACAACTTCATCAAGCAACGTTATAGTGGTCTAGTAGATTTCACTATTGGTAGTTCTGTAACGAAGAAAACAGACATTGTAGTGTGGAAAGGTTTCGATGGAACTGAAGCTCGATTAACTACAAAGGTTAAACGTGCTTATGAGCTAGATGCTCAAGGGGTGGAAATTCAAGGTTATACGGCTAAAGAGTTCATTGAGGCTTTTGACGAGGCTCTTGGTATTAAGTAGTTTTATACTTGCTATACAACTGGCGACAATTTAGGGTTGCCAGTTTTTTAGTAAATTTTATCAAGGTATAAAATCCTTTTAAATTTTGTATCTTGAATTATTGTTAATTTTAGTAGAATTAGCCTTATTTTTCGGTAAGATTTTAGGGTTTTTCTACTACTTGGATCGTTGGTTTATTTAGTAGTTATTAGTAATAGATTTTAGTACCTTAAGAGTTCAGCTTTATCTTGGTAAGCGGTAATTGTAGGGTTTCCTTTGAATATTTAAAGGGGCAGGAATGGGGTATCGTTGTTCTTTTAAGTTACTTTGTATTTATTGCGATGTTGTGTTATACTATTTATAGTTATGAAGGAGATTATATGATTAAATTATCTATTTCTGAGAAAGGTTTCGCTCTAGTTAGAGACGGTAAATCTCTTATTGCAAAAGCCTTTACTGGTAGCAATAAGCGTCAGCTTTTGTTACAGAATTTGCAACGTGGTATTGTAGCAGGAAAGGACTTCATTGAACATGAAGATATCCTCATTATTGAAGTCAATGACTCTTATGTCTATAACTGGCTAAAAGAGGACTCTCCTAACTCTAAGTATTTAGAGCAATTTACTGCAACCCATATTGCACTAAACAAACTTATTTGTAAGTACCGTTTTGTCCTTAACAATAATCCGATTGTTAATCGACTGGAGCTAGAGAAATCATATATCCCAGTAAGTAATTTTGAAATGTAATTTTAGTAGGTGGTAGAATGAAGAAAACAGTTCAAGCAGTTAAATATGCATTGGATACTTTACATATTTCCCCAGATAGTCTATTCAAGCTTATCGAAACCTCTCAGGGGTATGAGGGCGAAGACTATAACCGTTGGTTGGCTGAAAAGATTATTAGAACAGCCGACTCAGAAGGAATTCCTTTCACAGAGTTACTAGTTAAAAAGCTGAAGATTTTGGCAGAGATTATGTCTAACTCGGAAGAAGGGATTTCTCAATTGGTAGATGATTTTATTTCTGAGCGATTGGAAGGAGTAGAAACAGTTTACGACTTCTCAGGTTTGGGGTATTCGGGTACTACAGATAGCCAAGAAGATTTTGATTGGTTTAATGGTATCAACCCGATGGGCGAAGAAATCTTAGTAAATAACACAGATAATTCTGCTTATGTAGGTTTCCTTGACTCTAAGGGTGCAGGTAAGTCTGAAGTAACTCTAGCAGGTCGCTCAATGGGGTATAGCATGAACTCTAAGGGTGGTGCAATGTTGCTCCGTTTTATTTTGATGGACGAGTCTTTAGAGCCTACTAGTAATACTTATGTGTTCATTAGTGATGCAGCTTTCTTTAAAGAAAATTCTTCTATTACTCAGGCTTTCATGAATCAATTTGATTTGGTAGAGGCAGTTTATCTTAACAAATTAGACACTATGCCATCTTCTTTCGCTAGTGGCTTAGATTTGATTACAGTGTGGAAGACTTATTCTTCAGAACGTGATTCTGTTTCTTCTATTTCTGCTTGTGACTTATTAAAAGGAGGTTCTCCTAAACTATTCTACGCTGATAGCGAAGAGTTAGAAGTTGACTACCTTAAATTTAACGAGGCTACCGAGGAAGTACCAGAACTTGACTTTGATTTGAACCTGTCGGAAGATACTTACGATGTTAGTAAGTCTGATTACCATGCTTACTTATCAGTCAATGGTACTCAGCGTGTAGCAGACTACCCTATTATTGGTTCTGAGCTTGTTTATGGTATTACCAAAGAAAATTTACGTTCAATCATTGTTTATTTTGCTGGATCAAAATCTCTTGAAGGTTCTTGGGGGTATGGTCGAGGTCTTAAGCGTGTATGTGATGGCTTAGAGGGGTATAACTCCCTAGTTGCTAATTGCTTGCCTATCTTCCTTTATAGCCCAGACTCTTTGTTCTGTACTATTGAGGGTACTTCTAGCTTTAATTATTCTTCTGACTTGGTTGCTGAGTTGTTTGAAGAGTATTCGCCATTTATGTCCTTTGAGTCTAAGGTACTTTGGGATTTGGCTCAAGATTACTCTAAAGCAATGGTAAAAGGTCAAGAAGAAGAGTTAGAGAGCTCTTCATTCTATCAAATTCGAAAAGCCTTGATGGATGATAGGTTTGAAAAGGTGTACCAAGAAAAGTATGAGTCTGCCAAAAGTTATGTCAAACAACAACTTGAGGGGTATCTATGCTAAAGGATTTAGTAGACAAAACCTTAAATTACCATACAGTTATGTGTGATAGTGGTAAACTAGATTTGCTAGTTTATAACCTATTAAAGCAAGCTTGTAATGGAAATAAGGATACTATCTTTTATGTAAATAAAAAGTCCGACGTTGAAGAAATGTTGGACTTAAGTCTTATTATGCCTTATAGTGCCGACCAGTGGTTGTTTATTGTAAACTACAATAAAGTTAAAAGACATAGAAGAAAACTAATTGAGTTTATAAAGGCAAAAACAGTAAGTTCTAAGGTACTAGTAAGCTTTGATAAATACGCTGATTTTAAAAAATTCAATGATGACTTAGGTGCACTAGTTAACTCTATGTATCTTAAGACTCTAAGGAAAGACGATATGGCTTTTCTCTTTAGGGATACGAAATTAGGTAAGGACTTAAAGGAGTTTATCTTTTATTCTTACCGTTCTGAAGTAGAGAAGGTAATGTCTGTTCTAGAGTATATTAAGGACGGTCATTCCGTAAAGACAAGGAAAGATATTACAGAGTTAGTAGGGGTATCCACTGGTTCTATACAACACTTTATCTTTCAGCTCTTAGGGAAACCCCCTAAAACGGAAAAGTCTCGTGAAAGAATTATAAAGAATAGGTCTTACATTCTTTCAGAATTAGCGAAGGTATATGGGGTTAGGGGTATTAAAACTATCTTAACTAACTCTGTAAAAGACATCTTAGACATTAAGACGTTATATCTCTCTGGTGTGGTATATAAGAGTTTAACAAACATACCCGAGGGGTACGACTCTAAGAGGTTATTGCGTTATCGTGTATTTTTTGGTAAAATTATAGATATTGAGTATTCTCGTATTTTAGAACTTTACCTCTTACTTTATAATGAAGGGGCTTGGTCAAATGAGTTGGACTTGTATAAGTTCCTTTACATTTATTACAGGAATTTAGGTTTGGAGGGATCGTAGATGACGGTTTTAGCAAGCATCGGTTTAGTCGATGTTGATAAATTTAGTGGAAAAGGGAAAGGTTATCGCCTAGTTAGGACGTTCCGAAAGGATAATACGGAAGGCAAGCCTAAAAAAGAGTTTCTATTCTTGAATTTAGAGGTTTCTAATGAAGAGGTAGAAGACCTCTTATCTGCTCTTAAGACTTTAGACCCTAGTAAGTCAATTATTAAAGTTGTAACTATTGATGGTGACTTGCAGGAGGATGTAAGTATTCCTAGTTCGTGGAAAGGTAGGGTATTCTTAAAGGGTAGCGATTCTTATAAGGATATTACTACATTACGCAAGGTAAGTGGTGTTCCTAATCTTTTAGAGCTCTATAAAGAAGCTAGTAAGTTCCCTAATATCCGATTCTATGGGGGTACTCTTTTAGAGATTGAAGGTGTTCCCGTTGGTAGGTTTGATGAGGGGGTAGCTAAGGATTATGGGATTCTAGGCAAAGACGATTCAAAGATTTACCATGAAGAAGGTCAATCTTCTTATGACTTCTTTGATGAGTTAACATACTCAGAAGTGGAAGAGACATGGGGTATTGAAAACATTCTATTTGAAGATAGCGTAAAAGCTAAGTCTCCTAAAGCCCCTAAAATTAGGATTAAAGCTAAAAAGGCTAAGAAGACTCCTAAAGAAAAAGTATCAACGCCTAAAAAACCTAAAGTTAAAGTTAATAAGAAGAAAGACGCATTCTCTAAGATTTTCTCTCAGAAGGTGGAATTCTAATATGGTTAAACTTAGCTATTACTCTAACCTAGGTATAGAGGACTTCTCTAAGTTAGGATTAGTTTGGAATTTGTTTGCTAATTTTGGTAAGCATGAAAAAGAGGAAATCATTTCCCAGTCTAGAAATGGTTCGATTGATAGGTTTGATTTTACTGACAGGCTAATTGAAAAAGCAGCAGCTGGTGGTATCGATTTATCACAAGAGGATTTCAACATCGGAGGGTATGATTATGTAAACCGTAATTATGCAGCTTTAACTAGGTATAAAAAGCTAGAAAAAGAAGTTTATCTTGTCAATGAGATAGATAAGGGTGGTGCTGAAAGTACCTCCGATGGGTATGGGGAGTATTCTGAGAATAGGTTAGTACAGGAAGAATCTGACTTTGATTTGTTGGATATGGATATTGATTATATTCTAGCGTGGTCAAGGTTTTCGGATATGTCTAAACGATTAGAGCGTAAGGGGTATTCTCTAGTTTACCTTCTTTTATCCGTAATCGAGGGGGTAGAAGAAGCCAAGAATAACTTATCCAAGGTCTGTTCTGAAGATGAAGATTTTAAAGACTGGGTAGAAAGTATTTTCCTACCAGATAAGTTACCCGATATTTTAGATAGGTTAAAAGAGTTTAAGGAGATTGGTGCTTTTGTCTAAGTTAAGTTATTTTAAATACAATACTTCAGAGATGTCACCTTCTCTGATTGTAGCTATTAACGAAACCATTCAAGAAAATAAAGCCTATGCTACGGTTATTTGGAAAAGTAGGGCAGACGATGCAATCGACGCTACTTTACACAACGCCTTAAAATACTATTCTCCAGACAAAGGAGAACTTCGAAATTATATTATCTCTACTATGAAGAATATTCTCAAGAATAGTTTCAAGAAAGAGCACTCTACAGAAGACGAGACTTTAAACTTCTTAGTAGACTCTAGCCAAGAAGATAATATAAATTCTGAGTTGGATGACTTGCTCGAAGACTTTAGTAGTGAGGTATCTGAGTGTATAGTTGAGTTCCTACCGTATGTAGTAGAGGATTATGAGTTCTTTAAAGAACTAAAAAGAAATAAGATGAAGTTCGACTATAGTGAAATTCTAGGTAAATATTCGTCTAAGACGATAGTTTCTGCATTGCAGGCTATCACTACCATTTATTTACCTAAGGTTTCAGAGTTTATGTCTACCCCAGCTCTTTCTACAGTAGGGGGTATTGGAACTATTTCAGAAACTTACCAGAAGTTTGAGGCTCCAGTAAAAGTAAGGAGTGTAGTTCAGCGAATAGCTTTAGTAGAAGGTTTCTCTACTAAGAGTCTTATCTCTATCGATTTAAATCAAGCCTCTTCCGAGGTCATTGATACAATTTATGCAGGTAATGAATCTCTAGTTTTAAACTTTGAAGGAAAACAATATTACAGGTCTCCAAAATGGGGTATTGTCTCAAAAGAAGAATTGGTACAATCCTTGAAGGAATTTTGTTTAAGTTATATTTGTAAACGTCATGGTTTTTTGGTTTCGGAGATTATTGGTGATGTTGTCTATCTTCTTGGGAACAGTGATAAGGTTAATGTATCATTGTTTGGCGTAGAGTGTGGCATCTCTTATGATATGGTAGCACGGAAAGAGGTTGTATGTTAAAAGGTTATTATCTAAGTCCTGATGGACACAAGGTCAACTTAATAGGTTATGACTTTGATAATTATATTACTTTAATCGCTAGTTGTAGTTCTATTAAGGATAAGCGTTTCCTGGACAGAGGGGTAGTTACTGAGGGTGGAACAGAGTACTGTCCTTGGGAGGAACTTTATGTTCAGGTAAACACAGGTGATATTAAGGTAGACGACTTGAGGGTTGAAGGTGAAAAAACCAACTTTAATGCTGAAGCTTTCACTCGTATTGGCTCTATTATTAGGGGTATGAAGTCTATCTGTATTCCCCAAAGGGAAGAAGATTTCTATAATATCAACAATATGGAATCTTTTGGTAGTAAGTCTGTTTATACTTATAACTATTTTGGTCAAGAAATTACCTTGGTAGAAAACCAGATTGATAAGTTATCTTATTCTAACAAGGATGGTGAAGAGTTATTCCTTGAAGATGTTTATTCAGAACCAGTTCCTATGTCTAAGAATACTTCTACGCAACGTAAGTATGGTTTAGATTTGACTGAATTTTCTAGAACAGATGATTTATCCGTCGACGGGATGGACTTTTTCTTGTCTAAGGACATTGGTAGTGATGACGTTTACTCTCCTGCAGAGATTGTAGAACGTAACCCAGACAAGTCTTACGCTTGGCTTAAAGGTCGTTTCTATCACATCGTTAATGATTTGGAACTTTGGAAGAAGATTTCTAAACGTATTTGGAAGCACCCAGATGTAGTTGCGTTCGATACGGAAACCACTGGTCTTAATATTACCTTTAAGTCAATTACTGGACAAGGTGACCAGTTGGTTGGTTTAGTATTTTCTATTGAAAGCACGGCATCTGAGAAAGAAAAGATTAAACTTAAAAATCTTTTTGGAGACCCATTGTACGGTGACTCTTGGTATATCCCTATTAAGCACAAAAACATCAAGAATATCGTCCCTCAGCAAGAGGTTAATAAGTTTATCGAGGTGTATGTTAAACCCCTCCTAGAGAAAAAAGAAATTGTCTGCCATAATGGTTCTTTCGATGCCAAGGTAATGTTTATCTACGGTGTTAAGATTAACCTTGTACATGATACGTTGATTCAGCTAAGGTTGTCTTACGGTGCTGAGAATACTCTTATGAAGCTAGGTTTGAAGCCTAATGCTAAAAGATTCTTGGGTAGGGACAGTTTTGAGTTGAGTGACTTTGTCGAAGGGAGGTGGGGTAGTGGAGACGTTACCTTTGCAGACCTTCCTTATGAGTCCGTTAAGTACTATGCGTGTCCCGATACTGATTCTACTTTGGCTTTACATAAACTAGCAGTCAAAGAGAACTGGTTCGATAAATGGGGTATGCGAAGGGTTTACGAGTTGGAGGTTGCCTTTACTCTTGTAATTGCCTATCAAGAATTCTTCGGTCACCATGTAGCCGTATCTAAGATTGCTAAGTTGCGTAAACAACTGCAGGAAGATGCAACTAAATATTCTAATAAAATCTTTGAAATTGCAGGTTATAGTCTTAACTTACGTTCTCCTGCCCAACTTAAAAAGTTATTCTTCGAAGAGTTAGGTATGCCTATACTCGAGTACACTAATTCGGGAGCTCCTAGTACCTCTAAGGACGCTATGAAGAAGTATCTCTCTTATAAAGACGAGAATGGTAAACTTATGTATCCTATCGCAGATTACTTGTTGAAGTATCGTGATGCCGCTAAATTGCTTTCAGATTTCATTAAGAATATTGACACAATTTCAACACCTGACGGGTTCATGTTCTCAGGAGTTAAGCAGTTTTTGGAAACTGGTCGTTTGTCGGTATCTAACCCTAACTACCAGTCTTACAATGACACGGTCAAGAAATATATCGCCCCTCGTAAGGGGTACTACATGATGGACTCGGATTATTCATCCGTGGAAATTCGTATCATGATGTCAATGGCTCAAGAGAAGCCTATGATTGATTATCTATTCGACCCAGACTCAGATTATCATACTTTGAAGGCGTCACAGATGTTCTCTATTCCTTATGAGTTGGTATCTAAGAAACAACGTGGTGCAGCCAAGGGGGTTAACTTCGGTATTGTATATGGTATGGGGGATGCCTCATTGGGTGAGAACGTTACAGGTAAGAGTAGTGCGGAATCTACTAGGTACGGTGGTCAGTTGCGTAAGCTTTACTTTAAAGGTATGGACGTAACAGAAGATTTCATTGCTAAAAATCTAGAAAAAGCAGTAGAAAACAGGTATGCAGAGACTTTCTTTGGTAGACGACGTTATTTCCCTCCGACTATGCGTATCGGTTCGGTTAAGCGTCAAGGGGGTAACCACCCAATCCAAGGTACGGCAGCGGACTTGTATAAACAGGCAATGGTAAACCTTTATGGGGCTATCATTAAAAAAGGTTGGTGGGGTAAATTCTTACTTCCTTGTTTTGTCCATGATGAGATTGTTATGGAAGCCCACAACTCTATTAACCCAGCTCACGCTCTTAAGTTAGTTCAAGACAGCTTAATGCTCGACATTGAAGGTTGGTGTCCTTTGTATATTGGTTTTGGTTACGGTAGTCATTGGTATAATGCCAAGAAGACTGAGGTACCAGTACAACTTCAACAAGAGTTCGTAGACAAGTATGGCGAAAGTGGGTTTCCATTTTGGGACGGTAATATCCATAACTTGTATGCATGGGAAGTTAAGGAAATTTACAATTATTGGGTTAACCGTATCAAGGATTACATGAAAGACCCTAAGAATACTGGAACGGTTATTTCACCTGTTATTTCAGGTTTCTTGTTTGAGGTTATGCCTTATGTAAGTTCTTTAGGTAAGCTTAAACAAAAGGCTGAAGAGTTGTTGAAGTTTGCAACTCTCCTTAAAGATGAGCCAGTTTTAACTGAAGAGGAATTGACTCTCTTGGTAGACGGTTACGAAGAATTACAGAAGTGCGGTATCCACTTAGATAAACACACTGAAAAATTCTCTAAGTTCTTTGATGATATTAATATCAGTCTTGGTGATAAGGACGAGTTAGGAGGATTTAATATTCCAGTATATAAGAACATCTTAACAGAAACTTTCAATGACATGGATAAGATTAAAGAAGCTATCTCTAATGTTATTACTGTCTGCGAAGAAGTCCTAGAGGAAGAATTCTTACCTCACCTTAAAACTACTGAAGTTGAGCTAGGGGGTATCAAGGAAAACTTGATTGCTTTCGGTAAGGCTTTTGGTTGTGAGGATTTAGTAGAAAAAGCTAACTTGCAGGAACCTCATTCGGTAGAAGTAGAGGAAAAGGCAGTAGAAGAGACCTATGAACCTCAACTTGATGATGTGCCAAAAGAAGAGTTGATGAAAGAGTATTTAGATGGGTTTGGTTACTATCGTGACTATGATGAGCGTACTCTTTACTTTGATGGTACTAATGATGCCTTGTTGAACTATATGGTTGGGTATCTCCAAAAGAACGGAGTTCTTGCTAAACGTGATGGTGATGCTTATGTAAAAGCTAAGAATAGCTTTGAGTCAGGTTCTGCTGAGTACACTTTAGTTAAGTTTGTAATTACAAAAGACGGTGATTTACATAAAGCTAGTTTGTATCTACCGTCAACTCAAGCTAGTCGTTCTTGTACTATGTGTCTTAAGGTTAAAAGGCAGATTGGAGCCTAGTAGCTTAGGGAGAAAGGGGTATTAAATGGAAGATTTAGAATTAGAAGAGTTCTTTGAAGATTTCCCAGAAGACTTAGAAGAACCTGAAGAGGTAGACAAAAAAGACGATTCTTTACCCAGCTTGGAGGACTCTAGTGGGGAGGTTATCCCCCAAGAACCTAAAGAAGTAGTAGAAGAGGTACAAGAAGAACCTAAAACAGTTGATAAGGGTGTTGAGCGGTATAGTTCCACTACTGTAAGTTATCCTTGTTTTATTCTAGATTCTAAGACGGAGTTTCCTAAGCATGTTATTTCTGCTTTGTCACGTATGATTGAGTCTTCCTTAAGTTTAGATAACTTGATTAAGGTCTATATCGACAATGAAGGAGAATTACTCTCTTTAGGGGGTATTAGCTCTGTACAGGTTAAGGCAACTATTGACTTACTTGGTCGTGATGCTATTACAGCCTATTTTGAAGAGGGGTATCTTCTTAAAGAAGATCTAATTTACACTTTGAGTAGTTAGTAGTTTTCTCTTGTAACTAGTTTGATTTTTTCTTAAGGACTTGTTATAATAGTATTATCAAAAATAAAGGTGGTACTAAAAAATGACCAAAGGCTTATCTGTTCGTGAAATTCTAGCACAATTGTTGGGTGGGGAAGATTTACTTGACAAAGGTGAGACAGGTTTTAAACTAGTTAAATCTTCAGAAGGATTGGAAAAAGTTAATTTCTATTCGGAAATTTCTTTCGAGAATGTCGTTGGTTATATTACATCTTCAACTCGTCTTTTTGTAATTGAAAAGCACGTGGCTAAAGACGGAGAAATCACTTACACTGCTGAAAACTATTATAAAAACAAAGCAGAAGAGTGGGAAGATAGTATCGCCTATGGGTACTCTGAGTACTTTGCAGACGATTTAGAAGACTTGAAGAAGGATATTGAATTGCTCCAAGGATTGTTTGAAAGATAAAAAGGAGGGGGGTATCCTATAGATACCCTTTCTTAGTATAAATTTGATTTTAAGAGGTTAATTATGGAGAAGTACGATATTGTAATGGTTTTCCCAGCCATGGGAAAGACTGTGGTATCTGAGGAGGACTCTAGGTTTGTAGATTGTGACACCTTTAAGTATCACTATCGAATTCCTAATAAACTTTCTCATTTACCTATCGATAAGTTAAAGGGTGCGGATAGTCTTATCCCAATCAATCATTGGGAAGATACCTTTATTGAATCTTTAGAACATTGTAGTGGCGTTCCTTTGGTAAACACTAATATTCTAATCTATAATAAATTGGTAGAACTTGGTAAGCGTGTATTAGTAGTATTACCATTAAAGAAAGACTTTGATTTGGTTATGCAACGAATTAGGGACCGAGGTGGAATTGACTATGATGATTCTTGGGTTTCTTGGTTCGAAAATTTATATTCGGAGTTTGGAAGAGCTAATGTTATAGAATACATTGGAGCTAATGAGTTAAGTGAAAGGTTAAAAAGGTGGAAAGATTATGGCTACTTATAGTCTATTGAACAAAGAAGAGGTTGTAAAGTTACCTGACAAGAAAGTAGTACAGGGTATTGCTATCATTCAATCATATAATTCTGCTGAGGCAAAGAATGGTAGTTCTTACTTTAACGGGGTACTCAAGGCTCAAGGAGCTTTAGACTTTAAGGTTTGGGGTGGTAGTCTTTATAAGCAGTTAGATGCAGAGGATTACAAAGGAACTCCAGTACTTGTAACTGGTGAAGTTAATGTTTGGAATGGCACTACATCTCTTATTTTGACAAGTGTTATTGCCGTAGATCCTGAGGAGCTTGGTGTAGATATTACTTTGTTAGACCCTACCAAGTATGACATTTCTGCTAATGAAAAAGAATTTTATCGAACTCTGAAGGAAGAGTTGTCTGAAGAAGCCTTTGAACTCTTTAAGAAGATTTATGACAAAATTCGTCCAGCTTTTCGTCAGGAGTATGCAGCGGTAACTATTCACGATGCAAGTCGTGGTGGTTTGTTGGCACATACACTCAAAATGTTGCGTATCTTAAAAACAACTTGGGGTAATTACCCTAATATGCAGGAGCATGTCAATAAAGACATTGTATTCTTGGGGTTAGCAATTCATGATATGGGTAAAATCTTGGAGTACAATAATGGTACTCGAACTGATATTGCTTTTGCAACCCATAACTTCCTTGGTCAAGAAATCTTGTTTGAATTTAAAGATGATATCATCAACGGTTTTGATTATACATTCAAACCTATGAATGATATTAAGCACTTTGAAGGTTTTGGGGTAGATTTCTATTATCGTTTGCAGGCAGTTATTCAGCAACACCATGGTGAGTTTGGTGAGCCTTGTCATACTATTGAGTCTTATATTGTGCACATGGTTGATTTGTATGAATCTCGTATGCAGATGTTGGAAGAGAAGCTACCATTTACAGGCAGCTTGAATGTAGAGTTCGGTAAGTACCGAGTGGAGTAGTGTTATGTACTTAGGTAAAAGTGTCTTAAAACTAGGGGTTTTGCCCGAAGAACTTCTTAAAGAAGCTATTTCTCAAGGATATTCCTATGTAGTGGGAGATTACTCTCTAATTTTAGAAGCTGAAGATAGAAAGGTGATTATTCAATCTTCTGGTGTCCTTGTAGAAGAAAAATATTATTGGCGTCAACTAGATTACCCTTATTCTTATATGACTCAAGAGTTATCTAAAGAAACACTAAAAACTTTACATGGTAATTACCATGTAGGTAAAAGGTTAATTAAGCCTACTAATTGGGAACAATCTTTTGCAGAAAGGGTGATTGATTGCTTTGTTTCTCCCTCATGGGTTGTTTTAAGCTCCCTAGATACTGAATAGCAGACTTTAATCAGTTTGCTATTTTTTCTTTAATTTGGTAAAATAGTATAAAATACATGAATTAGGAGATATTCTATGAAAGTTGCAGACATTGTAAGAGAGATAGATAAACGGGAAGCTCTAGAAAACTGTATCCTACACGGCAAGGTTAGGGGTATTATCAGCTCCCCTAATGGTTTTGAGGGGTTATTTCCTTCTAGTGGAGATTGGGCAGTTTTAGAACTTTATGCTATTACGGTAAAGGGTGAGAATTACTTTGGTTTTGGGGAAACAACCTTTTTGACTCCAAGGTCAACAATTCTTTTTGTACTTGAGGATAAGTCTCTTATTGGTAAGTTGGTAACTGTCTCAGGAAAACGAGGTAGGGGTATTAAACTTAGACGTCAAAAAATGCAGAACAATCGTTTAGGTTATTTTGTTCCAGTGTTCGCTAAGGGGAGAGATTTATGGAAACTTGAACCTAATACCGTAACTCCATTTAAAGGTACCACATCTAAAGAAATCGACTTGCTCTTTAAAGAGTATGAAAAGTTTGAGCCTTATTATCTAGCTATGACTAAGTCTGTTGTAGGTTTTGATGGAACTGACTTCTATAACTACATTGAAGATGATAATAAAGTAAGTAGGGGTTCTTTGTCTTATATTACAGATTTCACTCAAAGGGTAAATCGAGAGAAAGAGGAAGAACTTAGTTCCTTGTTGAGTAAAGCGGAGGGTGAAAGGGATTTATTCCTTTCAAATGTATTAGATAGCAATCCTTTGTCTGAAAGCATTAAAAATGACTTCGTAAAGTCCTTTAACAACTTAAGAAAAGTATCTAGTAGGTTAATTCCAGAAACAACTTCTAGGTTTAAGGATGTTGTCTCTAAAAAGGTCAAAACTTATTCTGAGGCTTTATCCTTATTGATAGGGGTAGATTCTTTAAAACACTTAGAGTCAGACATTTTGCTTGAAGACCCCTTTTACTATTATCTATCTGAAGAGTTAGATTTTGACACTTGTGAGATGTTGTTCTTTATTTCATCTCTTATTAAGGGTGAAGATTTTACTATTCCGTCTAAGATGAGGGGTGTCTCAGTAGTAGTTGAGGGAGCTAGACGTGTCTATAAGAGACGTGGTCATTCTATGTTGTTGAATACTTTATCTTCTCCATTAACTTGTAAGGTTAGTGATACTATGATTTCTCGGTATAAGAGTTCTCAAAGTCCTTTGGATAGCAAGTCCTTGAACGTGCTAAAATACATGGGGTATCTTAAGTACTCAAATTACAGGTCTTTGTACACTGATGGCATGTATTACTCTTTAGGTAAAGAGGTTGATTATCTCTCTTCGGCAGTATCTTCAGGTTTTATTGTAAATTCTAAGAAGTCTTACTATTCTGTATATGATTTAGCTGAGTTAGAGTTAAACTTAGTGAAATTGGCTAGTGATTTCGCTAGTGTTGGGTTTGATTACGAGATGTGGGATATCCAACCCCATATCGACTTAGTATCTGAGAACTCTGAACGTCCTTTCAATACTGATATGTTACGGTCATTAATTAACTTAAACACTGGTTTTGGACTCTTTTTAGGTACTAATCACAGTAGGCTCGACGAGGTAAAAGAAGTAATTTTACGTTCTTGTAGAGCTAAGGGGTATCTAAGCAAACTCTTAGTTGTGGATAGCTCATTCAAACCAAGTACGTGGTATAAAGGGTATGAGGGAGTTTACTTTCAACACATTAACCACGTAGCTTATAACGTAGAGCAAGGTAACTCATGGGAAGAGCCTAGTTTGGTATTTGTAAATAATGCACATACTCTGTCTTTACAAGAGTTAATTTCTATTTTAGAGTACGTTCCTACTGGTTCGGCAGTATATTTATTTGGTAGCCCTTGGAGTGGTGTAGGGGTATTCAGCTCTTTGGCTAGTAGGTATTCATCTGCTATTGTATTACCAGAAGCTGGTGGTTCTGCTTTAGAGTCTACCCTAGCAACCGTAAGTAGTGGCTTAACATTTTCTATTGGTAAAAACCTGAAATTGAGTAGTGTTCCCTCTGCTAATACTCTGTTTTCTATTCATGATGTACTTAAGAGAACTTTTCAAGCAGGTATGTCTAGGAATGATGTGCGTGTTATTAGTGACCTTGAGAAATCTATGTCTTGGGAGTCTTTGGGTGAGCGATTGTTAAGTGACTTCACTACGGTAGGGGCTATGTCTGAAATTGAGTCTGGAACTCTTGTGTTTTCTGAGGGAGTTACTTATGACTTATTCTATAAGGGTTCTTTTATTGGTAGTTGGTCTAGTGCTTTCCTAGGAACTTTAGAAACTTATGACGGAGATTATGCAACTGTTAAATTAGGTAATGGTGACTATAGTCTTAGAATTGTTAAAGACGGCTTAAGTCATGGTTATTGTATTCCGTCTCATGTTGCTGAGTTATACCCAGTTCGTGTATCATTTGTAGTTTGTCAACGCAATCGTGGTCAGATTAGTCGAGAGTCTGTTGTACGTTCTATCAACTCCTCTAGAGGGGTATCTTTCATTGGAGATACATCTCTTGTTGTTGGTTCTCACAGTAGTCGAACTTCTCTACCAGTGACTTTAATTGAAAAGGTTCTAAAATGAATATTGTAAATAAATTTCTAACCAAAATAAAGTCCAACTATCACAGACGGATTGCATATCGTAAACTTTATAGTCCTGAGATGTTGGCTAAGATGCCAGACTCTGAAAAACTCGCTTTAAGGTCTAAATATTTAAAGCATTTGGGTTTCTTCAGTACGCTTTTAGTGGTTAGTCTTTTGGCTTTACTTGGGGCTTATCTGCTTGATAGTCCTAAGGAGGATTTTACTAAAAATATAACTACCTACCGAAAAGAGCAGGATTTCCTAGCTAAGAAGCTAGACGGAATCTATGGTGCAGGTAATTGGGAGTATGGTGTCTATCAGACTAATATGGACGCCTTTAGGGTAGAAGTTACGTTATCCGATGGCTCTAAGGTAGAGCATTATTATCAGGTTAAAGGTGATAATATTTATCGCCTTAAGTTAAAGTGAGGTACTTAATGAATTATATCCCCCAATTAATTGCCGTCCTTAGAGACGGTAGAACCTTACCTTTATCTCCTAAGTATCGAACATCATTTTACTATGAGAACGCATACACTGTAAGAGAAAGATTAGGTTGGTATGCACAAACTAAAAATGAGTATGATTTACTTAAAAGTGTAGTAAGTTATGCTAATTCAGGTAGTTTGGCTACTTTATCCAAACTAAATAACTCATTAAAAAGGTCAGACGTAAGTTCTGTCACAATAGTAGTTAAAGGTACTAGTCAGATAGTTATCTTAGAAGATTATGATATTCTTCGCTTTGATATCATGTAGCTAATTGAATTGAAAGGTAGCAAATAAATATGTCAGTAGTAGTAATTACAAAGAACCCTGCGGAGGGCGTTTGTCCACAGTGTCGTCAGGTTAAGAAATTTTTAGAGAAAGGTTCAATTCCTTTCGAGGAAATCATGTTTGATGGAGATAACCCACAACATGAGGAACTCCTTGATAAGATCGGTGTTCGTACTGTACCTATCGTCTTGCCGCAGGGGGTATCTAACCCAGAGAACTTCTTTGTTGGGTTTAATGTTAACAAGTTAAGGGAGCTAAAGGAGGCTTAGCATGGCAAAAAGTCTAGACAACATCTCTCAAGTGACTAGGGGTTGCTACGTTGTTATGTTCTATACGCTAGGTCAGTCTGTTAAAGTTGAATCTTCTTTGGTAGAGGTACTACAGGTAAGTAGGAAAAACAACTTTATAAAAACTAAGTTAGCGTTATTCAACCTTAAGAATGGTGATTTCTTAGAAAGAACTGAATCCCATAACCCTCATGTTCACCCTCATAAGTTGTTTGTAGGTTTTAAACCTAGCACTGTAGTTGCTAAGGAAGGTTCTTCTGTATCTGTAATCACCTTAACAGTGGGTAGTCCTAGGATGGTATATATTAGGGAAAGAAAGATTACTGGGGTAGCAGCTAATAACGGTGTAGTATCAGCAATTACTTTGTCTGATGGAAATACTTATGTTTGTAATTCGAGTGGACAGTGGTCTTACTCTTATGTATCTAGTTTTGGGTTTAAGTGTACTGATATTATAGTTGATAATTTGGTAGTAGGGTAGAAGATGTTAGATTTAGTAGCTATGCCTACTGAGGAGTTAGTTCTGACTAGTAATGGTTCTGCTCCAGGAATTAAAATATCGAATAAGGTATTTTCTTGGGTAAAGTATTTAGGTCAAAAGATATAATTAGGTAATGAAAGGAAAACTTATGACAATAAAAATAGGAAAAAGTTTGGATGGTTTACTGAGTGCACAAGAGTTTAACTCAGTGTTTCCTCAAGGTAGTGACTTCTTTAAAGGGTTTTTCAAAGTTGTAACCTTTGTAGATTCTCTTATTTTGTATGCTAAGCCTTATAAGGGTTGTGCAGGAGAGCACAGCATACATATAAATTGGGGAGATGGTGAGGGTGTTTACTATCTAGAGAGGGGTAGTTTAAAACCCGTTTATGGTAATCTTTTTTCAGTAATTCTCGGTGATACAGATTTATCAGGTCTTACCGCAGTTGTAATTAATCTTAAGTTAGAATTGAATTCTAACTTGTTGGTATCTAAGGTCGGAAACGATATTATCTTAGATAAAGTACCAAGTACTCGAAAAAAGGTAAAAGCGGAGAAAGCTAATTCGGTAAGTGTTAAATCTCCTATAAAGCCAACAGAAAAAGAAGCTAAATCTCAAAATATGGGGAAGGTTAAATCTAGAATCTCTAATTCTTACGAAAACTTAGTTGTTCGTTTAAGGTTTGCTAAGGCTCTTAAAGCTGAGGTTGAGGGAAATCTCGGAGATAAGATTACTAATCTTTACGATTCTAAGTCTTTGAAGGAGTCTATCAAGTTGTTAGCAGCTTCTTATACTGAAGATAAAAAGTTTATTCTTCGTATGCATAGAACTCAGCTCCCTACTGCAAAGGGTGCTGAATACACTGATTATTATGGTGTATTCATGAAAGACTCTAAAAAGGCAAAAACTCTAGCTTATGTTTCAGAGGATGGAGCTCATTTCAATGAAAACGTAACTAGGGAACCTATGCCAGAAGTTCTGAAAGATGGGCTAATGGGTATGTTTGGAATAGTTAAGTATACTGCTAAGTCAGCAAGGGTCACGTTAAATGTCAAAATAACTGATTCATCAATCCTTGTCGACATTATGTAGCAATCCTTATCAACATTATAAAGTATTTCAAGATAGGTAGAAGATGTTAGATTTGCGGGAGTTTGGGCTTTACGCTCAGGACTTTAAAAAGGTTTGGGGGTACTTCGAGACCTTAGATAGTGGCACCACTTACGAAGAGTTGTGTTCTCTAAGGTTGTATCAAGACCCTAAAATGGTAGAAGTATTAAAGACAGTAGGGTTTATAAAGTTACCAGATACGGTAGATTTAGAGCCCTTGAAGGAATTACAGAGCTATTCGAATTTGGGGCTAGAAACTAAAACAGGCAGATGTTTGCTAGAGGGTAGGTTTGTTTTCCCAGTTAAGGATATGTTAGGTAATATCTTAGCTTTAATTGGTTGGTTCCCAGATGAAAAGAAATACATCACAACTCCAAGTAAGTATTTCCACCGTTCTAGCTTATTCTTTGGGTTAGAGCAGTTATCTACTCACGGTAGGGAGAATATTGTATTTGTCTGCGAAGGAATTTTTGATGCCTTGTCTCTACGGTCTATGGGGTATCGAGCGTATGCCACTATGGGTGTTGAGTTATCTAGGCAGAAGAAGTTGATGTACTCCTTGCTCGGAGGTAGAGTAGTGGGGGTATCCGACCGAGATAGGGTCGGCAATTCTGTTAGGGATTATGATAGGTGGAGTTGTTGGAAGTACCTAACTTGGGTTGGTGAGTTTGATATGTCTGAGGTAGATGAGGAAAACCTAAAAATCAAGGACATAGATGACTTAGTTAAGCTCTTTGACCCAGTAGCCTTGAGAGAAGTTATTGATGAAGAGTTAGCGACCAACCAAAATAAAATAGTTAAGTTAGAATTGTAGGTTTAGGAGGTAGTAGTTATGCCAAAGATTTCAGATACAGAGGATACAAAGAAAGTAATTAGGTGGTTAGATGATAATCCGTCTTATGTAAGTCGTTATCTAGACACTTGTAAGCTAAGAGGGGTATTACCTAGTTGCTCTGATTTCTTTAGTGTAACTAGTCTAGATTGGCATAGAGTTTACAATCTTAGGTACTCTTTGATAACTGGATATCTACGTGAGAAGTATAGAAAGGGGTAGTTAGTCTATGTCGGAGGGTTCGAAGCATAAACTTGCTAAGGGAAACGCAGAAAATCTTATTGCTTATGTCTCTTCTCTAAAGGAAGAGCTTGGTGGTAAGCCTTTAAGTCAAGTTAGTTTGACTGTTAGTGAAAAAGATGGGTACATTGAGTATGTAGCACGGTTTAGTAAGTCTATAGTTATAACATCTAAAACTTATCCAAACTCAAAGGAATTTAGTAATAAATCTTCGAATATGTTCCTAGATAATGTAATTACTTACGATGAGTACTATGTGGATTTGCTAAGAAAATTGGTTATCTCTTCCTTGCATATTCTTGAGGAGGAAGTAGATGCGTTAACTATAAGTTATAATAATAAAACAAAAGAAATAAACTTGGAGGTTTTAAAATGAGTCAAGTTAACTTAAATCAAGAAGGTCTTCGTTATCTGAAGAATGCTTTAGGTAAGTTCTCGCAGTTTGTTATTGGAGCTAGTGATGATTTCTCTTTCGAAGAAGGTATTATCGCAGATACTCCTGACGGGGTAGTTATTCAATTCCTTGCAGGTGACATTGATGGTGGTGAGCAAACTCTACAAATTAGAAACTTGTCAGAGAACTCTATCTCCTATGTAAGCCCTAAACGTGGCAACAAGTACACTCGTGCTTGGCAGGAAGTTGGTTTGCGAGGCGACCAAAAAGCGTTACTTCCATTCTTCCAAGACGTTATTAAGGGTCTCATGCAGTTGGGTATTCTTGTTGACCGTCTTGAGTGGAATATGTCGGCAGCTTATACAGGTAAGTTGAATCTTGTAAAAACTAAGAAAATAAAGAATGGCAACTATGTTCTAATCCTAAGAGACAAAGATGCTTGGGGAGAGGGTGAGTAACTTGTTTAATCCAAACAATTTAGTATTTTTGGAAGATAAATACTTGTCTATGGCAAGGTCTATCAATCCAAGGATACTTCTAGCAGTATTAGGGGTATTACTTCTATCTCGGTTTTTAAGGTCTTGGTCTTTATGGGTACTAGCTAGACGTTATTCTATCAAGGGTTCTTTCCTCTTATCTCAGTTACCGTTTGTTAGTATCTTCTTGAACTATCGTTTAGGTAGAGAGCTTTGTGGTATGGGTGCAAAAACTAGGGTTTTATTTAAGGTCTTGTTACTTAGCTATATCATAGGTTTAGCTTTAGTGCTAGTAGCTCCAAACTTTAACTTAATGGTTATTGGAGGGGTACTTGCAGTAGTACCTTACCTCTTAAGCATTCAGTATTGGGGTACTGTTTCTGAGGGTGTTCTTGGTAGGGAATCTCTTTGGTGGTACGTTCCTATTGTGGGTAGTTTGATGATTATTCATAGCGTAGGTAACTCTTATAAAAGGGATATCTATCAGAAGCCTAAGAATTTCGATACTTTCTTTAAGAAAGCAGAAGACTTAGAAATTTCACTCTAAGTGGTTTACTTGGTGCATACAGTTGTATGTACCTTTTGTTGTTGTTATGGTATAATATTTAAAAAGTATTAGGGGGTAGTCTATGGAAAAGATTAGTGGACGTCTTGCAGACGATAATAATTATACTCTTTCATTAGAGGACGGTCGTTTGAAGATGTTAGTAGGTGTTGTTGAGTATGAGTTTAAGCTAGAAGATTTGCTTGACTTCACTTGGGGTAACAATGCTTATGGTGAGTTTGCTATTCCTTTGAATATCCTAAGTTCAGCAGTTAGGGGTAGGACTCTTTATCCAGCTTGTTTGAAAATTAGGGGATGGCTCTCTGATAAGACTTTGGAAGGGCTAGTAAAATTTAAATTTAAGAAAGAAAGACGTGGGGAAGATTATTTCCTCATTGGTAAATGGTGATTTTTATGTATTTTAAAGTAACGAGTTATAGTGCGTTGAAGCGTTTGTATGATTATCTTGATGAGCGTTTCATTCCTAATATTGCTAGAGATAGTCTTTTATTGAACTTGTCTATGTCGGGAGATGCTATTACTTTCCCTTTGGTACTTAGCCTTGGTGGTCTAAGCTTTAAGGTAGTAGACGAGGGAAGCGTAGAAGAAGGCAGTCCTATCGTCGAGGTGCGTACCAAGGAAGTATTTATCTCTTCGAATGGGGTAACTCGCAAGTTGCGTGACGGGTTGGACATCTACCCTAAGTTTAAGCGTGCTGATTGGTACTCTGGAAAGGTGGCTTTCAAAATTGAAGACTTCGACACCTTGGAACAGTTTGTAGGCATCTTTGAACCAGGAGAAGTAAAAGATTTCCCAGAAACTTATAACGGTAAAACTATTTACCTAACAGTTAAGGAGTCAAATATCTCTTTCCATAAAGAGTTACCTCAAGGTATGCCATGCGTTAACTACTATGTAGGTTATACTTTCCCTAGTGCTTTAGAGGTGATGTAGTATGGCTACAAAGTTTGTAATTGATAAGGAATTATTTGACTTCTTAGAGTCAACTTATCACGGATGTGACCTCGGAATGGCTAATAATGGCATCGTCCATTTGTATAAAGTTCCAGGTGCTTCAATTACTATCTATAGGACTGGTACTCTTCTTATTCAAGGTAAGCAAGAAGAGAAGTATGCTCAACTTATTGGTGGGATGCTAAGTTCTAAGGCTATCCAGCCTAAATCGTCCAAGAAAGGGAAGGGTTCAAAGTCTTCGAAGGATAACCCTTTTAGTAATCAAGCTTTTATTATGGGTTCTGACGAAGTTGGTAACGGCTCTTATACAGGGGGTATGACTGCAGCAGCGGTTTATGTTCCTAAGAAAGCCGTATCTGATCTGCATGCTTTAGGGGTAGCTGACTCTAAAACCATCAGTGACGGTAAAGTGCTAAAACTTGCTGAAGAGGTTAAAAAGATTTGCCCTTATTTTGTTATGAGTTTGTCTCCAAGGCAGTATAATAGGGCTATCGACAAGGGTTATAACCAAGTGTCTCTTAAAGTTTTTATGCATAATTACTGTGCATCTAAATTGCAAGAAGCTAATCCAGATCTTAGGTATCAAAATTATATTGTTGATGGGTTTACTCTTCAACCATCATGGGATAAGTATGTTGCTAAGGAAAAGGAAAAATGTAGTGTTAAGGCTAGGTTAATTCCTCATGCTGAAGGTAAGTATTTGGCAGTAGCAGCAGCGTCTATCTTGGCTAGGGCAGCTTTTCTAGCTCAGATACAGTCTTTATCTACAGAGTCTGGTATTCACTTACACCAAGGTATATCTGACTATGTTAAGGAGGATGCATTCACACTAAAGAGTCATGGTTTCGACTTGGCTGATTATGTAAAACTACACTTTAAAAATACGAAAATGTGGGGGCTAAACTAATTTATGGATAACAGTATGCAAGTTTTTATGGAGTTAGATACTCTAGTGGCTGAGGGGTATGCAGATGAGCTAACTCCAGTAGAAGAGCACGGTGGTCACCTAGTTAAGCGTGATGATTTGTACTCAGCTTTTGGAGCAATGGGTGGTAAGGCTCGTTCTTGCCAGTATTTGTGTGAGCAAGCTTTGAAAAGTGGTTTGAATGGGTTAGTAACTGCAGGTTCTAAGAAAAGTCCTCAAATTCAAATTGTTTCTTTTATTGCTAAGCATTATGGAGTTCCTTTCCATGCTCATTGCCCTCAAGGTGAATTAGGTCAGGAGTTGGAGGTAGCTAAGGCTAATGGAGCTGAAATCTTTCAACACCGTGCAGGTTATAATAATGTAATTATTAGACGTGCTAAGGATGATGCAGAGGCTATGGGCTATGCGGAAATTCCTTTTGGTATGGAGTGTTGGGAGGCAGTATATCAGACAGCCTTGCAGGTTAAGTCTTTGGTAGAACCTTACAAACAAGGCAAGTTTTCTCGTATTATCATGCCTATTGGCTCAGGTATGAGTTTGAGTGGTGTTCTTTGGGGCTTGCTCTATTGGGGTATCGATGTTCCCGTTGTAGGTGTTCAGGTTGGTGGTAAGTATGAGAAACGTCTTCAAACTTACGCTCCAGAAGATATGAACCTAACTACTGTTAAATCTTCCTATGATTACCATAAATACTATGAAAACAATCAAATTGGTGACTTGAAGTTAGACCCTATCTATGAGGCTAAGTGCTTAGACTTTATCGAAGAGGGTGATTTGCTATGGGTAGTAGGTGTTCGTGATGGTATTATTCGAGGGGTAGGTTAAATGAAAGAAGAAGTTAAGTTTTTAGCATTTACTGTCTTAGTTATCACTTTATTTATTTCTATTGGTGTCCTTGTTTATTATAAGATTCCCTATCTATCGGACGATCTAGCAATTATTGGAATTCCAACTTTAATTTCAATGATCTTAGAATCTTCTTCTAGTAAACATCATGAAAAGGGAAATGAGAGAAAGTCTAAGTCTAGGTTCATAGTAGCTATGATTTTTCTTACTATCGGTTATATCTTTCTTTCATTATCTATGTTTGTTTCTACAAAGACTGTAGAAGACGGCTCAGGTAAAGCAAAAACTATTACGGTTGAAGCTGGCTTGTATTACTCCTTAAATGTTGGAGATAAGGTAGATTATAAAGGAAATATTTTAGGTTCAAGCAAGGAGTAAATTAAAAAATGAAAAATTGGGTTAATACGCTTTTAGTCTTTAGTACATTTGTTTTATTACATCTTGCAGTAATGCCATTTGTAGATTACCTAACGGGTAGTGGAGAAATATCACTCTTTCTAGGTGTGGTGTTGGCTATTGTTTTTATATTCTCAGCCAAGCATATCTTGGATAGGGGGTATCTAAATAACCGCAAAGTAAAGAATGCTTTTATTATAGTAGCTTTACTTTGCGTTGGAACTCTTGTATTCTACGCTAAGACTACTAAGACAGAAGTTACAACTACTTCTAAAACTAAGGTTGTCAATGCTAAAGTTACTACAGAGTATAGTTATATGTCCTTCTATAGAATGACTCTCTTAGCTGATGGCGATGTTATCGCTCTAGAACATGTTAAGAATGGTGGAGATTTCTATTTGGGCGATAAAGTTCGTGGCATTAAGAACTTTACGAAGACAACTCATACAACGAATGTCTTTGGGGTAAAAACTTCTCACGTTAGTAGGTATATTGAGTTAAAAGGTAAGTAAAATGAAACTATCAAAAGCAGATGGAAAATATCTTTCAGAAGAAGGTTTCCTATCTTTGATTATAGGTGTTATTTTCTGTATATCAGCTATTTTTAGTAGGTTTATGCTAGGAAGTAATACTTTGACGACTTTATCCCTTATAGGAGTGGGGTATTTCTTTGGGAGTGGTATAACTTACCTAAAGATAGCTACTCGTAAATAGCTATCTTTTGGAGTCTTAGAAATTTTCGTTATTTTTATTGACAGTTAATTTTAGTATTAAATGCAATAGCTTAATTAGCTTTAATTTTTATAGGAATTCCTTAGATTTTTATCTAAGGTTCTACTGGATTTATGGTACTTGGATCGTTGGTCTAGTACCTGTGCATAGGGGTGATTTAATGGTAGTAGTAAATGTCAACCTTGGTATTGGGTATGCCTCAAGTGGGGTAGAGTACGCTCAAGCCTATCGTAGTAGGTTGTTAAAAAGTATGGGTAGAAAGCAAAAGAATGTTTTCTTAGATTTCATGCCCGATGATACAGTATATGATATGGCTAGTAATTTGGGGATTCCGTCTGATTCGGTAGTATGGTTGTATGATTACTTTAGGGATTCCTTGGTTTCTAGCTCTGCTAATAAATTGACAGACTTTGAAAAGGAGTGGGGTACTATTGATGAGTCTCGCTCTTCTAAATTCAGGAAGTATTTTGGAGATGAGAATGACTTTATCGTTGCTAATTTAAGTCGTTTTAGCCCATCTTTTGTTACGTCTGTTGAGTATGTAAATGCTGGTTGTTTAGTCTTAAAAGAGTATTTCTCTGAAAGCACTATTTATTGTAGGGAGCGTTTTACCCCTATCAACGGGGTAGCGACTCGGTATGTTAGGGAGTTCTATAATACAGATGGCACTCTTTACTTACAAGAGTTTATTGATGACACTAAAAACTCAAGATTTCTCTATAACGGAGAACTTTATCCAACAAAAGAAGCCTTATTTAAGTTAATGATGTCTAAAGTATTAACTAATAAGGATTTTGTACTACTTGACCGTGCTAGTGGTACGGCTAAGGCTTTGCTCTCTTTGAAGGGTATTCTCAAATTTAAGTTGGGGGTAGTAGTTCATGCAGAGCATTTTGTTCCCGAAGGTACTAAGGATGGCAATATCCTATGGAACAACTTTTATGATTATGTTTTCCGTAATTCTGACAAGGTTAATGCCTTTATCTGTTCTACAGAGTTGCAGTCTGATATCTTGAAGAAGCAAATAAAACACTGCTATAATAAAGATATCGCAACTTATACTATTCCAGTGGGGTATCTTGAAGAGTTAAAAGGTAAAGATTTGGAACGAGATTTAACTAAGTTAGTTACTGTATCTCGCCTATCTAGTGAGAAGAACTTAGATATTCTTATTGAATCTCTTGCAACAGTAAAGGGTAAAGGTTATGAATTTATTTTAGATATCTATGGTGAGGGTTCTGAGCGTATTAAGTTAGAGTCTCTAATCAAATCTAAGGGGTTAGAAGACTGTATCTTCTTAAAAGGTCACGTAAATGTATCAGACATCTATAAAGACTACTCATGTTATGTAAGTGCTTCTCAAGGTGAAGGCTTTGGCTTATCTTTAATGGAAGCAGTCGGCTCAGGTCTATTCTTAGTGGGGTATGATGTTAATTATGGAAACCCTACGTTCTGTAAAGAAGGTGAGACGGGTTATCTAGTACCTTATGTAGAAGGTAAGCGAGAGGAAAATGTACTGTCACTTGCTGATGGTGTTGAGAAATATCTAGGCACTTATTTAACGTTGTATAGGAGTAGTGTATATAACCTAGCTGAGGGGTATCTTAAAGATAAGGTAAAAGAATGTTGGAGGTCTTTGTTAAATGATAAGTCTATTTAGTTATTATGATTCAGATGCTTGGGACTTGCATTATTCCTTGGAGGTTGATGGAGTTCATAATAGGACTTTGTCTTTAGATTTTAATGGTTTTCTGCCGAGTGATGTGGAGTCTCCTTGGGAGTCTTATCTTTACACTAGGGAGTTACCTTTTAAACCTTTACATGTGAATGATTTACCTCTACCACTGGGCGTAGAGTTGGAGTCTGAGGATGGTATCTTTTATCTCTATGGGGAGTCTGGTATTGTTGGAAGGGTTTCTTTCTATGGGGAGTTGGTAGACCGTATTGTCAAGAGTGTCGATTATTTTGACACTAAGGGACAACTTCTAGTTACCGAAAACTATTGTAACCGTGGATTTGTTTTCCGTAGGGACTACTATATTGGTGGATCTTGGGTATCTAGTGTTTATTTCGATGATAAAGGTAAAGAGGTTATCTCTCACAACCTTTATACAGGGTATTTAATGGTAGGCTCTAAGTCTTACAGTAGCTTAAGCGAATTCTACTTGGGGTACTTGAAGGAACTCAACGAGCCTATCTTATTCACAGAAGAAATGCTTGGCATGGGTATTGTAGAAGGTTTGGGGTATAATCCTGAGAATGTTTTAGTGGTAACTGGTAGATACGATGACAATTTACCAGAAAATATTGTAGAGTTCGCTAAGACTGGTAAGGTTTTGTTTACTAACCATTTCCAGTATGATACTGTTAAAAAGGAGTATCCAAACTCAGGTTTTGCAGGTCTTAAGTTTAGAAAGGTTTCTGAGCTAGGTAGTCCTAATGATGTGGTAATTACTACTGACACAGACAATTTAGTTGGTATAGAAGAGTTAGTTCATGAATGTAAGAACACTCACTTCCATATTTTAGCAAGTACCTTGGTATCTAAGAAGTTAGAAAATCTAGGTAATCTGCCTAATGTCTCTGTATACCCATCTGCTAGTGAGGAGGATGTTACTTCATGCTTTGCTACAGCAGGTATTTTCCTAGATATCTCTACTGGCTCTACTGTATTTAATGCAAATAAGAGGGCTGTTGAGAACTCGATGTTGCGAATAGGGGTAGTAGGGGTATCTAGTGGCAAGCATATCACCAACGAGCTTTTGCACTCTAAAGACATGAAAGGGGTTAGTAATATCCTTAATCTTGTAGCTGATGATAAGTCAGAACTAGCTGAATTGTATAAAAATCAAGAGGTCTTGTTGGGGTATAACTCTTCAGAGTCTTTTAGTAGTTTTCTTAAGTAGCTTTGCGTTCAGGGGGTGTTTATGGTAAACTATATTATATAGATATAGTTTAGTGGAGGTTTTATATATGGATTTGAATGCAAGTGGAGAAAGTAATGGTAGCTTGGAAGGACGCAAACAGTTCTTAGCAGAACTTACAAAAATGTCTAGCAAGGTTTCTACTATGGATAAAGCAGTGCTACTATCTTTCGATCCAAAAGGTAAAGTAGATATTTCATCTTTTGGGTTTCATCCTTTAGAGTTGGCAGCAACTCTTGATGGTATCTCTAAAACAATCCGAGATGGTGTATTTCAAAGTCAAAATCCTGAAGAAGCATTAATTGCAGCCCTTAGGGATGTAGCCATAGCGTGTGGGGTACCTCCAGAAGAACTAGATAAACTTGAAGATGATGAATCTAAGTAGAAGAAAATAAATGAAGGTATTAAATTATGAGTAAACAGTATTTAATTGTTAGTGAGCAGGTAGGTAAGTTCCTAGAGAATAAGTCTTACCAAACTCCTCGTGAAAAGGTTGCCTTTATGGCATCTATATATGAGGCTGAGAGGCGTGCTGAGGATCCTCTCATTTTGAGCGATGGGGATTACGATATTATTATGCGTATCCTAAACGGTGAGGAGTTCGTAGTTGACACGGGTAAATTTTATATCAATGTAGGAGCACCTATTAATCGTGAGGAGTTCTTGTGTACGGTAGAGGTTACTTATGATGCTGAAGGTAATCGTCTAATTGAGTGGGGCTTAGATACTCTCGATAATGCCTTCCTTTTTAGGGAACAGGATTGGGAAACCCTTGTACCTGAAGGATATCGTAGTGATATCTTTAAGGTTATGGAACGTCTTGCTTATTTGAGAAAGGAAGAGAAGGAAGAAAGTTTCTCTCCATTTAATCCTCCCGTTGTAGAAGAAGCAGACAATGTAGTCACATCGTATGAGGAGGGTACTTCAGACGAAGATACCAGTGAGAACACTCATCTTAGTGAAGAAGGAACTACCTCTCTTTTAGACCAGGAGATAATCCTTTAACTGCGGTCTAGGGGTATGGATTTACCTAAGTGGGCTTTTGGTAGTAATTAGCGTGGGTTAAGTGTATATAGTAGCCTTGTTGGGGTATGTACTTAATTATTTTAGAATATTGTATATTTTATTAGGGTGTCTTACTTGGGCACCCTAAGCAATAATTAAAAGAATAAAGAGGAAAAACAATGAATAAAGTTAAGTTATTTTCAGGCGTAGTTTTGGCAACAACAGTTGCCAGTTTGGTGGGTAGTGTAGCATCTGCTGATATTCAGACAGATACAATCAATGAGAAGTGGGGCAAACCTACTTTGGTTTATGGTAGTGACCTTACTGATGCACAGGTTGCAGAGACTAACAACGCTTTCGGTATCAAGAATATTGATAACGTAAACCGTCAAATCACAACTTCAGACGACTTTAACAAATGGATGGGAACTACTGGTGAAACTCCAGCCCTTATTTCTTCAGCTTTGGTACAAAAGGCTGATAAAGGTAATGGTGTAAAAGTAAATATTAAAACTCCACAAAATATTACCAAAGTGACTACCTTGCAGTATCAAAATGCAGCTATTACGGCAGGAGCTAGTGATGTAAATATTGATATTGCTAGCCCTATTTCTGTAACGGGTGAATCTGCTCTAGTGGGGGTATCTAAAGCCTTAGAGGCAAATGGTCAGAAAGTAGATCCAAAACGTGCAGAAGTCGCTAACCAAGAGTTGTCTACTACTGCAAATATTGCTGACCAGAACAAAGATAACAAGAAATTCGACCCAGCAGCTCTTGACTTAGCCTTGGCTCAAATTAAAACTGACTTGGCTGACTATAAAAAATCAAATGGTAAAACTGCAGACAATGCTAAAATTGAAGAAATCGTTAACAAGGCTTTGAAAGACAATGGTCTTGACCAAATCATTTCTGCTGACCAAGTACAACAGCTTGTATCATTTGCTAACGCTTATCAAAACACTTCTGCCATTGACTCTAAAGAAGTGAAAAACCAGCTTGATAGTTTTGCAAAAAATGCTTACAATTCTTTGTCTGATAGCTACAAGAAGGTAATTGACGGTGATGGTGGTGGAATCCTTGATGGATTTGTATCATTCTTTAAGGGATTGTTTAATGGTATTGCTGATTTCTTTAAAAATTAAGAAGCAATTAGGGGTAGTAGTATTATGTTAGGTTTAGTAAAGGTAAATAAGCTCATGGACTTGCTATCTAAGGATATCGAGTTTCAACTTTGTCCAGTGTATCATATCGTTAATCCTCTATCCAAGGAGGAAGAATTCCAGTTAACTCCTAGTCATGATTGGGCACCTATGTTGATTCGTGTACGTGATGAGAGGGTTTATACGGCAGAGTCGGCTATTAGGGGTACTTTAGGAAGACTGGAAAGGCAAGGCTATTTGGTAGCATCAAGGGTGGAAGAGTTATGTCAACTAAAAGAAAATTAGTAATAGCAGTCCTAGTAACGTTGGTTTCAGCTTTGGGTTTGTTTCTTTACAGAGCTTATTCCGCAGCAGATTACTTTATATTTGCTGAACGCAATCAAAATACCAGTGTAGTTAAGTCCTTAGAAACCTTGGAATCTCGTAAGATTATTGTCCTTTACAAAAGGCACTGTAAGGTCTGTAAGGCTTGGGACGAAGAGGTGACTTCAACCTTAGAGCCTTATGATGCTTCTTACTTGGATATGGAAGACGGTATTCCAGAAAATGTTTCTACTGTTTTAAGTACTCTACATCAGGATGTACATACACCTCTTGTCTTAGTGGTAAGCAAGTTAGGGGGTAGCTACCTTGTGCAGTATAGTCGTACAGTTGATAGTAAGGACTCTTTAGAAGACTTGAAGAATTATCTAAGAAGTAATTTCACTTCTTAGGTTTTTCTTATTTATAGGGGTATAAATCAGTTTGTAACTATCTTAAGAGTTTGGTAGAATATATTTATAGAAATTAGAGGTATATATTTATGGGTTATAGTATTTTCTCTCATAAAAGTGAGTTGCTTGAACGTTCTGAGTTTACCTTAGCATATCTAAAGGATATCAATAATAAACTAAGTAACTTAAATGCTGATGGATGTGTCATTCAAAATGTAGAGTATGATAATGATGGTCGTTTTCTAATTCAGTATTTAACCCGTGACTCTGCAGAAGTTCTTAAAACAGTTGCGGAACATGAAGAAAAGGAACAAGCAATCATTAATTCTTTGGTTCGAGACTGCTCTAAAGCTTTGACTAACACTGTCTCTGAAGATGTTTACTGTAGGGTAGTGCATTATGATGGTGGAGAAGTTTCAAAAGAGCTTTCTTCTAGCTTTTTCAAACGTTGGTATCGAGATATCCAAAGCATTAGCCGTGCTGACGGGTGCTTTGAGGTAGAGTTGGAGAATGGTGAAAAGTACGCTCTATCACGTTTGTAGTCTTAAGATATTATTTTAGGTAAGACCATTTATATTTTAGTATGTGGTTAGTTTCGTTCACCGTAGCCCTCTTTAGGGTGAATTGGCGTTCTTTGCCCCTATTTAGGGGTTTAGGGCTTATGCAGGTTCGAGTCCTGTCGGTGGAATAGACTGTTAGGGTTTTACGGTCTTTAGGTCTTAGGGGGTAACCCGTTAGTAGTGTACCTTTTTCATAAATTCCCAGTTAAATCAGATTATTTTGTACTCTAAGACGGCTTTTCCTTGCTAGGTTTGAGGGGGTTGGATTCCCTCTAAGAGCTTTATAAATTTTTAAATAAAGGTGTTTGGTTTTATGATCCGTGGTAGTTATGCGTGTGTAAAGTACGCAAGAAATGTATCAAAAAGTAATTTCACTGCATTAGATTTAGTTCAGGAATGTAATGACAATTCTCTATGGGGTATCTCTTTAGAGGATTTATCCTCTCAAACTGGTATTCTAGTTCCAAGGCTTAAGAAGTTTTTCAACTACTTGGCTATACCTAATGAGAAAGAGTTCTCATCTTTGCTTTCTGTTCGTAATCGTTATGTTAGCTAATCTATTGGTTATTAGGTTAGCTTTAATTGTATATAGGAGTTTTAAATGCATAAAGAAAAGAAAATCCAGTACTCAAAGTATAGGTATGAAGCTTATAAAAAGCTAAATAAGTTGTTCCTAAATAAACTTAAACAGCTTGGTATTACAGGGACTGAATCTGTTCTTCTAGATTTCCAGATAGAGTACTATATACCCAGTAATAGATATCGTGTTGTAGTATTTTATGGAGAAAGGGGTATTATTTGTACAATACCCTATACGAACTCCGATGATTATACAATTAGTCTAGAAATAGGTAGAGGGGGATGTTGTTATGTAGGAAATAACTTCTCTAATAAAATGGAATCTTATCTAAAGGAGTTAATCAAATATAAGTTGCCAGATACTGTTGAGATTGTTAGGTTTTATGCAAATAATAATCAGATTTCTTATAGTTATATGACTAGTAGCTATATAGAACTTGAAAGAGGTAGATCGGGGTATCCAGAAAAATAAATTATAACTCTATGTAGGCTAGGGGGTATTAAATGGGCAACGTAAAGAAAATCAAGTATTCAAATTATAAGTACGAAGCTTACAAACGTTTGAATAAGTTGGTTTTAGAACAAATGGAAGAAATTGTCAAATCTAGGCTACCAAAGGGGTATGTTGTAACGAGTCCTGATAATTTAGAATTTCAGATTCAGTATGATGTACCAGAAAATAGATATCGTATTGAAGGGTTCTATGAAAGATATCCAATTTGTTCACTAATTTGTATTGATGAACCTAATTCATTCCATGCAGTAATGAAGTTTCCTAACTATCCTAAAGTGAGTGGCGACTTCTTTGAGAAGATATTATCCCCTATAAAGAAGTTAATGAATTACAGCTTGCAAGAGAATGTTGCATCTGTTAAGCTCTATGTAGATGACAGTCAGATTTATTATAGTCGCCTAAATAGTAGGGGTAGAGTTATAGAGTCAGGTAACTCAGGCTATTATAAGGGGGTAACTAATGCCATATAAAGGAAAAATCTCGAAGAGTATTTTAAGACCTTACAATCACAAGGCACTTGAGTACAAAGCTATTAGGGGTATCGCTCTTAAAGTTTTAAAAGAAAGTGACTTTTTTGAAAAGACTGGTTTATCGCCTGACAAGATTAGAATTTCTTTTGGTGACGATGGTACTTTCCCTAAATGGGAGACTCCAGTATTTGTTAATGGAGTTTACGTATTTAGATTTAATGGACCTAGTATTGAAAGTTCAGGGCAATATAAGTTCCGTAGATGTCTTACAGACGAGGAGTTCTATCAGTTTAGCGATAACTTAAAATTCCTTTTCATGGGTTCTCATTCTAAAACAATTCCAGCAGAATTAGGTGGACGGATTAGTTATTGGGAAATCACGGAAAGCTACTGTGAGTTTGTCGTTGAGGAGACTAGGTTCTTAAACAAAGATTGGGGTACTGAATTTCCTAACGTTTACGAGAAAGAACTTCCAAAGTATAAAAAGGAAGCTTTTGGGAAAATTGAAAAGGTAGCTAATGGTTTAATTACTAAGGCAGGTTTCACTCCTAGTAATAATCCTTACTATATGAACGGTAAGTTTAAGACGATTTTACGATATACCGACCCTATCAATCAAAACAATAGTGGAAGTACTCGTAGTTTTGTTGTTTCTCTTGGAGTTGAGCAGTGCCTTGTCGTAAATGGTAGGAGTGTCTATTGTGTAAATGGTTTTAAGTGCGACTTATCTGAAAAAGAGTACTATACAATCTGCAAGAACATAGAAATTCTACATAGGTTTGCAGGGGAGAAGGGTACTACAATAGAGTCCAAGATAGGTAAAATCACTAATTACTATCTTAGCAGTGATAAGACTGAGTTTACTGGTACTTTTGGTCATTACTTGGAGAGAGGCAGAGAGTACAAAGAAGTTAAGTAGGGGGTATATAATGACAAAAACAACTATTAAACCTTATTACTCTTACAAAAGAGAGGCTTATCAAGAGTTAGTTAGGTTCTTAACACCTCTCCTTGAAAGGGTTTCTCCTTTATATGAGTCTGTTAAGTTGGTAAATGGGGGAGAGTATAGTCTTAGGTTTAGCTTAACAACCAAGTTTCAAAAAGATTTCTCACCTAGGCTCTTGAATGTTACTATAACAGGTTCCAGACGCTCTGCCCAGCTGCTTCAGATTTTATTAGATTCTGAGGAATGGGTTGTATTAGTAAACTCAGGAAACGGTCAAAGACCTAATAAGGTTAAACTAACTGCGTCAGAGTTCTCGTTTATACTTAAGAGGTTCTACGAGTTGGCTAGGGTGGGTGAAGTAATACCTAAGACTTTGCATAGCTTTGTAGCTAACTGTTATTCTTCTCAGGTATCTTACTTTAATAGCGATACTACATTATCCGTGGTAGCTTATGCGAGTGAAGGGGACCTAGCTTACTATGGGGGTATCAGCCCTTATGTCTTAAAATAGGGGGTTGGTAGTTTATAAAGAAAGGAGCAAATAGTGGAAAATTTAAAGCAACGATTTGAATCAGAGGCGTTCAAAGATGATTTTAAATTCTATACAATTTTTATCGTAGTTGCAACAATCTTAGTCCTTGCCATTATCTATAGTGGGTATCTAACTGATTTGTTGCATTCAGTTTCAGGAGAAACTACAGTATGGAAGTAGATGATGATTTGACTGTTAAGGAGATATTTATGAAAGAGAACAACCTCGGATTTAAACTTGCAATGACAGCTTGGGTATCAGTAAGCGTTCTGATGACTTTAGGATTTATTGTAAACATTGTGTCTGCAATTAAGTAAGGAGTTCAGATGACTGATTACAAAAAGTTAGCAAAAGAATGTTTGGATAAGTATCCGAATCGGAAAATTAACGTATTTATGAATCTCAACTATGTTGGGAGTGTGAATTGGCTTGGTATATTTGCTGATTGGGATTAGAAAGGATTTATATGGCAACTAAAACAAAACCGTATTTTCAATACAAACAAAAAGCCGTGAATCGTATTTTGGATTTAGCATGGAAACTTCTAACAGAGGCGAATGTTCCAAAACAATATCCAAACATTGTTAGAAAAGAACTTGAAATTTACCATAAGAGAGATGAAATGAATGTTGATGAACTTGAAATTAACTGGCGTGGTCATACGTTATTGGTTATCAGTACTGCTTCAGGTGAAGTGAAGTCGTCAAGTAAATTGAATATTCGTAATGCAATCACCAAAGAAGAGTGGCTTATCTTATTCAAAGCTGAAAAAGATATTTTCAGATACGGTGAAGGCATAAGTATTGTTTGGTACTTCAAGTGTGCCGTTGAAGAATGGTATGGAAATGAAAATGAATTAGCTTTCAGAGCAGGCTCACGTTGGTTACGATATGCGAAAGCGAAGGGGACTTAAGTCAAATGGGTAATTATGAAAGAAGAAACAAAGAAACAAGCGTCTAAAAGAGCAAACTACTGGAGAAATAGATTGTATAAATTCCAAGAGCTCCACCCTGAATTAAGTAAGCGTGAAGATTCTAAAATGGAGTTCGCAGATGTCTCTAAGATGTTAGCTCTAGGGGTATCTGTTGAAATCGGAACTTATGATGCCATTTATTCTTGGTCAAGCGTTGAATCTAACGAGTCGTATAACAAAGTAACCGTTAAACAGGAAGGGGTATCAAACCCTTACATTTTAATCTTTATCGGTGAACCTTATGAAGACCATAGTAAGTCTTTCTTATTTGATAATAAAGACGAAGCAACTCAATGGTTACTAAGGCGTATGCATAGTTGGTGCAAAAGAAAGCCAACATTTACTGACCCTTTTACTGATGCTATGAAGATGTGTCTAGCAATGGTTCAAAATCTAGCTTGAATTAAGTTGTTTTTAGTGGGGTAGTATGTTAAAATAATATTATTAGGTTAGAAAATCTTCTAACTTAAAATAACTTTTCTTCAGGTGTGCTTTAAGCACCTTGAAGTAGATTTCTTATAATGGAGGATTTCAATGAAAATCAAAAGCATGTCGAAACGTATTCTTTCAACTGTAGCTTTGGGTGTATTAACTGTCTCAGCTCTCTCGGTAGTTGAATCTGTTAAAGCGGATGTTTATTACAATCCGAGCACCTCTTATAACCGATATGGTGTAGGTGGTGATAATAACGATTACATCGAAAACACCACAGTTGATGGTACTCACCTAAGCTACAACACTAACTTTGAACTGTTCAACTTCAAATGGGAGTACAAACGTAGTGATGGTAGCATCGTTCGTTATTGGGAACCTAAGAAAGATGCATCAGTTATTCACGATGAATCACGATACTCTTTAAATAACATCAATCGTCGTGTTTACGACTTTGACTCTTATGGGTATCAGCTACCTGAAGGAACTGACTTTTCAGCTAAAACCTTTATCGGTGAGCAAAACGTAGATGCCCACACGGTTTATCGTTATTGGAAGTAAAACAAATTAGTTGTCTGTATTAACATCGAAAAGGTGTGCTAGGTAGTTAGGGTAGAACCTAGCTATCTTTTGTGCTTTAAGGAGTTTGTAACTATCTTAAGACTTTGGTATAATAGTTACATAAGTTAGTTCGGTAATACTAGCTTATAACTCCCTCCCTTGGGGGTATTTGCCCCCTTTAGCACCCTTGGTCTAATGGATATGACAGAGGACTTCTAATCCTTTAATACTGGTTCGATTCCAGTAGGGTGTATAGTTAATAACTAAGGAGATACAATTTATGAGCAATTTACAACAAGAAGAACCAAAAACAAAGAAGGGTTATCTCTTATTTTCTAGACCAAGTGAAGACTTTGGTATGGCAGCTAGTGTACCTCTTATTTATTATGGTAGTTTAGCTCCTCAAGTTAATGGTCAACCAACTGTTAGTATGTCGAGAAGTCCAATTGTCATTAAATCTAAGAAGGCTTTAGAAGACACAATTGAACTGTTACAGGGGAGTGGTTTGCTATCTCTATATTCGTATCTTACTGTAAGTGAGGTTCTGTATCAAAGAGTTTACTTCCCAAGGGTAACTAAGACTGGTAAACCTAAAGAAATGCTAGGTGACCGTCTAATTGAGGTGCTTTCTGAAACACGTTTAGACAAACCACTTCCGAATTGGAAATTTTAAGGTTTTGTAGGATAGAGGGGTAACTCATGACAGAAAATATTAAATTATTATCTATAGAACAAAGCCAAGCTATTAAGATGCTTGAGTCTGAAGAACTAGCTAAGCAGATTGAGACTTCTGAGCTATTATCTGCTGATAATCACTTTTCAGCTTTCTCTTGGTATTGCGAAGAGTGTGGTGAACATAATGAGAGCGACCTTCGTTCAGGTTGTGAGATTGAGTGTGAGCACTGTGGTACTTACTGTCCAGATGTAGATGATGACACTTATAAACTAGCCGAGTTGGTTTATTCTCAGCTAGTTAAGCGTGGGGAGTATTAAAGGGGTATGTTAAATGACAAATAGAGTAGTAAAACCTTACTATAGCTACAAACAAGAAGCTTATGGTAAACTTAGGGAATTAGCAGTTCGTTTACTTAAGGAGTCGGACTATTATATCAGGTCTGGGAATTCGGAAGATACTCCTATTACCGTAGGTAGTAACTTGAAAGATTGGGTAAATGGAACGGTAAACTTTTACATTAAAGACCAGTGGGTATTATCTATTGTTGGTACTAAGGTTTCAGGTTTGGCTAGTTGCAGTCCGAGAGGTTCTTTAACTCTCTTGGAAGTCAAGGTTCTTAAAAATAGCGTAGAGAAGTTATTCCGTCATGTCTCTAGCACTTTGGGAGCTCCTATCGTCCAGTGGATGGTTACTGAGGATTATTGTAAGTTTATCTCTAGTAACGGTACACGTTACATCAATAAGGGTTAGACTAAGTCTTTCCTTTATCTTTAAAAGTACACAACTGGGTTTCCTTTTAGTTGTGTTTTCTCCTTTAATTGAGTTTGTAACTATACTAAGAGTTTGGTAAACTATTAGTATGGGTTATCTCGTGGGGTATTTTATGAACAATTTCAATGTAAGTTTGTTAGCTAATATTAGTACCCAAAGGGGTACTAATTGTAATGTTATGGCTGATATTTTCAAATTCATGCTAGTAAAGGAAGGAAGTTATTTGGATGAGCTTATCTCTGTGTCTTTCGTACCTATTCATGGGGTAAGTCTAGTAAATCAGCCGTGCTACAAAAAAGGTGAATATTTATATTCCCTTATAGTTACAGGTACAGCTAGTAGTTTTACTGCCCTTAAGTTAGGGAAAATTTTAGTTAAAGTACTAGATGATTTTACAGAAAAATATGGTACTTGTTACTTCTTGTATAGTATGTTTGTTGAGAGGAAAGATAAAAAAGATTTATGCGTTCAATCTAGTCAGGAAAGGGTATTTTATGACAAACACTAACCTAATTACTAAATACATCAAACAGGATGGTTCAATTATTCATGTTATGGATGCACTTTTTGCAGAGGTCTGCCTTACTGAACGAGAATTGGAGATGGTATAATGGCTAAATATACGAAATATGACGGAACTCCTATTGAGGTAGATGCTCAGACCGAGTTGGTATATACTCGTTGGATTTCTCTTATCGATGAGTTTGCTCGTTTTAGGAATTCAGGTAGGTTTCCTTTTTGGTCTGATGGGGTATATCTTCGCAAGAGCGATTTTCCTAGCACTAATGCAGGGTTTAAACGTTTCTTGAAGTACACAATGCCACGCCATTATGATATTTACTGTACTGAGAAGTATAAAGTTACACCTATGAGTCAGCTTATTGCTGAGATTTGTAGGAACGCTTAGGGGGTATAAGATGTCAGAAAAGTTTGTAAAGGGTGAAGAATTGGTTCACCCAGAACGTTATACAAAGAACAAGATTGAATCTTGGGACTTCACTCTGCAGTCTCTATTCCCTCATACTATTGCAACGGTAGTTGAGTATGTAATTCGCTATAAGCATAAGGGTGGGTTACAGGACTTAGAGAAGGCAATTAACTGGGCAAAGAAGGCTAGTCAGTCTTATCAGTATATTAGGTTATGTAGACCTAGGGAGCTTACTAGGATTGAATACTTTAAGAGTGTACCTTTTGTAGATGAAACTAACTTCCCAGATCTCTCATGGGAACAGCTTTTGATTCTACAGCACGCTCAAATGTTAACATTCTACTTAGATAATGAAGAGAAGTTTAACAGTTATATTGCTAAAATCTTAGAATCACTTGAGAAGCTTGTGGAAATGGAAAAAGAGAAAGAAGGTAGTGGTAATGATTTCAATGAAAAGTAAGTTTAAGGTGTTATACCCAGCTATACTGATTGAATGGGTACTAGCAACAGGCTTGGGGTATCTCTCAACCTTGGTGCAGATGACGATTTTTAAATTGGTCTGCGAGGATGTTTCTCTTATCTTGTTTATTGTAAGTTATCTTCAGGTATTGATTATCTTATTTTCTTTTAATCATAAAGAAAAGACAGGTTTTCGTCAACTAATGACTTATACTTTTGAAGAGGTTTTTAGGATAACTACACCTAGATCTTATAAACGTGCAATTGCCCTAGATAAGGAGAAAGAAGAAAATGGAATTTAGTACAGTAATGCTTATTCTTGGTTGTGCGTCTGTTTTTAGGTTGGGAATGAACTATGCAGTTGCACTAATTGTTAGAGTTGCTTTAGACAAGTTCTATGAGGATAAATTTAGGCAACTAAATAAGTACATGGTTAGGAAGGCTCTCTATAAGATTGTTATGTCTATGTGTTATGTTATTGTTTATAACGTAGTCAGCTCTTTAAACTACCCAGTTCAGCAATCGCTATTGTTGATGGGTATGCTTGGTTTAGTGGAGTTAACGGTGTTTGCTTACTATGACCGCCCTAGCTATGGGTATGCACAGCTAAAACAACTCCTTGGAGCTTTGAGATGGGTACTAGTTTAGGGGTAGTAGATGTTTAAGTGTTTTAGAAGAAACCAAGAAATTACTTTTGACTCTTTAAGTACTCACAAGTTACGTTTAACTTGTTTTTCGGTAAATTTAGACGTTTTAGAAAAGTATGTAAATGGGTATTACTCTAGACGTGGAGTTCTTTATAGAGAAGGTAGTTATGAGTTAGTTTGTGAGGAACGTTCTTCCTTTAAGACTAAACTAGTTTGCCGTAATGTAGACGGTTTTGAAGGTTTAGATCCCGAATTGCATGTTGTTATAGATAAAGATGTGGAAGGTGAGTTAAAAGTTACTGTTACTTATAAAGATATTACTCTTCTTTTTGGGACTCCGTGGTCTAAATCTGTAACTATATCTACTGATATAGATAGTCTTGAGAAGTTAGAGCATGAATTCTATAAACTTCATAAATTAGGTATGTATGAGGTTTATGATTTGTTCATTGATTTTTCAGCTAGTCTGAGGGGGTTCTTACAAATCTCAGAAGAAGAGTATAAGGAACTTCTAGAAAAGAAGACGAAAGAGTTGTGGGTTAGGAAAGAAGGTAAATAATGGCAGCACTGGGGTACGTTAACAAGGGTTAGGGGATGGCAAATGATTATTATAGGGTTGTTTTGGTTTAGTTTGACGGGATACTTATTTTTCATGAAGCACACCCCTGAGTTCATGTACTACGCTCAATTATCTGAAAAGCAAATTAATTCTGCAATGGTGTTTAACTTAGCTTATGCAGTGTTATCTTGTCTAGTTTTGGTCTTATTGGGTAGGTTAGGTTTTGGGAATATACTAGAGCCATTAGCTTTGGTCTTGATGGTTATTGGTGCTTTACTTTCCCTCTATCCTCTATTGAGGAAGCGTTAGTTAGAAATATTAAATGTAAGGTAAGTTAAACTAAGACTTTATATTATTTATTATTCCCCTCGTTGCAGGGGGTATTTTATATTCAAGGAGTTATTCTACCAAAGTATGTAGTTAATGCAAGAGATTTCTTAGTCTTATCCTCAGGACGTACTTTCACAGAATCTAAGAAGTTAGAAAACTAGGCGAGATTACCTTGCTTTAAACTTTAGTAAGTGTTATAGTAGTATGGTAGGCTTAGCCATTGGTAAGTTTGGTAGTTTGGGGCAGTTAAATAACTAATTACTTCGTTTATTGTATAGGTTATGGGAGAGGGGTATCTAAATGTCAGAAGTTTCTATAGAACAGCGTGTTTTTTACTGGAAGAATAAAATAGGTATTGGTTCTGTATGGTTATTACAGAGTTTCAATACTCGCAAAGCTACAGTTGAGAGGGTATATTTCGACCTTAATTGTGGTTCAGTTGTAGTAGAATACACTTTAGAGGATTGTCTGCAAGCTATTCAGACTGCGGAAGTAGTGTATTTTCTAAACTACATTGTTCAGTGTAGGGCATAGCAACGCAAGAAAGGAGAGAGTATATGAAAGTAATCAAACGTAACGGAACGAAAGTCGACTTCGACGCAGTTAAGATTTATAATGCAATGTATAAGGCAGCACGTTCAGTTTATGCAGTAAATGACGACTTAGCTAATACTTTATACCGTATTGCTAGAAGTATTGAAGCACAGCTATTAGAAAGTAAAACAGAAGTAGTTACTATTTCTATGATACAGGCTTTGGTAGAAGAGAAACTGCTATCTGAGGGGTACCTTCACATTGCAGAGCATTACATCTCTTATCGTTTACAGCGTGATATTGACCGTACTGACTATAAGGATAAGGTTATTGTTAGGTTAAAGTTGGAACAAATTAGGTGAGGTGTTATATGAAAGAGGTAAAACCTTCGGTTTATTGGCAGTTTTTCAGCTATTGTGTTAGGTCTAGGATTTGTTCTTTGTAAGAAGGAACAAAAATAAAGATAAGTCAAGTATTTAGCTTAGATTTAGTGGCAAGTTGGCTTTTCAGTCTGTTTGCTTTTCTTTTTCCATTTTGTTAAAATATTAGTATATAAAGGAGGATTTTGTAATGAAATTATTATTTCCAGAACATGGTAGGTATACTAAAAAGGAAGTCCTCGGTTTTTATAATGAAAAGGAAAACTGGGTTCACTTAATTTACCCAGACAAGATGGATAACCCCTTTTTAGGTGGTGGTTTGCTAGATGATTCCATAGATAGGTTTACTAAAGAGACTGGTATTAATGTTTCTTTCACTCCAGTGGGTTCTAGGTATGGGTTGAGTGATGACAGGGAAACCTTGGGGTATTACGAAGAGGTGCTTGTATGATTGCGTCTGCTAGAAATAAGAAGCAACCCTTATTTACAGACTATTTATCTCACTCCCAACTAACTAGTATGTATAACTCTTTAGCTAGGATGCCCTATAAAGACCCTAGAATAGTTTATACTAATCTGCATCTAATTTTAGAGATTACTTTAAAGAAAATAGCAATATATCATGGCTTTGAGGTTTCTGTTACTTCTCATAGGATTGGTGACTCTTTACTGAAATTAAAAGAAGTTGAGCCTTTTGTTAAAGATATGTGGTCATTTCTACAAGGTCATGGGTTATTAAGGTATTTGCAACGTTTTCCTTATGATTCTCTTAGATTTAACTCTAAAGAGCCTATACCTCCTATACCTATGGATGTATTCTTTGTAATTACAAGAAATTCATTAAGAAGGTTAGAGTACATAGAAAAAGAATCGTTAGCATTATAGTCTTAAATTAAGTTGAATTAGCTTATCTAATTTGGTAAACTATTAGTATAGTAGCTTAGGCTACTAGGGTAGGATGTATTTAATACGTGTAAGAGTCATGGTGAAGATGTCTAAAGCGTCCTACCTTTTCTATTTGTACCTTTAGCTTAGTTGGTTAAAGCCCTCGGCTCATAACCGAGTCACCGTAGGTTCGAGTCCTACAAGGTACATAATTTTAAGAAATGAGGTATTCTAGGTGGGAATTGTGAATCCAGTATTTGTGAATCCAGCAAAAACTTATGATTTTGATACACATAGGTTAAGTGTAGATAAGGTTAGTCTTAACTCTGCACATCGTAGCTCTGATGGAGTTGTTCGTGTATCTTTAGCCGTATATGGAGAGTCGTGACGTTTATGAATTCGTTGATAAGGGTACTATGGCGATAGAGGTTCTATTGAATGAATCCAGGGTTCGCTTTTGGAGTAACTTCTCTAGTTGGATGAGCTTACCTAATAATGACAATTTTTGGTCACTATTATTTGATGGGTATCCTAAATTAGTAAAAAGGCTAATGGGATTACTAGATAAAGAGTACTCATACTTAGGTTCTCTGTCTTATGAGGTACGGTTAGATGGTAAGTTTAATGAATTCAAGAAGGAATATTTAGATTTGGATAACTCTAAATCATGATAAGAAGTTTTAGGAGGCTTATATGCAAAGGCAATACATTGTAATGAATAATGGTTATAGAGGTAGTGAAATTATAACTACCTACTCAGACGTAAAACGCAGGGTACATTGGTTTAACAATAAGGCAAGAGAAGTTAGCGTAAATTTGCGTGTTCGACTAACAGGAGATTCAGAAGAGTATGCATATTATGCAGAATTGATTTTGCCTAATAAATCTAAGATTCCTTTTCTTATCCGTCCAGATTACGGTTGGGGTATGTATGGAAGGACAGACTTTTCTAAAGAAGCTATGGAGTGGTATTATCAGGCTTGGTACTTGTGGAAATCTTAATTTTAAGTTGTAAGTAGTTTGCTCTGAAGACTACTTGCTTTTCTATTGGAAAGAGTGGGTTATAGATATGAAAGACAAAGACAATTATAAGTCAACAATGTGCGTCAAGCTGAATCACCCAGAAGCTTCAACGGTATTTAATGTTATCTGTACTAAGGAGCAAGAAAACTTCCTAAAGTTCTTAGCAAGTATTTCTACTAATGTTTCTATGAATAGGTACGAACCTACAATGACTGTGTCTGAAGGGGTAGGAAACTGCGAAAGTGATACTTTAAACGGTACTAAGAAGGCTTTTATCTTCGATGCAACAATGTTGGAAGAGTAGTAGTATCTTGCTTACTAACGAAGTGGAGGTAATCATGAAAGAAAAATTCGTAAAAGACGAAGAACTAGTAAATCCAGAACGGTATATACAAAATAAGATTGAAGCTTGGGATTTTGCCATTCAAAGTCTTTTCCCTTATCCTCTTGGGGTAGTTTCTAAGTATGTAATACGTCACAAACACAAGGGAGGTAAACAGGACTTAGAGAAAGCTCTTATTTGGGCTAAGAAGGCTAAGGAGTCTTATGAGTATATCTCTTTGAGTTGTCCTAGTGGTATTATTTACTTTGAAGAGGTGCCTAATGTAAGTATAAAGAATTTCCCAGATCTTGGTGACGAGGAGATTTTAATATTAAAACTTTTACAAGAGGTTACTTCTCGTCTAAGGGATGAAGAAATGTTTGATGGAGTAATGTCTCACATTATTAAAATATTAGAGGGAATGATAGAAAACTTCCCTAGTTAGTAGAAGATTGTTGGAGGTTTTATTATGAGAACTGTTAGGTTAGTAGAGGGTGTATCGGAGCTTGGTACAAACATTCGGACAATTTTAGAGTATTTGGCTCTGAATGGTGAACACTTTGTAACCTTCGTTCTTCGTGACCCTTTAGGTGAGATTTTGGTGTACAACCATTTATCTATGAAGGATGATGGTAGTATCGTAAGCAAGGTAATGCTGAGGGAAGAGGAAGAACCAGAAGAAAGTTCTACTGTCGAACCTACCTTATTGATGTTTAAGGGTGTTATTGCTTACTCTAAGGAAATTCCCCCGTCAGAGAAGTTTAAAGATACTTTCTCTAGTAAGTGGGATGAGATTGTTGGGGTTGCTGCTTTGAATGTTAGTGTTAATAGGTGGCGACAAACCAATATCTTGTAGGGGGTATTAAAGATAGCTTAAGTTTTATTAGAATATGTGAGTAGTTTGTTACGCAGACTGCTTGCATATTCTATAAGTCTTTGCTAAAATAGATGTATAGTTTTTAGGGGTATCTTCTTGCTAGGCTATAAAATATTATTTAGGGGTCGTCTTGGATTCGACAGGCGACTAAGATTAAGAACTTCACTCCGAGTGGTGACGTAATCACCAAACTTAAATATAACTGCAAAAACAGTTCAACCTGTTGAGATGGCAGCCTAACAAGTCTCCCTCGACTTGTATGTCTGTCTAATCAACACAAATAATTACCGATTAAGGTGAGCGACTATCTGTAAGTAACGGTGCAGTAGTAGCTATAAACCACGTTACTCGCTAGAAGGGGTATCTCAGCCCTCTAGTTAAATACGAGATATAGCTTTAGGGTTTGTGCATTTACCTAAGGTCGAATGTTTAAATGTAGCAGAGTGCTATAGAGTTTTTAGTTGAGGTTGTTTGGACGTGGGTTCGAAACCCACCGGCTCCATTAGGCTTGATAGCTCAATTGGTAGAGCAGTGGACTCTTAATCCACGGGTTGTAGGTTCGAGCCCTACTCAGGTCATGGCTGATGTTGTAATATCAACATTCCAGCTAGTAAATTCCTTTTGCCTAAGAAGTACAATTTCTAAGCAATAAAAAACACTGGCAATATCTGTCTGATTGTACTGGGCAGATGTCTAAAAACTTGTTGGTTAAAAGGTTCTCCAACATACGATACCAGGAGGCGTTAGAGGTATCATTTCAGGCTTAGTACCTTGATAAGGGGTAGTAAGTCATAGCTAATACTTAGGTATTAGTGAACCTTTATAGAATAACGAGTAAATAAGTGCAACTTGAGAGGTCGTTGCAGGTACAGCCAGGAAACCTTTTAAATAGTAGCCCTTAGGAAGACACTGTGTAAGTCGAGAATTGATCAGCTCGCAATCAGATGATTCTATCTGAAAGTAGTTGGCAGGGGTGAGAGCTTGTTATTTTATAGAGGTATTCTTATCCACCATAGCTCAGTTGGTAGAGCACCTGACTGTTAATCAGGTTGTCACAGGTTCGAGACCTGTTGGTGGAGTTCAGTAAAAATCTTCCCAGATATTTCCCTTTTACTGAAGCTAATCGTATAATTATCGATAAGACGACAGGAATACGGTTAGTCAGACCTAGCTAGACAAGTCTAATTGTTTAGCTAGGTTTATTATTGGGGTATAGCCAAGTGGTAAGGCAGTAAGAGAACTGTGGAACGGAGGTTCGAATCCTCTCAAGACGTCTAGGTCGTGCTTGTAGCCAAGGGGTAAGGCTTACAGCTACTTATGACCGTGGGTTCGAATCCCACTACCTCGATAGTTCAGTCCTTATAAGGGGGTCTGTAACTACTTTGCTAAGTATCCTCTAATGTAGTAAACTTACAGTATCGTAGTTGGGGGTATTCTATATTCCTAACAGTTAAGACTAGTAATTTATCTGTGAGGTGTACCGATGGAAGTTCTATTAGGTAAGACTAAGTTAAGTGGTAATGCGAGAACTGTCTCTATGAAAACAACAATACCTTTGGTAGTTCAAGAGAATTTGCATGTAACTGAAGGTCAAGAAATTTTCCTTTATTTTAAGGAGGGACGTGTTTATCTTGAGACTTCTAAGAAGGATGAATCCTCTTATGGGCTTGGCAAGGATATTTGTTTCCTAGGAAGTAAAACTTTAGTAAATCAAGGTTCTGTGCTTGCATTTTCTTTCGCTAATGTGCTAAGAGAGGTTTTGATGTTATCTATTGGTGACTACCTTGGTTATTACTTTAGTGAGGGTAGAATTTATATTAAAAAGTATGAAGAGGGTTTTAGTTGATTCTCTAAGCCTTGTTAACTTATAGGGGTAAGCCTTGGAATAGGGGGTATTTAAAATGGAAAAACAAACAATTCAAGAACAATTAGACCATTGGAGAAGGTTACTTCCAGTAGGTTCAGTGTGGCTTACTCAACAACTCTCTTGTAGGTTTGTAACAGTCAAGGGCGTTCATTATAGTTTATTTCCTAATTGTATTATGGTGCAGTACACTAGATATGATGCACCTGACACAGTTTATCAAGAGATGGTAGGTGCTTTCTACAACTATATTGTAAGTAAACAAGTTAGATAAGGTAGTAGGTTAGGTATGTTACTATTTTGAAGATGGTAAGATCTTTATTAAGAAGTACGTTGAAGAAGATTAGCAAGTAGTTTGCCTTAGTTCTCGATGTATGGGAAACTATTAGTATCTTAGTTAGGGGTACTTTCCCTAGACCGAATAGTGTAGTGGTAAAACAGCAGAAGGGTTCTGTCATTCGTGGGTTCGATTCCTACTTCGGTCATTGTTGAAAATAAAACGCACTTGCTCAGAAGTGAGATGTGGGTTCAAGTCCCACCTAGACCTGGATGTCTAGTAGTATTAAGCAACAAATGTTTATAAAAGGTCACCTAGCTGAGATAAGGGTGTCCTTGAACATGCACCGTTCGTCTAATGGTTAGGGCGACAGGCTTATACGTCTGTAGTAAGGGTTCGATTCCTTTATGGTGCATTCCTAGAATTTCTAGGGAATTGTGAGAAAATCTATATGGCTAGGAGCATTTGTGGGTGATGCGTGTAAGAGAGTTAACGTTACTCTTACTTAAGTCGGTTCGAGACCGTCCTAGTTGTTTAGGCTTCTTACAGCTGAGCTTTGACTCAGTGGGCGACAGCCAGCCCTCTAAGTGGAGTACTCCGCTTAGAAGTTGCATCTTACCCTTTGAGGTAAGTGGGTTAACGGTGTTTTTCGTATGTTGAAAGCCTTGGGCAAAGGTCTAGTATCCAGAATTAAAAACATACGTGGCTTTGATGATTGCTATACACTATGTACAGGTGTCGTGGGTTGGACTCCCTCCAAAGTCATACTAAATACCTAAAGAAAGGAAAAGTAGTATGCACAAGGTTAGAAAACCTTTACCTAAAAGTCTTAAACGGGTAATCAATAAAAAGAATGGGCATTTTCTTAAATGGTTAAGTTTTGTACCTTGTACCCGAGCAGTCAAGGTTTATGACAGGGGTACTGGAGACTACCTTGGTAATGCTTACTTTACTGGTGAAAGTTTTTATTTCTCACAACAGTTACTAACTTCTCTAATGAGTGGAAATTACGAGGTTTACGATGCAGTAGGGGATATTCGTAGGTTTTTATCTAACTGTTTATTCGATTGTCAGAGTAGTCTTATCCTACACCACAAAATGTTATAGGGGGTATCCCTTTATTATCCTGAGGGGGGAAGAAGTGGACCAAGTAAAATTGTTAAAGGGGTATGCCTTAAAGGTAACTAAGAACTTGCGTAAAGGTCAAAATTTTGTAAACTATTCAGCTAGGCACCATACCATTTATGGAATTGAGACTATGTATGTCGAGGTTACGAATTATGAACAGTATGTTCGTGTTGTTTATTACTATGAGAGCCGTAATTCTTATGTAAGTTTACTTAGAAGACACTATGCTAGTGTTTACGTTAAGGATGGTTACGCTTACGATTTCCTAAGAGGGGAAGCCTTTACTTATTTCCCAGATTTAGATAGGTTATTAGAAAATTTACACATTGATATGTAAATCGAACTTGTCTAGTCGGTAAGAAGCTTGTAAAAAGTTTCAGCTTATGGTAAACTATATGTATAGTATTTATTAGTAGTTATATTCTAGCTGAGCGTTTGGGGGTAACGACTACCAAACGTCTGTTAGCATATTCGTCTATATGGGAGTTGGGGTCGCCTGAACAAAAAAGAACACGGTTGCGAAAGTCAAATCTGTCTGCGGAAAAGCAGAGGCTTACCCTACAATGAGCACTGTTGGTCAAGTGGTTAAGACACTGCCTTTTCACGGCAGTAACAGGAGTTCGATTCTCCTACAGTGTATTGTCGATAAGGTAGCATAGCCTTACCTCTGGTATCTGGGTAAGGAGATGTCGGTTCATATCCGACTAAAGTTTTGCTTGATGGTGTAAGCGACAAATTTAATATCGGGAAGTAGCTCAGCTTGGTAGAGCACTTGCTTTGGGAGTAAGGGGTCGCAGGTTCGAATCCTGTCTTCCCGATGGCAAAAAGATTGCATTTGAAGTAATTCAATGCACTTTTAGGCTCAATCACTGTGAAAGGTGTTTGAGTCATTAGGTGCAAGCATAATGTGCAACCGTTATGTGAGTACTTTAGTTCCTTAATTACAAGGACGCCTAAGTGAAGGGTTAATATTCACTAACGCTCCTCAGCGATACGAGGTGACGACAACGGTTCGATTAATAGCTAAATTTAGTCAGATAAGGTTGTTGAGATTTAATGCATTGTATAGATGTTATCCCCTTTTAGTATAATTTAGATTCGTACCTTTCTTTCTATAGGTAACTCTCTACAAACGGTTTAGGGTAAGTAAAAAGCCGTTCATTAAATCAATATAAAACCCAGTTGCAAAAACGATATTGACATCTCCTTAATGTCTTAAATTACTTACTTTTTATCGTTTTTAGCTTGTGTGGTGGAATTAAGAAGACACATGGGACAGTGCTATAGCTAGGGTATCCTAGTGAGTTGCCATGCTCGCCAAACCCCATAAAGTACCGAATTAACGGTCGCCTTAGTAAATGGCAGGCTTGCGGGTGCAACTCCCGTCACAAGTGTTAGGAGGGTATCATGCAGAGAGAAGATTTGAAAGAGTTTCTAGAACAGTCTTTGATTAACTTAGCAGTGTTTGTTAATTCTTGCTCTATTGGTTTCTTGTTCTTTATGCTTACTTATAAGTTACATGTTCATTTTGGGTTTCCAGAGCCTAGTCTTAACGGATTAGTTCTTCTAGTTTGTTTAAATAGTGTCTTTTTCAAATTTAAGTTAGAATTAGAGTTAGAGGAATCAGAACTTTCCACCAAAGAGGTTCTATCTCAAACTGTTAGTAGGACTTTGTTTATGGTGTGTATCTTAGTTGTAATTTTTAATATTGATACTGCTTTTAGTTTTCTTCAAAATGCAATTGGAATAGATTGATTACTCAACTTGCATTATCTTCAGCACCCATGGCGGAATTGGCAGACGCTCAGGACTTAAAATCCTGTGTCCAGAGGGACGTCCGAGTTCGAGTCTCGGTGGGTGTATGTGGTTAGAGGTTATCCCAGTATAAAACCTCAAGGTTTATAGATCATTGCGTACTCCTTTGGGAAGGAGAGGAGCTCTACTCTCGCTAAATTGAGCAGTCGGTTTGGTTTCCCTTTGTGGAGACATATTTACATATCTCTTAATAATATATGCAGAATGTTATTAGTCCTCCTAGCCAGGGGTTCCTAAGGGTAATGATAGTAACAGGAAAAGGACGTGGGGATTATATGGGGTATTCTAGCTATTTACTTCCAGTAATCTGAAGTGGGTTTGCATTCCATGGTGTAGAATCTCCTAGCTACACGGTACTTGGGTAGCGATGAGGTGTAATTCCTTATCATGAATCGGAAAGCGTGACAGCGTACCTATCTTCAGGGGTAGGTGATGGGGGTTCGAACCCCTCTCCAAGTATAGCTCACCGCTGAGAAGTAGCGAGCATTCGTCTAGTTATCTGTCTAGCTAGGCATGAAAAAGCTAAAAAGTAAAATGAAGAAAGAAAAAAGGTTAAAAATTTATGGCATTTAATAAACTTAAACCACGTCAAGTAGACCCAGAACACTTGAAAGCTATTGCAGAACAAGCAAAAGCTCAACGCTTTTATCAATCTGTTCCTAAATCAGAAGATCCAGATAACTATCCAGTGTTTAGTATTTCTCAAGAAAACAACCTTATCTACGTTCCAAACTTTGTTGTAGAGAACGAAGAAGGTATGGAAGAACTTCGCATGGATAAGCCTTTCTTGTATTCTGTAAAAGATGGCAATCAATTCTTGAAACTTCGTTCACCTGAGGGTATCGTAGACGAAGCCCTTGGTCTTGATGGTTCTGATCCTATTGCAGACGCTTTCCAATTGGTAACAGAATTGGCACAGAAAGAGGCAGCACGCCACTTGGTTGCTAATGGTTTCCAAGCAGATGATCAGTCAGACGAAGCTCGTAAACTTACTTCTCATATCTATGGAGGTCGTATCATCAAACAAAAACAACGTACTTATACGTTCCCGATTGTTGTGTTTGAGCGTACCTCTGAAGAAAAGAATGGACGTAAGACTTACAAACTCGTTCTTGACGAAAATGGTAAACCTAAATACCAAGTTATGTGGTATTCAATTTCTGAAAACCTCTACAATGATAATGCTAAATGGAAGGAAGAGCTTAACAACCGTTCTGAAGAGTACGGGGAAGATTTCCTTACTCCTGCAGGTCTCTTCTTCCAAATTAAGGGGGATTACAATCGTAAACCTAATGAAGAATGGTCAGCCTTTAATGCAGCTCGTAAATTCTCAGTTGTTATGTCAAACGCACCAAAAGAAATTGCTGATCTTGGGGATGAATTTCTTGACGAATTGGACAAGGCAGCTGAAGATTGGACTCCAGAAAAAGCAATCGAAATGGTTATCGCAAACCACTTCTATTCAGTTGAAGATTTGCGTGTAGAACTTGATCGCTTGATCCAACCAGTCAAAGATAAACTTGCTTTGCTTGAGATTGGTGAGGGTACTACTGAACCATCCAAAGCTATTGCAACAACGGCAGCTCCTAAAGGGCAACAAGCCTTGGCAAGTCTTGATGACGACGAAATTGACGATCCTGAAGACGAGTAATCTTCTCGTAAATAATGACAGTGTAGGGCAGAGTGCACTGTCTTTTTTATTTTCTTTGTGGTAGAATATATTTAAGATTATTAGGTTTTGGAGGTTGTTTCGTGAGGATTTACTATTTAAGCGACATACATATAGAAAGCTTTGAGGGGTATCTATCCGATTTGGAAGGGGTATTACCTTTAGAAGAAAACCACGGGAAAGACTGGGTAGTAGTTGCAGGTGATATTTCTTCGAGTCCTTCTGTTGTTAGGGATATTTTAGGTTATTTAGCGTCTAAGTTCGCTCATGTTTTCTTTGTGATGGGTAATCATGAATATCGAAATGATTCCCCCTCAACTTACAAGAGTACTGAAAAACTATATAAGGCTTTGTTATCTAGTATTAGTAACTTACACTTCTTAAATAATGAGGTGGTTGAAGTTGACGGTCTTACTGTTGCAGGTTCAACTTATTGGTATGAGTTGGCTGATAATTATAGTAAGGCTTGGTGGAAAACTTTTTCTAATGATTATGTTTATGTACACCGTGATTGGGATGACTCAAACAGACATCACGACCGTGACTTCAAGTTCTTGCAAAGTTTGAAGGATAGGAAGATTGACTTATTAGTAACTCACTTCCCACCGAAGAGCTTTAGAAAAGAGCGTATAGAGGACCTAGAACTTTCCCATATTAAAGATAGTGGTATTCGTCCTCGTTACTGGATTTGTGGGCATGAGCATGTATGTTGTGATGAGGACTTTAATGGTTCTAGGGTTCTAATGAACCCAGTGGGGTATCAAGACGAAGATACTTCTTATATTGCAAGGTATGTGGACATTGAACCTATGTAGTTTTTAGGTATATCAGTTAAATAAAAATGGAGGTATGTATGGCAAAGGGTATGTCTAAAATTCTTGGGTTAGAGCTTGAGAATTTTATGTCCATCAAAGAAGCTAAGTTAGTCTTTGATGAGACAAATATTATTAACCTTAAGGGTTATAATGATAGTGGTAAGTCTGCTATCACACGGGCTTTAGATGTTTTGTTGTTTGACTCTTATAAGCGAGCTCAGAAAAACTTTATCACTCACGGAGAGCATTATTTCCGTATTAAGTTGCACTTCGATGATGGCGTAACTATTGTGCGTGACAAGTATTTGAATGGCTCTAGTTTATATGAAATGTATTCTGAGGGTAGTCTCATCTTTAGCACTAAGGTAGGAAACACTTTAACTCAAGTTAAAGATGTCCCTCTTGAAATTAAAGAATACTTGGCTATGACGGAGACCTCACAAGGTAATTACCTTAATAGCCAGTCTATTTATGACAAACAGTTTCTTATTCAAACGTCAGGTTCTGAGAACGTAGAACTACTGAATGGGGTATTGAAGCTAAAAGAAACTGGTCTAGCAACCACTGCTATTAAGAACGATATTAACCAGTTATCTTCTAGTATTAATGGTATTTTAGCAGATATTGAGGCTATCAAAACTTCTCTTGAACGTTACGAAGATTTAGACGAAGGCTTTATCCTCTTATTTTCTGACTTAGATAGTAGGTATGATGAAGTTGAACGTAAATACAATCGTCTAGCAGAACTAGAGGATTTACTTGTAGACATTTCTGAGTTGCCGAAGGGTGTTCCTGAGTTGTCTATGATTGACGGCTCTCTCTATTCTTCCTTGTTGGGGGTAGCTGAATCTGTAGAGGAGTTAGCTAAAATTAAGGAAATTCCTAATGTAGACAAGATCGACTATAATTCTTATCTTGATTTACTTAAATTATGGGAGTTGCAAAATTCTTATAAAAACGTCGACACTCTAATTTTGGATATTCCACTAATTGATTTTGGTATGTTAAATTCCTTGAAAATTCTAGGGAATAGCTTTGGAGAATTGGTAGAAATTTCAAACATTATTAGTTCCCTTAGTGGTAGGGCTGAAGAGCTAGAAAATGAAAGTTCTGAGATTCAGGAGTATGCTCGTGAGAATGGAATTTCTATTAGTAAGTGTGACAATTGTGGTGCTTTAGTTCAGGGTGTTGCAGGTCATGTGCATTTGTAATGTAATTACTTAATATTAGAAAGTTTAGGTGTTATAAAGTGAAATTTAAAATCTTTAAGATGACTATTCGTGTTTATGACTTGGCAGTTTTCTTGTTCTTAGTGGGGTATTTCTTCCATAAGCCTTTCCGAGAATTGTTTGATAGTAGTCCTTATCTTGTAAAGGCTTTGGCTTGGTTATTGGTTGTCCTTTTCTTTTACTATTCTTGTGCATCTTGGTATCATGTAATCAAGAAGTCTATGATTAATGTACTTAAAAAAGAAGAGTCAGAAGCCTTAGAAGAAGAGAACTACAAAGAAGGCGAGTATTGTGATTTTGTTGCAGGCTCTGATGAAGGTAAAGGAACTAGCGTAGAATCCGTAGAAGAGACTAAAGAGTAGGAGGTAGCTAATGTCAATATTTAGTCCAGAACAACACTACCGTATCGATGGTAAGGGTGGTGTTGGTATCTTTGGGGATACCCATTATTCGGCTATCTTCCAAGGAGCTCATAAGAACTATCAAGAAGAAAATCTTGACTCTATGGCTCGTATGATTGAGATCGTAAAAGAAGAGAAGTTTGATGCCGTAGTCTTGTTAGGGGATTTGATTGGGGTATCTGAACGGAACATTCGTGACTTACGTTTCCTTTTAGAGGTTACTGTATGGTTGCAGACTCTAAATAACCTAACTAATGGAAATGTATTTGTAGTTAGGGGTAACCATGACATTGGGGACTTCCCTCAGTTTGAGTATTTCAAGGGCGTAGGGTTGATTAAGACTCCCACAGAAGTAGACCATTATGTAGATGATGTACTTATGGTTCGCTATCATTTTGTGGGGTATGGCGAAGAGAAACGTCCCCTTCGTTATGAAGGGGTAGAAGATGGTGTCCATCAAATTGTGTTTGGTCACAACGATTATTCTATCTCTGGGGTGACTAACTGGTATTATTCTAAGAATGGAGTTGAGATGTCAACTCTTGGTAACTTTGAGCATGTATCTTGGGTTATCAGCGGGCATATTCATCACCCTAGCCCAGATATTTATTCTCAAACAATTGGTAGCAATGAGGTATTCTTATTCTACCCAGGAGCGGTAAGTCGTGTAAGTTCTAGTGAACAATATAATGATTGTTTCTACTTCAAGCTTTTCTATAACGAGGACGAAGGTGGCTTTGACTATGAGATTAAAAACTTCGGTCTTAATCCTGCTAGTGAAGTTTTTATACAATCCAAGCTAGATGAAGAGAACCAAGAAGCCCTAGAAGAAGAGCTTGAGCGTAAAGAGTCTAACAAGCGTTTAACGGAAATTCTAAACGAGGCTATGGGGTACAGGATTGTAACTGGGGATATGATGAAACAGATTGATAGTTTTCCTCACGCATCAGATGAGGCAAAGTCCTTAGCTAAGCAGTATTTACAAAATGCAATAGATATGGTATAATAGTATATAGAAATTGTTTGTGGGTATCCACTAGAAGAAGGAGAAGAGATTTGACAGATTTAGTACAACGCATTAAGGCAGTCAATGCTGAAAGTGAAAAAGTAAATAAAAGTTCCGTAGAAGCTCAAGCTAAACGTAAGTTGCTTTTACAACAGATTTCCGAAAAGGTATCTGCCTTTGAGGAAATGTATGGTATTAGTTTTCCGAGTATTAACAACCTAGAGGAGTTTGGTGCTTTTCTAAAGGATTTGCTCGATACACAGGAATCTAAATTGCAAGAACAGGTTGAACAAGCTGAAAAGGTCATTGGGTTGATTAACTCAGGTAACATTGAAGAAGCTCAACAACTCTTGGGGTATAAACCTGAAGAGGTTCATCCCCTAAACAATGAGAAAGTTGCAGAGGATGTAGTAGAAGAAGTTAAGGAGGTTGCGAAAGAGGTAATCGAAGAAGACCTCCCTACTAAAGAAGCTCCAACAACCCCTCAAGAAGTTGAAGTCCTCGAAGACCTTGACGGTGGTACTGACGAAGAGGAAGTTCAAGAGGTAGTAAAACCTACTAAACGTCCTCGTAAGCGTTCGATTGCTACTACAAACTTCGATATGAACGAAGGTGGGGTATCTTTGGATGACCTTGATAGTGTTGCAGGTGAAGAGGCTAATGATTCTGCCACTGACTCTATTGTAGAAGAGGAAGTCACAGAAGTTAAACGTCCTATTCGTCGTCGACGTCCACGAATCGTTAATTCAGACGAAGAAACTAGCACAATTTCTACAAGTACTGCACCTATTAAAACTGGTGGCGAATTTAACTTTGGGGATTAAAGGGGGTATAGTATAAATGGCACATTTTTTCCTAGATTACGATAATTTGGTTTACTTGTTGGACAATGCAACGTCTGTAACTTCTGATTCAGCTCTTAAGGATGCCGATAAGACTATCTTCTTCCTTATTAAGGATGAGGGTGAAAGTATTGCAGTTGCTAAGAACTCTGACTTGTTCATTCGTGTTAAGTTTACTCCAGAGCTTGTAAAAGAGGCTGGAAATGTTCAGGTAAACTCATCAGAACTTAGCAAAATCTTGGGTACTTTCTCTAACTTGAGTAGGACTCGTGTTGAATCTATCGAGTTCAAAGTTCACAAATCTAAGGTACAGGTAATTGTTCATGAGTCTGCTCTTGATGAAGATTACCAAGACTTTGCAGGGGATACCTCTTATAGTCTTGATAGTATCAACATTAAGGAGAAGACTCTCCAAGACATTAGCGTTGAGTTTGACGATGAAAATGCAGTAGACGTTGACTCGATGGAGTTGGATATTGTTCTTTCTACTTTGCTACCTATCATGGATAGTAAGAAAGGTCTAAACAACAACCAAATTCACTTTGCAAGCGATCAAATCTTTGTAATGGATAACCGTTCTCAAATCTTCTATAAGAATATCCTACCTGAGGTATTCAGCAATTCATCATTCCGTTACACTTCTGTAGCTTATATGCGTAAGCTTATTCAAACATCGAACCACTTGCGTGTAGTAATTAGTGGTAATAAGTTTGCTATCCGTTCTGAGAGTGGAGAGGTTGAAGCGTATATCAACCAACTAGGGGTACGTTTCAACTATAAACCAACGCTTGAGAAAATCACCAAAGAAAATGGTATCATTTTGGACCGTGCGTTCCTTAAGGATATTATCCGACGCCTTTCGATTATGGGTAGTGACCCTAAAGTCTCTATTCAAGAAGACGGTGTTCATATCACTACAGAAAGTTTCTCTCGTGTAATTCCTATTAGCAATTCTAAGGGAAATGTGGAAGGTATGGAGTTTAAGGTTAACTCTTCATTGCTTGCATCTATGATTATTGGAGATGACTCGGTAATGAGTAATAACTTGTTCCTTTATCTCGAACCTGTGAAACCTCGTGGTATTCAGTTAACTATCTCGGACGATAGTGGGGCGTTCTTGTCTAATACTAAGGTATCTTAACTATCTGATTTAGTAGAAAGGAAATCTTAATGGGGGTATATGCAACAACTATTACTTCGCTAAAGCGTGACTTAGTCGAAAAGGGGCGATTAGAGTCTCGCTTAGAGAAGCGACGTGAAGAAATTAAAGAGCAAAAACAAGAGTATGAGGACTTGGTGGCAGCTTCTAAGCTTATCTCAGCAGTAGCTGACAAACAGTCTTTGGATACTCTCGACTATATTACTGGTGTTATCAATAAAACTCTAGGAGAGTTGTTTAAGTCTGACACTCGGCGTATCTTATTGAAGAAACAGATGCACGCAGGTCGATACGCTCACCTTAAGGTTCTACTTACAGATGCTGATGGTACTGAGTATGACATGATGTTGCAGTCTGGTACAGGTTTGCGACAAGTTATTTCATTCTTGTTCTGTATCTGCTTAATTCAAATTTCAGGTGGTCGTAAGCTATTCATTCAGGACGAGCTCCTAGGGGGTACTCACGGAGCAGCGAAAGAAGTGCTTAAGCAAATCATTAAAATCTTCGCTCAAGACTTCCAGTTTATTATGATTGAGTACGGCTTTGATGACCTAGGTAAAATCTATAGCGTAGAGAAACCTAACAAGTATGCTAATGTTTATGACCTTAGTGGTAAGGAATACGACCCGAAAGCAGTATTCTTGTTTACGGATGGTATAAGCTCTGCTGAAGGCAATATTGATTTAGCTGAAGTAGAAGAATAAAATGAAAACTGACTCCATTAGGAGTCTTTTTTCTTTGTAAGGGGTAGATTCGAATATTGTATTTTCTGTAGAGTTTATATTATTTCCCGTGAGGAGGGTACTAATTTTATGTCTTATGTTTATGATAAAGTAGTTACTTCATTAGGTGGCAAACCCTTAGTAAGTAGTACCAAAGAAGGTATAACTGTAAAGGGTTGGTCGCCTAATATGTTTAAGAGGGTAGCCATCTTGACAGATGGTATTGTAGTAGAGTATCATGGTAGTGTCTCTCGTAGTCGTGTTATACCTTTTAATATAGAAGATGTTAGTAAGGATTTAGCCCAAGGAGCTAAGTATAAGAACCCACTCCGTCCTCTTTTTGAGTTCAAGGCTTTGTCTTGTTTGGAGGAGTTATTAGTTTCTTCTACTCTAGTTACTGATAAGATGGTAAATAACTTTATTTCCACTATCTCTGATACGCACAGGCTTAGGCGAGTAGGGGTACTCCCTATGGAAGTTAAGACTTCCGACATTTCTTCTCTTATTGAAAAGTGTAATGCTCAGGAAGGTGGCAAACATTTACTTCTTTCTGATTTTATAAATGGTAGCACTAAGATTTCAACTCACAATGAAGACTACTACACAAAATACTATCTACGTCCTACATTGTATGAGTTAGATAAGCAGGGTGGTAGTTTACGGAAGTATTTTGATAATGTAAAAGCTGAAGTCCTTTCTAAAAGAACTGAAAGCAACAAAGTTTCTCTAGTAAATTCTTACATTGAATACGATAAAAAGAATATTCGCTTTTGGAATAGTGTTGTTGATTTCTTAAACAATAAAGAAAATGCTACGAGGTATCCTAAACTTTATACAACCTTGAAGGCTCATTCTGTGGCAAATAGTGGTTGTTATCTCGAGGGGCTTAAGGACTACTTTAGCTCACGTGGTACTAGCGTCCCAATCTATAAGGTCTATAAAATCTTGGGGTATCTAGACACTAAGGGTTCTAGTAAACCTAACTCCGAGGCTAAAGGTTTCTTAAGAAAGATGGAATCTGTAGCAAACAATTCTTACACTTCTGTCTTAGAAGTAATTAAGAAAGACAGCGATGGTTTACTAGGCAATCTTAAGTTACCTAAAGACTCTAGTCGCACTTACATAGTGATGTCAGTACTTGAGATTTTGAATTCCGAAACTGTCGGTACTGACAACAAAAAGGTCAAATTAGAATTCCGAGACTCTGAAGTAGAAGATGATGCATCTAAAGTTGCTAACGAAGAGTTGAAAGCTAGTATCGAGAGTTCTCTACCGGAAAGCCTAATGGTAGGATTGTTTGACTTATGGGAGTCTTTACAAGAAAGGTACAAGGAAACAGCAGGTATGCTCTTAACGGCAAAAGAAAGAGATTTCGATAAGGGGTTCTCTGAAAAGGCTTTGAGTGAGTTAGGTTTGCAACGTCATGCTGAAACCCTATCTCTATTGGGGTATTGTGGGGGTAGTGCTTCCTTAGAAGGCTTGGTTGACTTATCGTTTACCGATGCTTTAAGCAGTCTCTGTCACATGGTAACGAGGGGTAGTTTAGCTGAGTTGCGTGCTGAGCCTTGGAAGAATCTTTCAGACACTGACAAATGTAGTTATATTATTGGGAGGATTAACTAGTGGCATATATTAAAGAAGTCCTTAGGGGCATTAAACAATTAAATTCGCCTAACGAGGTCAAATCTATCGTAGTAGGTAAGGATTTTGTTTATCTACGAAAACACAAAGACGATGACCCTCAACCTAGTTTATTTATACCGTTTGACCCTAGTTTGGTAGGCAGTGACGACCCTTTATTCTTCATGGACGAGAGGACTTATGGTACTGCCGAGGAGCTCTTTGTTTATGAGGGGTACTCACATTCTCCGATTATTGAGAGCTATATGCATAAGGCTACTGGAGAAAGGGCACGTTTATCTACTTTAATTATTGGTAGCAAAGAAGAGATTGATACTTGTGCTAGTGGGGTAGATGCAGGGGCTAGTATAGAGGACTTAGGTTATTCTTACGCTAGATCGATTGTAGATTTCTCTCATATTTATCCTTTACAGCCTGAGCATTACTCTTGGGATTCCGTTGAGGGTCTTGAGTACTTTAGAGGAGTAGAAGAGCTTGTCGCTAACACGTATGGTACTGCTAAGGGTGAAGATGATTCTAGGGGTACTGAAGAAGTAGCCGACGAGGACTTGGACGGTGTTGAGGGTACTGAAGAGCTAGATTCGGAAGAAGTAGAAGAAAGTACCCTTACAGCTGATGATTATACCATTCAAGATGCAGTTGAGTACTATGCACCGCATATTGATACGGTAGTTTCTGATATTGTTTCTAACTACACAAAACTATTTAAAGCGGGGTATCAACTTAAGAGACCTGTTGGTGTTCTTGGTGAGCAAGGGGACTCAGGTAAACTTATGACTTTAAGTGGTAGTTCACAGACCTTTACAAAACCTAACCCAGTTATTCGTGCTTTATATCAGCTTACGGTTGCTGAGTATAATTTGACGATACTTCCTTATCGTTCGGTTGACCATATCGCTTCTATCATCGTAAACGGGGTAACTCCTGATGGGGCAACTATTTCTCCAGATACTCGATTGTACTTCCCTTATAAGATGTTAGAGTTTGCTTACGGTAGGAAGACACCTAAGGCAACTGAGGGTGGTAAAACTAACTATCCTAAGCACTCTGAAAAGTTAAACTGGGACGCTTATGCTAGTGAGGTAGACGAGAACCTACGCCAGGTTACTAGGGGTATCGTTGCTAAGATTTTAGGAAATTTTGAAGACGTAGATTATTTTGATGCTAAGGTTGAGTCTAGTATTACTGAGTCCTTAACTCGCTTTAAGGATGTGTTTACTACTTGTATTCTTGTAGGAGAGTTTCCTCTTATCAAAGGTTTACCATCCTTGTTAAAAGTTAGAACTCTTTTACCTTTTGAATTACATAATAATCATAACGTAGCAACCGAGGCTATGAGGGTTGGTATTTCTTCTTTGGGAACCGATCCGTTTGAAGGGATTCCATTACATGATGGGGTATATCACATGTACACTCATGAGTATAACCACTCCTTAGCTAACAGTAAGCCAATGTATGCCTATCATGCAGCTAAGTCTCTTAAAGAGTCAGGTCATGAAGTAAATTATAAGAATATGATTATCGGTCTTGGCTTGGATGATTCTATCTTGCAGAATGGTAGCGGAAATGTTAACCTCGTACCTAATATGAGCCACTTCTTGGTAGCAGGCTCTAGGGCAGGTAAGGGTGTTGACAGTATGGCAAAACTAGCAGCAGCACTTAAGTCAGGTAAGCCTGTTTTCTACTTGGATAATAAGCCAGATATTGGTGCAGTTCTGTTAGATATTGAACCTAATGCCTTTGTTGTAAATGGTCAGTTGGTTACATCATCTGTCGATGGTGGGACTAATATTGGTAGTCACTTTATGGGTAGCTCAGCATTAGCTAATGTTAACCCTCAAGGTGTTCCGTCTTACTTATACAATTCTAGTGATGCCCTATTTAGGGGTAGGTCTTACAGTCAGTTGGGGGCAGTATTCTACGCAAGAGCTTTGCAGTTGATTATGCTTATTACTTACTTTAGGACTTTAGACGATATTTCAGCTAAGATAGACTTAGGTGATAAATCTAATGGTATCGTTGCTTTCTTCGATGAGTTTAACGTAACACAGGATTCAGGTCTTGGACCTTTAATGCAAAAGATTTACTTCAACTATGCTAGAACAGATTATGCTGAGGCTGAGCGTAACGCACAAGAGACTGGTAAGAAAAATTCTGTAAGGAAACCTAGTCAAAATGCCTATTGGGGTACTGCCTTTACTGAGTCCTTAAAGAATACGGCTATGATGCTAGCTGATGGTACTAAAGCAGGTTACATGAACGGGGAAGCAGCAGCGTCTGATATTTTTATTGTAGGTCAGGACTTACCAGATGTTATTGAATCTGCAGAAGATTTCGATGACTTCTTTCCAACCCACCGAGGTAAGAACACAGAACGTGCACAGTTTGCTAGTGGTAAGGGTAGTGGTAAGACTCAACCTCTTGTTCCTTTAGTATCACCAGGTGGAGCTGATATCTTTGTGGGGTATAACCTTAAGCATTCAAACTACTTGAACCAGTCTCGTGGTTTCGCAAAAGACAAACTAGACAAAGATGCTCGTTTATTTGCTTATATTCCAACTTATAATAGGGGTACCAAGAAACAAATTGAAAGTGGTAACGAAGAGTTTGCTAGAAATGTTCCTACTTATTATAAACCTCTCTTACTTTTAGCTGATGCTGATATGGATAAGTATTTCGTTAAGAATGCTATGTCTTATGCTATTGAGTCAGGTATTGACGCTGAATCTATTATCTTAGACAATGCTCAAGAGGATGAGCAAGGTAATCCAATAAAATTTGAAAAACGTCAGTTTAGCGATAATAAAGGACATAAGTATATAACAGAGTACAGAATTCACCAAGCAGTAGGTTTTAAGGATTATTTAAATTATATTGGTATGGATGATTCTAGTATCTCTAGTTCTTTGAGAGCTGCAAGCGATATGGCTCAGCGTGTTGTATCGGCGTTGGGGTATGAAGGCACTTGGAGGGACTTCGTACAGGATTTGCGTCCAGAGTATATGCTCCATGCAAATAATGTATTAGAATCTCTTAGAACTGGTAAACGTTTATCGGATTTGAATGCCAAAACATTCTCCGAGTTTAGGGAGGGGTACCCAGAAGCCTTCACAGTTTCGGATATTTCTCGTTTAGGGGAGGAGACTGGCGAGTCTGATGTATCCTATGAAGATATTGACTTTGCAAGTCTAGGTAAAGCAGTCTATGCTAATTCTGAAAATGCATCAGCGGATGAAGTAGAGGAAATCTTTAAACAAGATGGCTTATTGGATGACATTGACCTAGGTAATGAGCATGATATTTATGATAATGCCCAAAGTGTTCAGTTCTCTCAAGAGGATCGCCTTAAGGATTTAACTATTTCAGATATTCAAAACCTTACTCCTAACGAGCAAAAAGCTATCTACGATATGCTTATTGAAGGTTTAAAGAACAAGCCCGATATTGAAAATCCTAATGACGAACAACTAGGTTATGGTAAGCTAGGGGTAGCCTATGATAACTATGGTAGAGCTTACAAGATTGACACATCTCAAGTAGATAAGACTTCTTCGGTTTATGATGATGTTATCTTAGACGACAATATCTCTAAATTAGACGGAAGCGTACATGAGGTTTCTTATCAGGCTTTAGTTAAAACTGTAACAGAAAAGGCAGTAGCAGTAGCCAAAACTGGTGGTGGTTTTAAGACTATATCTGTTCTTGGTGGTGCTTTAGTTATCAATGAGGTAATGATTGGTCTCAAAATCCCTGAGAACCTTTTAGGTGGCTTACCAAGTAATGTAGCTGATGATATTAGAAGTGGTAGACTAGCTAAGTACTTTAATTGGAGGCTATTGCGTAGAAGTGGAGTAGTTACTTTGAAGGTAGATTCCTCTAGGTTTGTCTTTACAGAAATCTCAGAGGGTATGGGGTATTCTAAGAACTTTAATGTTCAACAGTTATTTGAAGACTTACCGAGACTTCAAAAGTTTGTAGTAGGAAGCGAAGAATACACTAGAGCACGTGTTAATTCTATTGCAAGAAACCAAGAAGAAGACCCATTCTACCAACCTCGTAGGGCAGAGCAAGCTTACAGGCTCTCTCAAGCTTGGTTAGGTAGTAAGAGGTTGGCATCTTGGCAACGTGCTAATGATGTTTGGAAACGTAAAGACTTGGGTACTTTCCGTAAAGTCTTAAGTACGGTAGGTAATACAACTCTTGCAGGTGCTAGTGGGGCTACGGAAGCTACTGGTTGGGCTGGACGCAAACTCTTTAGAAGCGTAGGTCGTGCAGCTAGCGAGTTTAAGTCTATGCTTGACGATTCCAAGAACTTAGGGAAGAAATAGGTAAACAGTTTGCTTATTTCTTAAGTTTTGGGTAAAATAGTATTATAAAAATTAGTTAGAAAGTTGGTATTTCGAGATGGCTACGAGTAACCCATATCGAGTGTTAGGCGTTAGTCCTAGTACGTCTTACGAAGAGGCTAAGCGTATCTATCGTAGGAAGGTTAAGAACCTCCACCCCGATTTAGGGGGTGACGCTAAGTTGATGATGGAAGTCAAGGAGGCTTGGGATTATCTCAATGCTAATCGAGATACTATGCTTGGTCAAACTAGCTCAGTTGGGGTAACCCACAAATCACTTTTTGAAATTTTAGATAAATAGGAGTAATAAAAATGGCAGTAAATTTCCCAGAAAACGTAACTTTGGTTAAATCACCTATGGTGAAAATGAAGTGGCAAGCAAATCGCTTTGTAACACAAAACGGTTTCTTCCTACACGGTGCAGTTATCGAGTATAAGCACCCAGAAACTGGAAATCTCACAGGGGTAGCTTTCCCAGGAAACGGTAAAGCAGTTGTATTTTCAAATCCAGATGGTACAAACAAGACTGGACGTCAAGTAATGACTATCGTTAACAAGATTGCAAAGGAAAACAAAGACCTTGTAGCTCAAGGTGATTTTCCAACAACCTTTATCACAGACTATCAAGAAGCCTTTGAAATCTATGATAATGGTCATCGTTCTGATAACTTCCTTCCAGAGTACTGGACTGCAGACTTGACTGCTGAAGATATTGCTGATATCGAAGCTCGCCTAGAAGATCTTAAATCTTTCGACGAACAGGAAGAAGTTTAAATTTGAAAGGTTGGGTTTCCAACCTTTTCTTTTACACTGGAGGGTGGTACTGTGGCATTAGTAAAAGTATATACGGTACAACCTTTGTGGGTAGCTTTGGCTATAATGAAAGGTAATTATGTACCGAGATTAGATAAAAGTTTTGCAGCTGAGCATGAATTGTTTATGGATGCCTATTTGGACATGCGTAGTTCTTATGTAAGGATGTGTGGAATTCCTTTCTTAGAAAATGAAACGGGCTTATGGGGGTATCCTTCTGCGGATATTATCGATAAGTCTAAATTAAAGCCTGACGAGGTTTTATGTGAGGTAACTATAAATGAAGATTTCTTACTCGAAAGCTCTTTCGATGTATGGGAATCTATTCTTGACGGTACTCGCAATGTGTATGTTCACAATAGAGAATTATTCTTTCCAAAAGAAGGACTTAAACAGGTTTATTTCTCTTCTGCAGTTGTTGAAAATCTAGAAATTATGAAAACTCCTATTTTTTATTAACATATAAAATGGGGGTTAAATAGACTAGCCTAAATAGGCTAGTTTTTTAGTTGAATAGGTTATATTTTTATCTAAGATTTTGGTATAATATGAGTATATGAATCGTTGGTTTAGCTCTTATTTATAGGGGCTGAATTTTACTTATTCTAGTAGAGAGGAGTTTATTAATGGTAGAAAGTTTAGTCGACATTGCGTATCGACGTTTAAAAAAGAGAGAAGAATACGAATCTAGACATGGTAGTGGTAGTTATCGTCGTAAAGTATTGAAGCCCTTTTTAGGTAAGCACGTAGCCGTGCAGGGTTGGGTAGCAGCTATCTATATTGAGGGGGAGCTTTACCGTGTAACTTTGCGTGATGTTATCATTCAGGGAAGGGAATTAGACCACATTAACTTTAATTTGTCTGGGGATAGCAAATATCTGCAGACAGTAATCGACGCATTGCGTTGTCATGCTGTAATTAAAATGAAAGCAGGTATTAAAAGTTATCGTAGTGGGTCTAGAAGTACTTTTGGGCTTGCTGAGGTTACTTATGTTGAGTTATTTAGAAAAGGCGAAGAGGCTCCTATTACTTGTAGTGTCACTCCTTACTTTACGAATATGGGGTATAATCCAATCTTTAAGTGGAGGAACTTTCGTAGAGAGGGCTTTAGTTACTATAACTTGTGTGATGTAGTATTAATAGAAGAATCGTACTTGGGGTATCTTGAAAGATTACTATCTTGTAGTCAAGGGATTAGGATGCGACGTTATACTGAGGGTGAGTTAGCTATTGTAGGGGAGTATAAGTCTAAGAACCCTTATACACGCTCTCGTATTCTCCAAGAGTCCTTAGAAAATAGGGGTAATCTTGAGTATCTCTGTTATCTACAGTATGAGCGTTCTGTTGAGGAGCTTAGAATGGGCTTGGATGTAGCAGATATACATTCTTTCTCATCATATCAATCTAAGCAATATGTGGAAATGCTTAGGACGTTGGGAGATTGGGTTCCTATCCCTGTGGAGAATGAAGTTTTCAACGATAAGACTGGTGTTCCTTTTGTGATGAAGTTACGACATCGAATGTCATACTCTATTATTTACCCTAGTATCTGCGAGGATGCCTCTTATCTAAATAGTGTGGAGAACTTGAAGAGGTTATTTGAGGACTTTAAAATCCCTAGTGGGGCACGTGTTAGCGTATATAACCCTGTCTTAAATCGTTTTGCAGAAATCAATAGTGAGGTAGTTTTGAATGGTTAAAATGTTATATCCTATAAACAGTAAGGTTTCCCATGATATTGTAACTGCTCGTTTTGTTGCAGAAGTGGATGGAAAGGTTCGTACAGTATCTGATATCTTTACTTTGGAACAGTGGAACAAATTATGCTCTGGACAAGCGGTTCAGATTGCATAGTTATCTTTAGAAGTCTAGGAGAATCTTATGCTATTAGTTAAGAATAGAAAGGCTTACCATGATTACTCTGTACTCCGTACCTTGGAGTGTGGGGTTGTTTTGGTAGGTAGTGAAGTTAAATCACTAAAGGCTCATCACGGAGACCTCAAAGGTTCTTGGGGGTATATCTCTAACGGAGAAGTGTTCTTAAAGGGGGTACACATTCCGAAATGGGGTACGTCTGTTTGGAACCATGAAGAAGAAAGAGACCGTAAATTACTCCTACATAAAAAGGAAATTAAGGGTTTAGCGAAAGACTTGTCTCTTGGCGATGGGTTAACTCTTGTACCTCTAGAGCTTAAAGTTGTAAAAGGTCGAATAAAGTGTATTCTTGGTTTGTGTAAAGGTAAGAAAAACTATGATAAGCGTCAAGCTCTGAAAGAAAGAGACATCAAACGTAGTCTAGAAAGGTTAGTTAGGTAGTATTATGGCGGAGTTTCGTAGATATAACTATTCTAAAAAGAGACCAGGAAGCGATAATCCTATTAACCCTGACTTAGTACCTTATTTATCTTGTGTGGATACTCCTTTTACCCTTATTGGGGTATCTGTAAGAAACATTCTTTCTAGCACAGAATATAGTGCTATGGTTAGAGATTGTAAGAAACAGGCTAGAAACAACTGTGAACTTTGTGGTAGGTATGTAGCTCGTACCAAAGAGGATTTTATCCATTCACAAGAGCTTTATGATAAAGACCTATCTAAAGGCATTTTCAAATATAAAGGTTTAGTTGGTTTATGTAAAGATTGCTTTTATATGTTTAACCCTTATATAATGAACTTAGATTTAGAAAATCTTGTCATTAAGCCTAAGTATGTGTATAGGTTACGTCAGACTAGGGAATCAATGCTTTCCTCTTTTGGCTTTAGGGGTGTAGATTTGCCTAGGAAGAAGGTGTTTGTCCTAGAATATAGGGGGTATCAATATATAAATGATTCTATCCCCACCATTCTAGATAGGGCTTTGGGGGCAGGTGTTAGGGTTCTCCCCATGCGAAAAGACTTTATGGCAATACACCCAGATTTATATTATCATAAGCCTTTATCTTAACTTAAGTCCCTTTTACTTTTATAGAAGCTTTTAGTAAAATATACTTATAAAATATTTCGTAGGAGGTTTTAGTTAATGGTAACTAAAAAGGATATTGTTTCTGAAGTATCGGCAGAGCTTGGTATTACGAAGGTAGAAGCTAATCGAACTTTTGATACAATCTTTAAGACAATTATGGATTACGTTTCTGATGGTGAAAAGGTACAAATCAAGGATTTCGGTAATTGGGAAGCTCGTTATCGTTCGGCTCGTAATGGTCGAAACCCACAAAATGGGGCACCGATTCGTATTGAAGAACGTCTTACTCCTGTATTTAAGCCAGGAAAAGTCTTTAAAGAACAAGTTAATAAGTAGATCATTTGTATGCAGCTGACTAGGTAACTGCCTAGTCCTTATATGCCCTCATAGTATAACGGAGAGTACACAGGTTTCCTAAACCTATGATGGGGGTTCGATTCCCTCTGAGGGCATTCTACTAGTTAAAGCTAGTGGAAGACTGACTTTCTGCTGAAGTCGATGGTAACTCCTTAGTATCCAGTGCAGGAATGCACTGGTTTTTTAGTTTAATTATACAGAAATTATTTTATATCTTTAGGTATTAACTATTTAGGAGGTAGGTTTTATACTTAGTGTAATCTCTTGTAGTTTAGTATTAGATTGTTATTATTTCTTTCTAGGAATTACTTTAGTATCTTAGTATAATCTATCTTATTTTTATTTACTTTTTAGTAGTTCTTTCCTATTAGATTTCTTTTCTTTCTATATTAAATCTTTTTGTATTCTCCTTATATATTACTAGCCTATTTAGGAATTGCTTTATTATCTTTGTGGTAATTGGGTGTACTTTTGGTAGGATTTGTGGTATTATGGTTAGTGATTTAGATGTGGTATTTTATGTGGTAATCTCGTCCGACTGGGGGTGGGGGTATCTATTTTAAATCCGTTTTAGGGCTTGTTTGGGGCGTTTTAGCGAATAAAAATATGGGGGTAGGGGGTGTATGTCCTCGCTTGCGTATTGTGGTTTTGTGGCTCGAAAATAGCGTGTATTTGTGGGTTTATTGTAGGTTATTGTTGCTTATTAATCTACTATATCTATTTGTACTTAGTTGAATATAGGAATTAGGAGTCAAAATATGGCTAACTTTTTTAGAACCTTAGATACATCTATTAAAGATTGCACTAGTAGTGGGGATGTTGCATCTTTGGCTATCCTAGAACGATTGAAGATGTATTTAAGTACTGGTAACTTTAGCTCTTATAGTAGGGCAAAGGAACTTATTTCTGTTAATGGCTTATCGTGGAAGGAAGCTAGTTATGTACTAAAGATAAAGCCCGACACGGTGAAACGTGCAAGATATGCTTTGTCGGAAGAGGTTTGGAATATTGTAGGAAAAGACTTTTTCGACCGTCTTAAGGAGGGGGACTTAGCTTATTGTGATTCTATCGTTGAGTCTCTCCATGTGGAGGAGATTGTTTCTCCTATCCCTTTAGATATTTCTAAGCTTATTAGGTCTTTGGCGAGTGAGGAAGACCTTAATAGTATAGGTAGTGTAACCGAGTTGTCTGCCTATTCGAAGGAGTTGGACTTTCTAGTTGGGATTAGCGAACCTATGGTTAGGGCAAAGGTATCTAACCTAGATATTGGTAGGCTCTTAGCATTACTAGGCATTTTGGATGGAAGTCTTGGTAATCCTCATATTAGGGTGGCGATTAACGAACATATTCTAGGGAAAGCAGGAGATTTATTATGATTCATATTAGTGAACTATATAAAAAGGATTATTTTGAGACTGTAAGTGAATATCGTTTCGCTTTATCATTTGCTATGGAGTGTGCTAGACGTGGCGATATCCTCTCGGTAGATGGGGTACGCAGTCAGGCAGACTTGAATTCTCGTGTGCATGCAGGCTATAAAAATTATCTAATGGATAATAATTTAGTTGTAGGATTTAGTAGCAAAGAAGAAGACGTCTATCCTTACGAAGAACAGGATTACTCTTTTCTTAGTAAAGATAATCTCTTCGAAGACAACGGTGAGTATCTCTATTGGGATATGGACTGGGGCTTGGAGGTGTTAGGTAGACTCTTCTATAAGCACGCAGGGGTAGGGGATATTCCTTACTTGTTGGAGTTCCTAGTAGCTCGTCATCTCTACGATGTCCTAACTGGGAAAGAAACTCGCAAACTCTATATTAAGTTAACTATGCAACTATCATCTACTTTCTCTAGTTATTTGGATTTGGTTTCTCTTTATAATTCTTGTCCTAATTTAGCAGAGTATGTAGAGATTGTACTGCATGAGCGTTCTTCTGTAGACCTTAAACTTTCCTTATTTAAGTATGATTCTAATAACTTAGGGTTTAATAAGGAGTATACGGTGGAAGAGAAAATGAACTTCTTACAACTAAATGGGTTTACCGAAGGCATGGTACTTATTCTCTTTGATAGAAAGGGTATTAACACTTCTAATGACTTGGGGAGTATTGAAATGGCTCATTTAGTTCGTCTTGATGAAGTTGTAGACGGTAAGCTTTACCTCACTCAGTTAAGGGGTACTAGAACCTATGAGGAGACTGCTAAAGACTTCCTCATGATTCCCGAAAAGAACCGTGCACTTTATTATGACTTATTGGATAAGTCTGATTCTGTCCATGGTTCTATGGTAGTGGACTTACGAGAGTGTGGGGTAGGAAGTCGATTTTATCGTGAGAAACACTTGTTAGATTCTATCTCAACTACGGATATGGTTCGTAAGTTAGTTTCTAACAATGGGAAAATCTTTGAACAGGAGATGACTGAAGCTGAAGCTATCTTCTATACCCTTATGCAAAACGACGCTCCTATAGACGCTGATTTATATAGAGATTATTATTTTGGTGGTGGAGAAGCTATTTGGGATTCCCTAGACCATAGTGGTATTAGTTCTCCTTATGACTTTATTAAGGATGAGCTTAATTTCTAGTTTAAGTTTAGATTTCCGAATGGTTTTATAGGTTTTCCGAAAATATTTTTAGTTTTCTGAAATATAGGTTATGTTTTCCGAAAGTTATTTTATGTTTTCCGAAAGTTAGTTTATACTTTCTGATTTTTAGTTCCAGTAGGCTGAAAGTTTGTATTCAGTCTTCCGAAACTAATTAGTTAGAATTATGAAAGAATGGTGAGTTATGGCAGATTTATTAAAAGACCTAGAAAACTTTACTTCAAACTTGGAAGAGGTAAAACCAAAGAAGGAGGTAGTTGGTACGGGTTATGTAAAGAAAAAGGACACTGCTAGTGAGCGGTTCCTAGAACGTGTCTCGGAAATGGGGTACGATTTAACTGAGCTTGAAGGAGCCCTTAAGACTTGGGGCAACCAGTTGGTTCTATCTTGTGCAGGAAGTGGTAAAACTACTTTTACAGTAGTGAAAATTTTATATGGAACTCGTACTGGTAAGTTAACTCAAAAGGTAGAAGTTAATGGAAATACTGTACGAACTATGGCACGGATTTGGGTTTCTACCTTTTTGAATAGTGGTGCTAGGGAGTTGGAGTACGAAGTAGCTAAGTGGAATAAGAAAATGGGGTATGTTGATACTTCTAAATCAATAAAGTTTTCCACTATCCATGCAGAGTTTAAGTCTGTATTGAATGCTTGTGGTATTAGCACTAGCTTTATCGATGCTAAGGCTAACACTACTGCTCTACGCAACATCGTAAAACGATTTGGAGTAAGAGCTAATGGTAAGTTCCTTAATTCTGAACAGTTGTCTGATTTAGAGGGTGCATTGACTTATACTCGTAATAGACTTGATGGTAAACGTTATGTCCACCAAGTTTATACTGACCTAGGTCTTACCTCAATTGAGATTGATGCTATTCTAAATGATTGGTATAAGGCACGTAAGGCAGCTGGCAAAATGGACTTCGAGGACTTGCAAGATATCCTCTATGATAAGTTGTTTGTGGAAGAAGACCAGAACATTATTGATTGTGTCTCAGACCGTTATGACTTCTTATTTATTGACGAATTCCAAGATACTTCCCAAAAGCAGTATGCTATCTTAAAAGTTTATATGCAGTATGCTAAGCAAACGGTAGTTGTAGGTGATGACGACCAAACTATCTACTCTTGGAGGGGTAGTGGCCATAAGATTATTACTGAAACATTTATTAATGACTTTAGTCCTAAAATCTCTAAGCTATCTACTAACTATCGATGCCCAGCAAATATTGTAAATGCTATCGTTCCTAGTATTGAACGCAATACTGAACGTTTAGAGAAGTCTATTAAGGCAAGCAAAGAAGGTGGAGAGGTTCGCCTTGGGGTATTCCCATCTTACAATGCTATGGTTAAGAAATTAAATGAATTGGTTTATCAAGACATTTCAGACCGTATGAACGTAGCTATTATTTGTCGTGAGAATAGTGATGGGTTGTTGCCAGCTATGATGCTAGATAGGGATGGAAGGTTCTCTTTTAGTATTAGTGGGGAGGGTATGTCTCTAAACTCTTACATGGTTCAGCAAGCTAAGAATGTTGTACGTTTGGTAAGTGAAAAAGCTACAAAGGGTGTTGCATCTGCTCTTAAACAACTAACTTACTCTACTTGGGAGGTTGACTCTCTTATGTCAGCTCTTAAGAATAGTGGGGAAAGTATTTGGAATGTTCCTATGGACGAAGTTTCTTACTCTTGCCCAAGTCTATCAGGTATTCTCTCTGAGTGGAGAAATGTTTACAGGGGCGTAACAGAAGGTAAGATGTCTGAAATGGATTTGTTGGAGTATTTGCTTTCTTACTATCATAACTTTGTTTATGAGAAGGAAAACACTTACAACATGAGAATGCGTTCTATCCTATCCTCATTTGTAGTCCTTGTTAGATCTGATGGTTTTGAATCTGCGTCTGAGTTCCTTTATGAGCTGAACGAAATGAATTTACGTCTACAAAGCCGAGTTAAGCTGAATAACGTAGATATTCGGATTGTTACTGTACACGAATTTAAAGGAAAGGAAGTCGATTCGGGGTATCTTTGGAATGACTCTGTTGATGTCTTCCCTCATAAAAAGGCTGAAACTCAAGAAGAGCTTGAAGAAGAAAGGCGTAACCACTATATTGGTTGTACACGCCCTAAGAAACGTCTTACCCTTATGACTGTCCAAGGTAAGGAGGGTATGTTTATCTCGGAGATGGACTTATCTAACGCAATCCGTGTAGATAGTGTCTCTGGTATTAAAGGTTCTTTAAAAGGTAAAGAAGATAGCGAAGAAGCTAGAAATAGACGTAGGCTTTTAGGTAAGTCAGCGGACGTAGATTATAAAGAATAATTAGTTTTCCGAAAGTATTTTTTTAGGTTTCCGATTTCGAATTTTAGAAGTCCGAAGCCTTTTCGACTATAAGTAGGATTGTTTTTATGTTTATTTTATGTTAAGATGCTAGTATTGAAAGTATGAGGTTTAGTTATGTACTTTAAAGGAAGTCGTGTAACTTTAGAATCTCTTAGTTCTCAGTTTAGGGGGTATTCCTTGGACATACAGGACGAGGTTCGTTCTATGGTTATGGATAACTTAGATTTGTCTAAGTGGATAGACGTTTGTAAGGATAACCCTTACCGTCTAAATCAGATTAGGTTAGGAAGTAAGGAGGGATTAGATCCTCGGTTCTTCACTATCCTAGATGGTTCTGTAATTTATAGAATTCGTAGTTTGGCAGCAACTGGTTTTAATGTAGGAGAGCTACTTTCTTATGTAGGTGTGGGCTTTACTAAGGAACAGTGGTTTTATATTATCTCTTGGGCAGAGCATGGTTTATTGGATTCTAGGTTAGCTCTTGTAAGGACTCCTTTCTCTATGTGGGGTTTCATTGATAAGGGTCTTAGGAACAACTTGCCTATGTGGTTGTTCACTAGTGGTAAGAAATACAGTGACACTTTTATGCATAGTGTTCTTACTTTGATGTCTAATGGGCAGTCTGCCGAGACATTCTTAAATTATCCGTGGAATGATAAAACATTAAAATTATTGGCAGAATTCTCTTACCGTAGATGGTTTAATAATATAGTAGGCTTGGTAGATTATTTTATCCCTTACGATTTTTTAGTCTCTGTAGGGGAGTTAGCTAAAGAAGGTTTAATTGATAAAGATTTATTTAAGACTGGTTATGATGGAGATACTGGAAGCTATTATTACCTATATCAGTCATATCATTTAGAAGCTATCTTGCGTTGTGTCATGCAGGGGTATGATTATAGCAAGTTAAAGGACTATAACCTTTCAGGTTCAGAGGTAGACACTATCTTGAAAGAGATAGAGTTAAACTCTAAGCGTTCTTTCCGAGGTAGATTGTAAAAATAATAGGAAATGGGGGTACTTATTTTGAAGGAGAAAGACTTTATAAAATCTTTAAAGGAAGTATGTGATGCATTCGAGCATTCTAAATCTCTATTAAATTCTTTATTAGATAATTTTGATGAAACGCAACTTGAGATGCAGTGTTCTCTCCCTTACTCCGAAGATGAGTATGGTATGGCTATTTCAGAATATGCCACCTATTCGGGAGATTGCTCTCGTAGTTTAAGTGAAATTGTTTCTGCCATGAAGGTAGATGGTTTATTGGAGGAGTAGTATGTCTTATTTAGAGAAGCCCCTTAAAGGAATAGATTTTTTTATAGATACTGTTCAAGATTTGAAAAGTATGAAGAAAGAAGACAGACCTCCTGTCTTGGTATATGGAGACCCCGACATTGATGGTCTTGTTTCTATGCGTGAGTTCTTACTTTTCTTGGAGAAAGAACTAGAAGACGAGTCAATTCCTTACTATGTAAATAATAATCGCTCTCATGGGTTCTTTATCCCTCCCGAGAAGCTTAGGGGGTACTATGTTTTCTGTGTAGATTTCTCTATCGAGCAGGATAAGATGGATGAACTGGTAGCTAGTGGGGTAAATATTGTTTCTATTGACCACCATGAGTGTCAAGAGTCTTTTATTTCTTCTTATGAATATGAAGAAGAGGAAATTAAAGGGACTATCACAGACTCCGACGGTGCTTTTGGTTTTGTTATAAACAACCAGTATCCTTTTGAAGACCCTGAATGGACTTTCCAGTCAGGTATGGGTGTTCTTTATCATTGTATTGGTGAGTATTATAGACAGGTGTATGACAGTACAGAGTACCTAGACAACAAGACTACACGTGCTTTAGTTGGTCTTACTTTGTTATCTGATGTTCGAAATATTGAAATGCCAGAAGCAAGGCAATTCCTTGATGCTTTATATACTCACCCGAACGAGGGGTATATTGGGTATTTGATTGAGTCCGTTCTTAGTAAGGATTATACCTTTGGTTTGCCTTGCATGGATAGGAACTTTGTAGATTACACTTTTTCGCCCAAGGTAAACTCTTTGTTTAGGTTTAATCGAAAGGATTTAGCTTGTGCTTTTATATTGGGGTATGGCTATCCTTTAGAAGACTACCAGACACTTCAAAGGGAGTTTGTAGAGTATTTGGAGGGTAATATAACTAAGAAAGAGTACCCAAATATTACTTTTATCGAGATACCATCAACTGGCTTATCCGAAGAGGAGAAGTCTTATGTAACTAATTTCGTAGGTTTGTTAGCTAGTAGGTACGTTACCTCTAGTAATGTAGTTATTGCCTATTATTCAGATAATGGTGCTTATGGAAGGGCTTCCTTTAGGGGTAGCATCCAAAGTATCGATTTCCGAAGAGAGCTTAATAAACTAGGTCTTGATGGAAGAGGTCACGCTAGTGCTTATGGTATTTTGAACTTTCAGCCTAGTGAACAACTCTTTGAGTCTTTAAGTAAAAGGTGTACAGAGTTGTTTGCGGATGTAAAAGAAGAGGTAATCTTTAAGGATGTACCTCACTTGTCTCTATGGATAAAAACTCCATCTAAGGGGTATAGAACCTCGAAAGAGAATTGCTACTTATTAAACCACCATCGTATTTATTTGCGTTATACTGGTGATTTTTCTCGTATAGAGAAGAAACGTGGAAATGATAGATACTCAATTTATTCTGTTGATGGTATTGAGGTTAAGTGTTTCAACAATGAGTTAACCTTTGAGAATGGTCTTATTTTGCCCATGCTAGAAAAGGGTAGACCTGTTCTGCAACTAGCTCGGTTTATTGATGAGTAGTTCTTTGTTAGAGTTATTTATATCTGCTCTAGTAATCTCCGAATATAGGAATTTTAAGTTAGGTAAATCTATTTTTAGAGTAGCTACTACTAAAACTTAAGTTCCTTTTACTTAAAGTTCAGGGTTTGTTATAATAGTAGTATAAAAAATCTAGTAGGAGTTTTCGCTATGAATTACTTAGAATTGCAACAAAATTTTTATCAAACATTTCCAGAATTTGTAATGAAGATTGTTTTGGCATTCATTGTATTTGCTATTATTAAGAGATTGCTTGAGAGTAAACGATTTGTTCGAATTCTTTGTCGTTTTGTGCTACTTATTCCAGTTCTACTAGTAGCTATTATTATTCACGTAACGAAACACTAATCCAGTTAAAGGTTCCAGGGCTTAAAGTCACTGGACCTTTTTTAGCTATTTTGGTAAAATAGAAGTTAAAGAGTTTATATTTTGATTTCTGAGAGTTAGAGTATAGACTTCTAAAAGTAGTAGTATCTACATAATGGAGGAATTAATTATGCGTGAAGTAAATGCAACCCTTATTGTCGACTTAGGTAATAGCGAGACAAGGGTTATGGTTCAGTCAGGTCTTGGTAGGAACGGTTTGGTACGCCAGCGTATGTCTTTGGTAAGCAATAAATATGCGTCCTTACGAGAGGGGTACGAAGTCCCAGAAACTTACACAGAAGAGAACTCATCTATTCTAAGAACTAAAGATGGAGAGTTGTTTGCAAATGGATTGCTTGTAGAACGTGAGTTTTCGGTGGCACCTTTACGTCCAACAAACTTGGAGAAGAAGCACGAAAGTAAGGTAACTATGATTACAATTCAACGTGCTTTCTTAGAGGGGTATAAATTGCTCTCTCAAATGTACCGAACATCTATGTCAAACCTTGACGTTACTTGGAAGGTAGTTTATTTGCTACCACCAAATGATATTTCTGAGGGTGCTAAGGTACTGTACGAAAAGATTGTAGGTCTTAAAACTCTTGAGTTTGTATTGCCTGAGTTTTCTGTTGATTTGAAAATTGAGGGTGCTAAAGTTTACCCAGAAGGCTTTGCAGCCTATATTGGGACTCTTATGCGTAAAGGTAAGACTATCAATGAAGAGTTTAAAGGACTGCTTGAATCAACAACCCTTATTGTTGACATCGGTGCAGGAACTACTGACTTCTTCGTGGTAGAGGGGATGGACACCATTGACTCTACTAAATCAACAATTCAAATTGGGGGTAACAACGTAACAGCATCTCTACGTCAACGAATGGCGAGTGCAGGTCTTAGTCTAACTGATAAGGTTATTGAGAAAGGTGTTCGCACGGGGTATGTGAAAGATGGGGCTAAAACAATCAAAGTTGTTAAGGCTTTGGTGGCAGCAAAACAGGACACTGCAAGCGTTCTTTTGGGTTCCATTATCTCTTATTTGGAAAGTGCTAACTATAACATTCGTACCATTGAAAATCTCCTTGTAGTTGGAGGTGGTAGTATTCCTAGTGATATCGAGGGTGTTAAGTCTTTGTCTGAGTATGTAGTAGAACGCTTAAAAGATTTTGCTCCTAACATTCAGTTGGTAAACTTGCCTAAAGAATACAAAGGGGAAGATACTACTGGTGAGGAGTTGAATCCTAGATTGTTAAACATTCTAGGTGCAGGGGTACTAGCAGAAATGGGGTAGTTTATGTCATTAGTTGTAATTACTGGTGGACTTAGTAGGGAACAGTTATCTTTTATTGAGGAAGCCGTAAACCAATCGTTTGGTACAGGGGTAGTTACAATAAAAGAGTATTCTCTAGACGATATCTCCTTGGTAAAAGAATTACGCTTGGGTATTAAGGACTCAAGTGTAATTTCTGTATATCTTGGTAGTTTTTCTAGTGTTAAGGCACTTGAAAAGTCTCGTTCTATGCTAGAGAATTCGGGCAAGTTCTTGGAGGTCTTGTCTACAGAAGCTCTTGTAGAATACCTCAACAAAGAATATGGGGTATCTATTGAATATACTCCAGAACCTAGCACTGAGGTTGTTGTTGAGACTGCTCCTAGTATTGATGTTGAAGAGATTAAATCCCAATATCAACGGCTACTTGAGGCTAAGGATGAAACTATTCATGCCATAGAGTTGCAGATTGCAGAACAGAAAGAATATTACGAAAAGCTCCTTTCGGGTATTGCTGAATCTAATGAAGAGTCTCAAATTTCTGATGAAGAGTTGACTGACCTTCAACAACAGGTTTCTTCTCTTACTGCAGATAATGAGGCTCTTGCTAAAGCTAACAAAAACCTAGAACACGATATAGAAGTTATAAAAGAACAGAAATCTGAACTTTCATCTAAGTTTAATAGTGCGGATGCGTTATCTCGTAGTCAGAAAGGACTTATTAAAGAGCTTAAAGGTAAACTTGCTTATGCTAAAAGTAATCAAGTTGATGTCACCTCATATAAAGAAAGGATTTCTGAGTTAGAGTCTGAGTTGGGAACTTCTAAGGCTAGGGTTTCTGACTTGCAAGGCTCTGTGGGTGAGAAGGATTCTCGTATTACCGAATTGGAAGGTATTGTAGATAAGAAAGACTCTCGTATTGCCGAGTTGGAAGCCAAAGTGGGTAGATTGACTTCTGACCTTGAAGACGAACGAAGAAATGTTAATACTCTTAATAAGCGTTTGATATCAGGTGGAAGTATGGAACCCCAAGTTATTGAGAAGGAAAACTCTTTCGACTTACCTCAAAACTTAGAACAGCAGGTGTGGGGTAGTTTGTGGGATAGTTCCCGTGTTGGTTTCAAGAATATTACTTTCTTGTTTGCAGGTACTGGCGATTCCCATCGTGAAGCCTATCTCTATGCAGAGAAGAAGCTATCTTCTACTCCTAGAGGGGGTATCTTCTATGATTTATCTACAGAGTCTGTTGCCGACTATCGTTTTGGTGTAAGGCGTGGTCATGAAGTAAGTAAATGGTATAAAGATTCTAACGAAAACTTGAAGAGTTACTTGTCTAAAACTAAGTACCCAGATGTTTATGTACTAGGTACGTTTAGGGGTAGTCTTAATGAAATGTCTCATTTCACTCTTGACTTGTATAGTAGGTTAAGTTATTTAGACTCCTTGAATGTAAGTGTTGTAGTTTATGGAGGAGACATTAGTTCTTACTTCGGCAGGAACTTGATGTCGTCTGCTTTGTATGGTAGTCGTGTAGAAGTAGTTTGTAGGAGTTTAGGGACTTCTGCTAGGTCTATGTATTTTCATTCTCAGTTGGTAGGTGGTTCTTCTAAGGCTAGATATTACCTAGTCGGTAATTTGGATGATATGTCTAGGAAAGTATTTAAAGTAGCTCGGAGGGATGGCTTTAGTTGGGAGGTGCTAGATGCCTAAGGTTGGTATTATGGCAGATGTGTCATCGGAGGTTTTTGAGGACGTAGTATCACCGGCAAAGTCTGAGAAACGTTTCAATAAGCTAGTCTCTAACTTGCTAGAGACTTACCACTCTAATGATACAGTGCGTGCAATTGTTGATGGAAAAGCAGAAGAAAGCCATATCCAAGGTCTTTCATTTCTACAAGAACAACTAGCCCAAGCAACTAACTCGGTAAATACTATGGGTATTTATGGCGATTCTTTGCAGATGTCTTTGGATTCTGCAAAAGAGGAGTTCTCCGATGTAGCTGACTCTGAGAGGAAGGCTAGTGGGGTATCTACGGATAGTGCTGATTTCGAGTCGTTCAAGAAGGAAATCTTAGAGTCACAGCAGTCATTTATGGACAGAATGGAATCTATGCTATCTTCTGTATTAGGTGGCTCTAATAATGTAACTCCTAATCAAACTGTATCTAAGCCTTTAGAAGATGTAGTTAAGGAAGTTACCCCTAAGGAGGCTACTCCTAAGAAAGAAGATTCTTTTGCCCCCATTGTAAGTTTGCCTAGCACCTTAGGAGGAGACTCAGAAGAAGAATCTTCAAACCTTTTCGAGGTAGTAGAAGACGATAGTAGCACTGCTGATGTTAGTGGTACAGATGTCTTAGCAAGTTTAGTAGGTGACAGCAATAGTTTTAGTTTTGGAGGATAGAATGAATGGGTAAGCTTAGTAAAGGTGAAAAGCCTAAAATTGAACAGCCTACTGGTTTTGTAAAATATAAACAAAAGGTTACTAAGGCAGGTTTCCTCAAGAAGTTCGGCTATCTCCTAATAGGAGTAGGGGTATCTTCTGCCTTGGCAGGTGCAGGTATTGTCTTCTATAAGACGCAAGTCCAGTACCCAAGTGCTATAAAAGTAGAAGAAAAGAACACTGGTAGGTATGCCTTAAGCGTTTATCAAAAATATTTGAATGACTACGCTACTAAAGGTTTAGAAAAAACCACAGGTTCTAAATACTTATCTAGCGAAGGTAAACTACAGAATGGTAATGACGCTAGAGTTGGTTTCATTAAGTCTGTACTTTCTACTGTTAAGTATGAACCTATGAAAACCAACAAACTGAATAAGTATGGTTCTGATTACTATGTGTATGGTAGTAAAAATGAGACTGTAAAGGGAGAGTCTTTAGTTAACTTTGGTGAAGCCGTTAATGTTTCTTACATCGATTACTCTAAACTAAATTTCGATGCTAGGGTAGTTAATGACATGATAACTGAAGCAGGAATCAAGCAAACAGACAAGGATTTCGTAGATAAAATTACTGATTTGTTTGCTACCTATATTAGTAACAATGTAGATAAGCTACCTATCAAAACGGAATCTAGGGTAGTTACTTTAGACAAGGTCGGTAAGGGCTTTAAAGTTAATTCTGAAGAAGACGAGTACTTAGACAAGTTATTATTCTCTAGTAAGGATTTCTATGATGCCTTAGATAGATTTAGTCTCCTTGCTCAGCAGGGTAGCGAAGTTGAATCTAAAGAACACAAGGACTGGTCTTCTAAGAGTGTGGAAGAACGTGCTAATTATACGGAACCTTATAAGTGGGAGAAGTATAGGTTTATTGGAAAATCTTGGGTAGGTTTCTATAACATACTTAAGGAAAATAAGCAAGACGCTGATTCTTATGTGTTCCCCAAAGGAGGGGGTACTCTTGATGACCCAGCTGACTTAAACACTCCTATCTTAACAAGTGTAATTGTTAAGGGCGAGGACGGTAAAGACAAAGAAATTCCTATCAAGGTTAGTTTGCTTAAGGTTTCTTATGGTAGTGATGCTATTAAGGACATTATGAAGGCAGATATCCGAAATCGTGGCTTGGATCCAAATTCTAGTACGAAGTACATTTATACTAAGTGGCGTATTGAGAATCTATCTTCGGAGTCTATAAGGGTAGACTCTAATAGTGCCTTAGCCGATAAGGAAGGTAATGTTTCTGCTAAGACTGGGGTTATGTATGGTTTAGATGATTATGCTGACCTTAAGCCTTACCAGTACACGGAGTTAGAAGATTGGTACTCATCAACAGAATTAACTGAGAAGTACCTAGTATGGGGTAAGGATTTTGATAAGCGTGTTCCTTTAGTATGGTTTAAGGCTCTTAGGGGTACTGGAGACAAAGTAAAAGTCCCTAACGACCCTATCGAGACTAAGGACATTTCTTCAGTTAAGAACGAGGAAGGTAAAGAAAAGGATTAAATATCTAGTGAAAGGCAACCCAGTGTGGTTGCCTTTTTTATACCATTTTAGTATAATAGTCTTATATTAAAATTAAAAGAGGTATATCCTATGGCATATATTTTAGATGAGCTTGTAGCTGATTTACGTTCTAGCAACCCTAGTCAACGTTCTGTTGACCTTGCAAGTACTTTCTTAATGTCTATCTCTTGTTTTTACAAAGGTCATCCAATGGATGGTACTGTTAATCCTCTAATTCCAGTATCTGAGGTTGATAAATGTTTTCTTGTTTGTCACTCAGACTATGAGTTTCAAGTTTTAGAGGTAGATAAAAACTTCCCTAATGCTCCTATGTGTTTATCTAATGAGCGTATTCTATTTTTCAGTTATTACGATAATGCACATGATGCAACTGTTGCTAACTCTATCATTCAAACTCCAAATGAGCAGGGTCTATTTCTCCCTAGTGGTCATGTCGATTTTGAGTTCATTGCTTATTGGTTAGGCGATGAAACTATTCAATTTACCCCTAATGACCCCACAGCCTCTTTAGATGCTGAAGGTTGGGATGATAATCACCCGCTACCTAATGGTGTAATTTACTCTAGTAAGGGCTTCACTTATACTACGCAACCTGAGGTGTTGGCAGACTATTTAGAAGCTATTGAAAAGGTTGATGGTGGTTTTGGTGGTGTGATTGTAGTGCTTGACGGTATTGCTAAACATTACGACAAATACTTTAACTAGTTTTTAATAGGGCAATTCTTTATGGGTTGTCTTTTGTTATCCTCCAGCCCATAGGGTATCCTTAATCTACGACTATTTATAGTCAATTAAGCTTTAACCAGTTCCAGCGAGCGGTGACCAGAGAGTTCTGATTGAATTTACTTTTTAATTCATTTGAATTGTCTTTAATATCAAAATGGTGTAAGATAGTCTTATCAAAATTATTGGAGGGCTATATTATGTCAACACAATTCGAAATTCTTCGCACTGCCTTATCTTCTGCCCCTACACAGGCTGATTTGGATATTGCAAACTTGGTTTCCTTTTATGTAACATCTAATCCAAACTATTCTTTCCCAAAAGACTCTCATGCTGATGCTGATTCCGATACTATCAAAGTTTATTCTCGTACCTCTAAAGATGGCACTAACAAGGTTTTAGTATTTTCTTATAGGGATACTGATTGTGGTATTGGTACATCTGCTTTAGTTTTGGAAAAGATGGGCGACTTCTTTATTCCAGTAGGTCATTCCCATGAACCTCGTACTATCGCTGATATGGTGGTAGAAAGGGGTACCTCTTCTCTAGACTTCCTAAGTTTCGAAGATTTGCTCAGTCATGCTACTTATTCTTGGGATAGTTACAAAGATAGTCTTGGAGAGGGTGGTTTCTCGGTTTCGTACTTGGCTGACTCTTTTGTAGAAATGGAAGACGTTGTCGGTGATTATCTCGATTTAGACGTAATTGTAGAAAATATTGCTAACGCATACAAGAAAGTAGCTTAAAAGTAGAAAGGTAACCCTTAGATTGGGTTACCTTTTTATTATCATTTTGTTAAAATAATAGTATAGATTATTCGAGGTATATAAAATGAGTAAAGAATATAAATTAGACCAGTTAAAGAAAGACAAAGTGTATAATGACACACTACTGTCTTTGTGGGCGGGTAAGGCAAATTACCAAGATTTCCTAGCAACTGTAATGCTAACCATGGGGTATGAATTACGTCAGCATAATGATTGCTTTATGGATTTGGGGCAAAACGAAAAAGAGTCCAACAAAGTAACCCAGTTACACGGTAAAAACCAGTCTTTGGTGCTTTGGTTTACAGGAGGGTATGAGAATGCTGAATACCTTATTCCTATTTTGGTTACTAAAGAGGGTACTACTTTAGACTTTAGTCTTTATAATCATGAAAATAAGAAGCTAATGAAGTATCTAAAGGAGTTAACAACCAAAGAATTATACAATGCAGGGGATTCTGTTTTTGATAAGTTAGTTTAACTAGTTACTTCAGAACGTTCTCCTTTGGAAGAGAAGATTGGGTTATCCGACTACACTCTTAATAGTTCTGATTTCCTCAGGATTTTAGGGATTCTTAAAAATGATCCTGAAAATACAACTACTGAAATTGAACTGGCTTTAGTTGATATTTATGAACTCTTAAAGGGTGAAAGCAACAAAGAAATTTGTATCCCCGTAAATGTAGAAGAGGGTGAACCAGAGATTAGTCCTTATCTCCCTAAACTAACTTCTTTTGTTAACCAGTCAGAATCTTTTAGGTACAAAGAACAAGTTCACTGGTTTGTAAAGCATTATAATGACTCATACTCAGATGGTACTCGTATTATCTTATCTAAAGATTTAAAAGATATTGAAGTCTATGACGATAAGGGATTATGTTATCGTGTACCAATTCAAAAAGAAGGAAGTGATTATGACTTCTCTAATACTTTAGGGTTTATTGTTCCTTTAGCAGAGCATGCAAATGAGTTGTACTCTAGGTTGGGTGACCTTGGAGGGGTTAAATTTATCGATGCTGAAGTACTACCAGATAAAGTTAAACTTTCTTTTGAGAAAACAACCGACTGGAGATTTAATAAGAAGATAACTGGAGCTCTTTACTTCGATTTAAGTCTTTCTCTCCATGGTTTCACTTTCCAAACAGAGCTAAAGGGTGGCTCTGTAACTCTACAGCTTAAAGATGGTGAAGTTTTAACCTTACCGTACCAACCTATGAAGTTTTCTAAAACTATTGATAGTTATGAAACAGAAGTAGCGGAAAATCTCAACAGGGGTATGGATTACATGGAAACTGTTACTCTTGAGGACTTACTCCGTAACAATAACCTATTAGAAGACACAAATAAGAGGTGAATGGGTTGAGTCTTATTTTAGCCTTAACAGACTTTTACATTCTAATTGTTTCTGTGATTGCTTTTATCTGCAGTTTTATTGTCTTAGCTATTTAATGAAGAACAGGAGTAGCGACTTCTCCTATTCAGGACATGTGTTCGTATGGTATGAGGGTTCTACTCGGAAACTTATCTTAGCTATTTTAGGTTTTGCAGCGGGAATGGTTGTTTTTTATGACTGGTTTTGCTCTCTTATTTAAGGGGTAAGTAGCTTAAAGCAAGGTCTGAGATGTCCTTGCTTTTCTTTTACAGTCGTGTTAAACTTATTATATAGAATTTATGTACCCCATGGGGTATCCTAGCAGGAAGGATGTAACTTATGAGAAAGAGAAAAGGTGCTAAGAAGCACTTTAAAAGACGAAAACAAAACCAGCTAAAAGTTTATTTCGACATTGAAACTGCACCCAGTGCAATTGTAGTATCTACTCCTACAGGTGAGTATAAGTATTCGCCAGAAAAGTCAGTTGTTGTGGTTGGGGCTAGATCTGAGCACGGTCATTATGACGAGGAAGGTAACTTAACAGTAACTCCCTTAGAGGTTAGGACTCAGCCAGGTTATAATCCGAAGGAGCTTGGTTTAGATTAGTTTATTTTCGACCTAGGTAATGGTATTGATTTAGCGAAGTAGGTATATTTACTTTGATTCTTGTTAGAGTAGTTTCTTCATGAGCCTTGCTTTCGACCTTTGCATTCGGTATAATAATTATAGTCTCTTTTAGGGGGTTTTATGTATAGTGCTTTAAATGAAGAGCATCTAGATTACTTAAGGAGTAAGGAGGGTGCTTATTATGAAACATGCCTTGCTCTAGCAACTAAGTTAGCTGAAAGCAGGGAAATTAAGATAGTTGACCTCTATGGAGTCCAGCTATCGGTTAGGGGTATCAATGATGATATCGTTATCTTGTATAATACTAGCAGAAATTCTGTAAAGATTTATAAGTATGTAGGTGGTTCTTACAAACTAGTCGAAGAAGGAATTAAGCTTAACTTCAACTTAGGGGTATCTACCTTGAGTGAGGAGTTATTAAAATTAGACAGGGTTTGGGAAGTTAAATAATGGAAGGAGCAATAAGTATATGTCATACTTAAACTCTCCAGCAGATGAAGTTTCGAAGGAAGAAATCTTCGCTAATGAAGATAACTATCACCGCTGGAATTATGTATCAATTGAACCAGTTTCTACTGGTTACGAAGAGTATTTACCAGAAATCCACAAATACACTAAAGAGATGTATGACTCTTTAGGGGATGGTACTGGTCGCAAGACAAAAGAACAGCAAGAGATGATTGAGAAGGTAAGGGCGATTTATCGTAAGAAAAATATCTTACCTATCAATTATTACTCGTTCTTAGGGGTACAGCAAGAAATTCATAGATGTATTGGTTACGAGGCAACCTTTGACGGTGATACCGTTAATACAGGTGCAGGGGTTGGTACAGGTCTTTGTAATTTCTTCTTCCCTAATCTGTATGATACGGCAAGTATTCAAGATGAGGATAAGAAGAAAGATGGTGCTGACACTCTTTACGGTAAGTTTATGAATGACAAGTACCTTGATAGGGCTATTCAGTTCTGCTTTGGGTATAAGGATGGGGATGCAGTTCCATCCTACGTTATGGGTGGTCTTCGGTTGGTAGGTTCGGCACCTAGTAATTTCCGTCCTATGAATGCACAGGCTATTTATGAGCGGTTTTGCCCAGAGAATGGGGTAATCTTTGATACCTCCAGTGGCTTTGGTGGTCGTTTGGTAGGTGCGTTGACATCTAAGAAGAATTTCACTTATGTAGGAACTGACCCTAACATGGAGTCTATGTACAACACGCATCGAATAGCAGAAGCTATTGAGGGTGTTACTGGTAGAGCAGGCTCTTATGAGTTGCATTGTTGTGGTTCTGAGCTTGATGACCTTATGGGAAAAGAGTCATGGGCTGATTTCCATTTCAGTTCGCCACCGTATTTCTCACTGGAGCAATACGGAGAGCATGATGCAAATAGGTCAAACCAATCCCACGTTAAGTTTCCAGGTCTAGATGGTTGGCTAGAGGGGTATGTTCGAGGAACTTGTAAGAACATTTATAAGGCTCTCAAAGGTGGTGCTTTCAGTGCAGTAAATATCGCTGACTTCAACATGAAGGGTAGGGGTATGGTTTCCTTTGTAGATGAGTGGAAACGAATTGCGGAAGAAGAAGGGCTTGAATACTACACTAATATTTATCTAGGTGTAACAGCCCGAGCAGGTTCTTTGGAACAAGAACTTGGGGTAGCTAAGAAGGAAATTATTATGGTTTTCCGTTCGACTAAACCTGTGTGGGGTTAGTTAGTAAGCTAATTAGAAATGGATAGTGTATGAGTAAAGAAGTAACTTGGAAGGTATTTGAAGAGGAGAAAGCAAAACGTAAGTGGGTAGAAATTCAGTATCCACTTATTGGAACTCCTCTCTTTGAACACGCAACTGACTATATCACTGAGCTAGAGAATGGTAGTCGAGTTATGGTACGCAAGAAAGATAACTATGTATATGACAATGGTTCAGGTAGTGTAGCTAACGATAAGCAGATATCAGAATTACGAAAGAAAGCAGCTGAGAAGTCAGAAATTAACCGTAAACGAAGAGATATGATTCTCTACTAGGAGGTAGGGTTATGCTAGATGTAAGTAGGTTAGACGATAAAAGTTATGTTGGTAACTATATTAGAAAATCTCTCGAAGAAGTGTTAAAGTGGACAACTTTAAAGTGTGATTGGCGTAATGTAGATATCGAGATCCCTTATAATCTAGTTTTATCTTCGGCAAGCCAACCATGGGGGTATCGTTACAGATTGTACGATATTCCGAAGGGTACTATGACTTTGGTTAACATAGCAGAACCTCAAGGTTTAGAGGAAGTGTTAATTTCTCTTATCTCTAATTTCTGTACTACAAGGTGGGGTAACTTAGTGGATGGTAGAGCTACTCTGTATCATTTTGTACCCCAGGCTAAGAAAGCATACAACAGGAGTTAGTAGGGTATCTTACTAACTTTTATTTTGAGGTATTAAATTATGACATATAATGCTAAAGTATCGGAGGCTCATCAGTTAATCTCTTCTATGTTGATTTTGGATAGTAGAGAGGTGTTAGAGACTCCACATGGAATGGTAGCTAGATGGGTAGTAAATGAAACTTTGTTCTACCTTGAAGCTATGTTAAATTATGGTTCTTGGCAGAATGCAGGTTTCACTGAACCTTGTTCTGAGGTTAAGACGTTTGCTCGGAGGTACGGGGTAGTGTTATGACAGATGTAAGCGAAAAGATTTCCCAACTAAAGGAGCTAAAAAGGTATTTAGCTCTTAAATATGACGATGAGGTATCGGTACATCTTAGCTATACAGCTTTCGATAGGGGAGAGGCAGTCGGTGCTTGTTTGCTTGTCTCCTATAAGTGGAATTCTTTCAAGATAAAACTTGTTGGGGATGGCTCTGTTATCTACAGTTATAATTATTTAAATAACCCGATTAGGTTTGTCTCTATTAGTGGAGTCTCTGTAGTAGAGTTTTGCAAGAAATTAAAATACGAATTACATCGTAGGTATAAAAAATTACATTAGTTAGGTGGTAGTAGTAATGAGTTATGTTTTAAGTGAAAGAGACTTTAAAGTCTATTCGCAAGACTTTGCTCCCGTAGGTTCCGTTAGTAGGGCTTTGGGTGCAAATATAGGAGCCGTGTGGAGAGAGTTGTTATCCTTGGGTGATGACACTGTACACCGTGTCTCTGGGTTTGTATCTAGGGGTAGTAATGTCTATGCTTTAGTTTCAGATACTTATAAGGATGGTTTCAACCTTATAAACTGGGTAAAGGGGCACATTGATTTCAAACCTAAGGTATCTATCACTCCTATTAACTATTCTTTAGTTTTTGGTGAGGGTAGCTTACCTCGTGATATTGAAGAAATTCTAGAAGAGATTAACTCTGTTAGATCTTTGTCACCGTCTTCTAGTCAGGTAAACTCACCTTCTGAAGAAGTAGGTATCGCTTATGACGATGTTGCAACTTCTATCATCACTGAAGATTACTATTCTATTAGGGGTAGTGGTTTTGAGTTCTCAGTCTTTGATGAAGACAAAGAGTACATTATGGGACGTGGTTCTAATTGTGGCTTTATTATCTCAGGTGTAGGGGTATCGAGACATCACTTGAAGTTCAAATATGAAGATGGTAGCTTGCAAGTGTTTGACTTAAACTCTACAAATGGTACTCGTGTAAACGGAAAACGAATTTATAGTGGCTCATGGGTAAACGTTGCTGATGGTAGCACTATCAAGGTTGGTAGAGTTAACATGAGTGTAAATCTAAGGGAGGAATAGTATTTTGGAGATACAAGGATTTACAGACATTGGTGTTCGTTATAAAAATAATCAAGATACTTATCTTGTGATGAGGCTCAATATAGATGGTATTGAGTCTTGTCTACTTTTATTATGTGACGGTATGGGTGGTCTTGAGGACGGTAGCTTTGCTAGTCAGAGCGTTGTAAAAGCTATCCGAGATTTGTGTGTTGAAGGTAATTTATCTAAGGAAAGTGTACGAGAAGCAATAAATAATGTTAACTCTATGCTCTTAGATAAGTATGGCAGTGTAGGTAAGCAGTGTGGGACAACTTGTTCTGTCTTAGTTCTTTCTGAGGGAACTTATTGGGGGTATCATATCGGTGATTCTCGTCTTTATCATTTTAGAGGTAAAAACTACAAAATTTTGACAGAAGACCACACAGCCCTAAATATGAAACGTAAGCGTGGAGAGGTTATCACTCCAGAGATTGAAAGACGTTATCGTTCTACTTTGTCACGGTGTGTTGGGGTAGTTAAGAGTCCCAGGTTAGATTACCTTGAGGGTAGTTACTCTGTAGGAGATACTTTTGTTGCTTGCTCTGATGGTTTTTGGCACTATTGGGATATGTCTTTAGACAACTTAGAAAATTCTATTGAATTGGTAAAATCTAAAGGCGAACGAGATAACATCTCGGTAGTGAGTGTGGAGGTTTAGTGTGAAAGTTAATGATATTGTATTAAACAAGTATATTATCACAAAGATTATTTCAGGCGATGGAACGAATCGTAGGGGTATGTCAAATCTTTACAAAGCTAGGGACAAGGATTTAGGTATTTATTGGGCTATCAAAGAAATCATAAAGAATTCTGACGGTACTATCTCACTTCAGCAGAGGTCTCTTATTCGAGAAGCACAGATTATGCGGAAGCTCCAGCACCCATCTATTCCTAGGATTGTTTCTATTGAGCAATTAGATGATAGGGTTCTAATTATAATGGACTGGGCTGATGGTAGGTCTGTTGGTGAGTGGATTCGTTCTAGTGGAGCCATGCCTTTGCAACGAGGTTTGAATATTATAAAAACTGTCTGTGGAGTAGTGGGGTATTTGCATAGTCGTCCGACACCTATCTTTTACAGGGATATGAAACCTGAGAACATTATGTATGACCCATCTTCTAAGAGGGTGATGTTGTTGGATTTCGGTATTTCTGTTGAGGTGGATTTCAGTAAACCTATCACGGACAGGGTAGGAACCAAGGGGTATTACGATAAATATTCTATTGCCCCAACAAAACGTGAGCTAGCTAATGGGGTAGGACCTAGGTACTTTGATTTACGGTCTGATATCTACTCTCTAGGTTGGACGATGTTCGAGATCTTTACTGGAGTTAGCCCTTATAACTACATTTTGCTTAAGTCTAGGAAAGTTGAGACAGTTATCCTATCTTTGCTTGAGAGTCGCTTACCAGAATTTGAAGACGGAGATTCTGAAAACCCAGAACTAAAAGAAAAAACGTGGTCTAAGTTTAGTGGTAGTTTAAGTAAATCTCTTCGTCACTCTTTAGAAGAGTTGGTTACTGGAGGAGATATTGATGTATTTATCTCTAAAGCTATCAAAATTATTAAATCTGAGGTTTCTATTTTTATCCCAGATGAAAATATAGTTAATCACTGTATGACTGGGTTAGATAGAGAGTTACAAAAAGCCATTCACTCTCTTGGGAATACTTACATAGCCACAAGAGATGTAAGGGAGTACGCTAAGAATATTCCTCAATCCTTGGCTGATGTAATTATAAAAGCTACTGAACCTGAACCAATAGACAGATTTCAATCCATCGAAGAATTACAAATTGCTCTTGAAGACCTAGAAAAGGTAGATAAGGGTTATAACAAACTTCTAAAACGAAGGGTAAACCAAGTAATCACTCTAGGAGTTTTGGGTATTGGCTTGTGTTTAGGTTCTATTGCCCCTTACATGGCTTATGAACAAGGGCTAAAGAACCAGTATCAGGTCTTAGTTGCGAATGCAAGTAAGTCCGGTAGTTTCTCAGATTACTTAAAGGTTATTGAGTATGACCCTAAGGAGATTGACCCTTACTTTGGTTTGATTGACTCTATTAAAGCAGATGGGGTATTCACCAAAGACGAGGAGAGTACAATGTTAGACTTAATTAACCCTAACCTCCCTACCTTGGAAAAAAGTAAGAGGTACAAGGAGTTAGCTTTCGAGATTGGTCGTTTATACTGGTTGTACTATGACGGTGGTAAGTCAGAGGAAATTGCAAGTAGGTGGTTTAAGGACGCCAAAGGTTACAATCAGTTAGCTGATGTTTTCTATTCTATTGGTTCTTTCCCTACGGCAGTTGTTAAATCTGCTAACGAAGGTTCCGATGCGGGAATGTATAAGAAACAGTGGGAAATTTTAAACTCTGTAACTGGTCAATCAGAATTAACAAGTTTACAGATAGCAAAAGCTCAGCTTTACTTGGTAAATACTTATACTAGTAGGCTAAGGTCTGATGGGGTATCTAAGGAAGATGTTCAGTCTAAGCTTTCTGAAATTTCTAGTTTAGTTAATAGCTCTTCTAGTGGTGATTCTCGTCAATCTCGTCTAGCTAATGAGCTTAAAAAATCTCTTCCAGAGGTTTTAGAAAAGGTTGAGGTGGCTTACAGTGTTTAGTTTATTTATTGTAATGTTGGTGAGTGGTTTACTACTTTTAGTCTTATCTGCAGCTCTTTATGTTATATGGAATATTCCAGATGCAGTAGATGAGCTAAGTGGTAAAAAACGTAAAAGGCAGATAGAAAAACTACAAAAGGCAAGTATGGCAATTGGGGCTACTGGTGTTGTAGCTAGTACAACTCAGATGTTTAAGGATAGTGAGGAAGAAGAAGAGATTACAAACCTTATTCAAAATGCTCGTAATTCTTATACTGGTGAAGTACATTCTGATACTGATCCTTTAGAGGAAGAAGCTACTGGTATCATTCCTGAAGAACCTGTAGAAGAGTCCGTTGCTACGTTTTCCGAATCTGGTACTGTTGATAAGTTCGAGAATATTGTTATCTTGGAAGAGATAACTAATTTGGAGGTTTAATGTGAATAAGAGAACTAAAAATAGTTTAACGACAGGTCTTTTATTAAGTACTGCCGTACTAGGGGTATATGCATCCAAGGGGTATGTATCTGCCGACGAGTTAACTAATAACCCCTCTACTTCGGTTGTTTCAGGTGCGACTCCTAGTACAGGGGCAGCATCGGTGGAAGCACCTAAGGTAGCTTCAACGGTGGAGGCAACTCCTACGGTTGAGGTAGCACCTAATACAGATGTTGCTCCTACGACAGGGGTAGCACCTACTAATAATGTAGCTCCCACAGCTTCTACAGCTCCTACGGTTGCTGAAGCTCCTACAAACAAGGTAACTTCTTCAGCTGAGGCAGTCCCTACAACCGAGGTGAAACCTAGCGTAGCTGAGACTCCTAAAGCGGAAGAAAAACCTAAAGCTGAAACTCCTAAAGCAGAAGAAAAACCTAAAGCTGAAACTCCTAAAGCAGAAGAAAAACCTAAAGAAAAGGTAATTACTAACGCTGAGGAGAAACCTAGCATTGGCAAAGCTCCTAAATCTGAGGACGGAACAGCTCCAAAAGAAGAGGAAAAACCTAGTACTGGTGAGACACCTAAATCAGAGGAAACTCCAAAGGCGTCTACACCTACATTTAACTTCACCTTAGGTGGAAGGGATGAGTCTGTAACGGATACTCCTAGTAAGCTTGACTTAGGTGAAGAAGTTTCTTTCGAGAATAACACAAAACATACGGATGTTACTTATAAACAAGTTACATCTAATGGTGTTACTTTCGATTTAACAAAGAACAAAGTTAAACCTATCACTTCTAAGCTTATTGCAGTGTATAAAGACGATAAAGGTGAAGAACAGGAAGTCCCAGTTGCTGAAATTACTGGTACTAAGGTTTATAACCTAGGTCTATCTTATAGTAACACAGGTAACTCAGTAACTTATACTTTTGATGTAAACCAACTATTGGAAAAAGACTCTTATCAGTCTAAGTATAAAGTCTTGGTAGATGGGGTTGAAGTTCAAGACTTTGACTCTACAGAAGATGAAATCACTGGTACTCTTAACTTAATTAATAAATTAAGCGAAGGTACTCACACAGTTGAGATTGCAGGTCAATCTAAATTTGGGGTAGTTGTCTCAGGTAAAGATACTGTTATTGTTCCTAAAGAGTTTGTTCCAAACCCATCTCCAGCACCTCTTCCTAATAGTGATAAGCAACCAGGAACTGCGACTGGTGGTGATGTACCTTACAACCCAGTACCAGGGTATGATAGCACTGCCCCTAAAGTAAACCCTACGGTTAATCCTACGGTTACTCCTACGGTTACTCCTGCAGGTGGTGGAGATGCTCCAGTAGTTACTCCAGAAAGAGGTAATACTGGTGGGTTGACTCCAACTCCTAGTCCTATTCCTAGCCCAAGCAAGGATAACAATCCTTATGAAGTACCTACTGCTCCTCAACCAGCTCCAGTTAAAGAGCCAGTTAGGGGTGTTGAGGACGTAAGAATTGGTGGTGTTTCTATTTATGGAGATACTCCTAAATCTAGTGGGGTAGCCTCTAATGGTGATACTACTACATTTACAGACCCTAAAAAAGTAGACATTAGGGTAAATCTTGATACGTCAGTAATTGATAGCTCTCGTACAGTACTTAAGCTTGTAGGTCGTGAGCAGGGCGAGATCGGGGCTAGTCAGTTTGTAGAGTTGAAAGACGGTGCTTATAAGATTAAAGGTGTCGCAAAAGACGACTTCTACACTCTTACCATTAAAGCCTATGACAAAAACGGTAATTTGGTTACTGACACAGTTGAAACGTTCTCTGTGAACAAGGGAGGTTCTAAGTACTCTATCTCCAACAAAGGTCTTGCAGGTTCATCTGTTAAAAACCTCAATTCTAATCTTAAGATTGAGGAAACTAACGTAGATAAAATCAAATCAGATAAAACTACTATTAAGGTATTCCTAGATGGTAAGCTTGTTGAGTTACCTAAAGATGCAATTAAAGTATCTAGGTCTGGTGGAGTTTCAGGTAAATGGAAGTACACTTACTCAATCAACAAGAATAAGTTTAAGGCTGAAGGGGTATACACTATTGAGGTTTATTCTGAATCTGAAACTGGTGTAAACTACAATTCAACTAAGAAAACTCTTCAATTTACGGTTGATAGGACTCCAGCGGAAATTTCTATTAGTGGTGTCCGTGAAGGTGGTAGGTATAAGGCATCTAGCAAACGTATCACTATTGATATTCGTGATATCTCTGAGTTAAAATCTGTTAAAGCATTCTTGAATGGTAAAGAAGTAGAACTTGAATACGATTCAGAGACTGGTCTTTACTACTATGAAATGAAATCTAGTGGTAAGGGTAAAAATGAATTTGTTGTTGAGGTAGAAGATGCAGCAGGTAACGTATCTACCGAAACTGTTAAAGGTTTCTACTTAAGTGAAGACTTGGCTTTCTCTATCTTCAATGATGATAACTTGTACTGGCTACTAGGGGGTATCGCAGCAGCAACTGGTGGATTCTTGGGATTCTTGGCTCTACGTCGTAAACGTAAGCTTGATGAAGAAGACCGCTTGGCTCTAGAACAGGCTGAGTTACTTGCAGCAAGTGCCTCATCTAGTGGTTCTGAGACAGTAGGTGACTCTCCAGAGTCTTCTGATGAACGCTTTAACGTAGATGACATCTTACCAGCAGGCGAAGAAATTTTGTCTGTCTCTACTGAAGAAGTTCAAGATACTGATTTAGAAGGTTCTCAAGATGCTGAAGACGTTGAAGCAACTGATGTTCTTCCAGAAGATGAAGAGTTCTCAGAAGATGATGAAGCAACGGATGTTATCCCAGAAGACGACGAGGACTCCGAAGATAACGAAGCTACTGACGTTATCGAAGGGGATGAAGAATCTGAAGACAACCAAGAAACAGATGTTATTGAAGATTCCTCTGAAGAAGACGAATTAAAAACTGATGTTATTGATGAAGACTCTTCTGAAGATAACGAACCTACTGATATTGTAGAAGATTAATTAAGATAGCCCTTAATTGGGTTATCTTTTTTATTTGCAATAAATAGTAGAGGGGGTATAAGTTCTATTTAATTATCTTTGAGATTATTATATACTAGGTATAGAAAAACTTTTGGAGGTATTTTGGTTTATGGAAAAGAAGAAGCCTAAGAAGAAGGTAGTTGATGTTGTTATTGACTCTTTCTTAAAGCGTGTTCAAGAGAAGGGTGTTATGCCTTGGCAGAACCCTCACACGTTTGGTATTTCTATTAACTGGGTATCTAAGAAGATGTATCGTGGTCTTAACCGTATGATTCTCCCTAACGGAGAGTATATGACTAAGAACCAGTTAAACAAGTACAATGAAGAGCACGGTGAAGACTATAAATTCCAAAAAGGGTATCGAATGGTTCCCAGTTGTATTTTATTCTTTAAAACAGTACAAAATTAAAGCAGAGGATATTAACACTGAACTAGAAGGTAATACTTTGAAGGTTGGTCAAAGTTATGTCAATCTTAAAGGTAGGAAAATCACTAGAACTAAGACTGGGTATTTTAGCGAGTATATGATTATGAAGTATTCATTGGTTGCTGAAATTCGTCACTTTAAGAATTCTAAGGGTGAGACGTTACCTCGTCGAATTGGCGATACTCTAGATTCTGACTTGATGCTTTCAAAAGAAGAACCTCAAAAAGTTATTGACAACTATGTTAAACGTTCAGGCGTTAAATTTGAAGAAATCAACGACGGTATGTCTTATTATAACCCAGTTAGGGATTTAGTGCATGTCAATGAGAGTTATAATTGGGCTAATGCCAAGTATTCTGTTACCTTTCATGAATTAGCTCATTCTACTGGTCATGCTACTCGCCTAGACCGTATTGGGGTAACTTCTTCTGATGGATTTGCAGGTGCTAAGTATTCAGTAGAAGAGTGTATTGCTGAGATGACTGCAGCTCTCTTGTGTCAGGAGTCTGGTATTAGTGATTTCGTTACATCGGGTACTTTAAGTGAAACTAACTCTTTAGCTTATGTACAGCATTGGTCTAAGGCAATTAAAGACTTTGGTAGCAAGTTCCCTAGTATCTGTCGTCAGGCAGAGCAAGCTTATCTCTACATTCTAGGAGAAGATGAGGATAGCCAAGTTGGTGGAAGTTCAACAACTGAGCGTTAGGGTTCTGCCCTATAAGGGGTATTTAAGTTAGTGTTAGTTTAGGTATATCAGAATTTTGCTTATTTTTATCACTATCTAAAGTAGTGGTAAGGAGTAGGCAAAATTTTTTGGTAGAATAGTTTGTAATTTTTGTATAATTATTGTAAAATTTATATATAGTTTAGGTAGCTTGCTAGTTGGTTTAGTTATTTATATAATACTAATCTTATCAGTATTACTAATTATATGAGAAAGGAACTTAACAATGACTAGAATTCGTAATTTACAAACAATGTATGCACATGGACCAATGCTCTATGAAACAAATAAAATCCAATTAAAACCTAGTTCAAACTGTAAGGTTGTAAAAGTAAAAACTGATAGGGTTTGTGCTGAGTGTGGTTCCGAAGTACCTAAAGGTAGTTCTTGTTATACCTTAAACCCAAGGGGTAGGGGCAGACATTGGGTTTGTTTCTCTTGCACACCAGCCCCAGGTGTTGAGGAAACTCGTGAAATTGGTGAGAGACAAGGTATGGGTACTGATACTCAGTTAGTCTTATTCTCTGAGGATACGGACAGTTGGGGACGGCATAAGCAGTTTGGTGAACTTACCTCTGAGGAGGTAGATGATTTTTACGATAATCGTGAAAAAGCTATTTGGGCAAGTATGCCAAACGAATATTAAGGAGTAAAGTATTATGATTTCATTTAAGGCTTTATTTTGGGAAAAGTGGTGTGAGTTTCTAGAAAAGGAACGTTTAAAGTCTGAGAAAAGTAAACGTGACTTTGAGGAGACTCTCGCTCTAAGAGAGCAGTATATGCTAGGTCTGTTATTGCCTATTAGGAGTAAAGAGTCCTTTAAAGTAGTAGTTAGAGACCCCTTCAACTTTGACTATTCTATGGTTAAGGAGTTACTCCATCGTATTGGCTCCCCTGCTAAGTATTACAAATACTATGAGTATGACGATGTTTGTGTCCTTGAGGGTTTTACTGACGAGAAAGAGTACAAGTCCTACAAAAGAGCAGAGCTGTATCAACTTGCATCAATGGTATTTTTCTATGTAGTTTTATTTATTATTGTCTATATATTCCAAAGGTATGTGTATGGAATGTGGGGTATTTTTACAGCCAGCCTTTATTTGTTAGTCTCAGCTCTTCTTGTTGTAGGGATTGGTGTATTTGTTTTATCTTTATTTCCTAGTGAGTCAGGGAACAGGTCTCCATTGGGGTATGACAAACTATGAGTCCCCAAGTAATAGAGTTTTTGACTACTCTTAAAATGTTTGATGGTTTCGTTGTAACGGAAGACTATAAGGTTTATCATCGTGATAATTTCTTAATGTCTTTCGATTCTGACGGCTCCATCTTTTTGTCTTATAGGTTATCTTGCGACCAGACTTATCGTAATTATACTCAGCTTATTAGAGACCAGATTAAAACTAATTCACTAGGTAATTTCTCCTTATGTGATAGCTATTCTGTCAATGGTAAGTATATAATGATTTCTGAGATGTATTACTCTAACTTATTGGCTAATTACGAGGGGTATCGCATTGAGTGCAAGGAGTATCCTCATGATTTAGCTAGTTTATCTGCAGCGTTGGATATCTGTCTAGGGGTAAAATGGCAGATAACTTATCCGTTAGTTGAAAGTATTCTAAAGTAAGGAGTTTTAGTTATGGCATTGTATTCTTATATTGTTTGTGAGAAGCGTTATCAAGAGAGTAACTCTCCTATAATTCCTCTAAAGAAAGGCTTACAAAATAACTTAGGTGTATATTTTAGCTTAGAAACGGCATATGAACAACTTAAAGGGTTTGCTAACAGTTTAAGGATTGAGGAAGTACCACTTATGATTAGGTCTTTAGGGGAGTTAAGTCAAGAATTTTATGAAAATAAGTATGATACTAACTTCATTCTTTTGGTTGCTCAAGAGAATGAGGTAAGTTTTGTTCCGTCCGAGCCCAGCATTAAAATTTATAATAAGGTAGACTATTATATTCAGGTAATAGTTCCTAATCAAATTATCTATTAGTAGTTACTCTCATCTTATATACTCTGGTATGGTTGGGGGTATTTCTTTTATATAATGTATCTTTGAGAGATGATTTGCCTATTAGGGTATTTAAGAGTTGCTCTACTTACAATTAAATAAGGGTACTATTTTTATAGCTACCTAGAACTAAGGGGTGTGCCCTTTAGTTGTGGGTATCTATAAGATATTTTTGTTACCTGAGGCAATTAACCAACTAACTAAACAACTATCAGGTAGAAAGATATATAAAATGACTAATTTTATAACTGTAAGCAGTCAAGGTGGTTCATCAAAGACTGTAGTGAATGTAAATTCACTTAATCGTGTTTCTTACCACCTTAGTAAGTCAGCTCGTGAAGTAGTCGAGTGCTATCTTAACTATAGGGTATTAGGTTTATTTAAAAGAAATGACTTTTATTCCGTTTTAGACGTTAATGGTTCTAATATTAACACTCTAGATTCCATTGATGAAGTAGAGGACAAATTAAATGGAGTAGTAGGTAGTGGTCACGGTATGTTTTATATCCCTAATACTGTGTTAAAGTCAAATGAGGAAGTTTTGTCTAGACCTTACATGTTAGCTAGCTACATGGATAGTTTTACGGATTTTCTTGATACGGGCAAAGTATTTCGAGGACCAGACAAGGAAGTAAGTCTTGCTTGGACAGATGAAATGCTTAGTTCTTTGATTTCTCATTATAGAGATTATGCAAAAGAAATACCAGAAGATTTTGTTTATGAGTTTGCTTGTCATTTAGGGTGTTTTCCAACAGATAGCGTGGAAATTATCAAAGGTAAGCCCTATGTGGGTATCCCTTTGATGCTTGCTAGAAATCTAAGAATTGGAACTGATTTTGGAATGTCACTTCTGTATGATCTAGACAGTTCTGACTTAAAGTATATAACTGCCGAGAGGTGCGTATCTCCTAGTCGTGTATTTGATGAGGGGAAGGGAAGCGTAGTAGGTGTAAGTGATTATAACAGTGTTTTGGTCAGCCTTTCTTTTCAGTTTAAGGTAGTCTTAACTGTAGAGAGTCTTATTAAATATATGGTGGCTATCCTCAAGAGGGCTTATGGTGTAAAACATGCAAAAGAGTTTTTAAATGGTTTATTCTCTATTCTTTGCAATGTTGAAAAAGAAGATTTATTTAACTATTTGTCCAGTAAGAAAGCAGCAAAATTCACTGAAGTTAAAAATGAATCTACTGTAAGTGCTGATTCTTATACTATTAAAAGTAATTATGCCTATGTACCTCTAAAGGAAAATTTGGGAGGTAGTTATGGCAAACTATAAGTCTTCAACGAATCAGGTAGGGGTATCTGTTATAGGCTCTTTATTTTCTACTACAGATTATTCTCTATTTAAGAAAATGAAAGGTAACCGTAGCGTAAGCTCTAACTCCAACCTAGAAGAAGAAATCAAGGAAATGGGGCAGCTTTCACCTGTCTTGGTAAATAGTCGGTATGAAATTATTGATGGTCAGCATCGTGTAGAAGTGTTAAAGAAACTTAACATGCCAGTTATCTTTATTATTTCTGACCATATTGTTCCTCGTACTGTAATTTCTATTAACTCTACTCAACGTAATTGGAAAGATGAAGATTACCTTAACTTCCATAAAGAGAGGGGCATCGGTTCTTATATTAGGTTTGCTAAAATCTATAGCCAGTATAAGGATTATGTAGCTTTGACTGTTTTAATTGATATGGTATGTAGTGATAAGCAGGTCTTCAAGCGAGGAGACATGGTAATTAAAGACGAGGTTATTTTACTTGCCAAGTTGTCATTCTTGAAAGAGTTTTCTCTTAAAACTGAGGTACATAAGCTTAGACAGACCTTGCAGATTGCTTTACTTCGTTTTATATCTATTGAGGGTGTTAGTAAGACACGTCTTATTGACAAGTTTATCGCTTTAGGTATGCCTAGGAAGATGCACCTCTTTAGGAACAGAGAACAGGCTTTTGAGGTTTTGGTAGTAGAGGTTTATAACCATAAGTTAAAACCTAGTAGCTCAAATTATATTCCTTACTATTATAGTAGTACAAAAACTTTAATTGTTGGTGTTAAGGAGTAGAACCAAACTATCTTAAGGATAGTAAATAAAGAAATAGCTTGTCTAAGTAGACTGGCTATTTTTATATAGCTTTGCTAAAATAGTATTATAAAAATTAAAGGTTTAAAATTTATGGAAAATAGTACACTACAAAACTATCTAAAGGAAGGTCGCATTACTGCTCTTGAGCGAGGTTTGTGCTTAGAAGAATCTCTAGGGTTTGCTGATGGGCATTTTGAGTTTAGTGAGTTAGATTGGTCTGATGAACCTAATGGTCAAACTGCCTTAGAACAATATCGTAAGTTCGTAGGGATTGCTTGGTCTTATTCATCCCTAGTAGGGGTAGTTTTTAAGGAAAAACAATCCGTTACACATACTACAACTATTGTATTCTATGATGAGTTTTATCGAGTCCAAGTAGAATCTTGTAATACAAAAGAGGAAGCTAAATATTATAACTCAGGGGTATTTGAGGAGTATGTTGATGCTCTTACGTTTGCTTATAGTATAGTAAAAGGAGAAGATTAGTATGGAACAGTTTGAAAATAGTCCTATAAAGGCTCATTTACATGGTCAACAAAAGCAGTGGTTGTCTGGTCTTGAAGTCAAATTGCAGTTGGGTATAAGTCAAGGATTTTATTTTGCTAAATATTTCCAAAAGTATGTGCAATGGAAGTCTGAAGAAGATTTCGATAAATTCTTGTCTTATAGTGAGACTGCCCCAGTTGTTTGCAGTACTCTAGATATGTCAGAAGTTTCCTACCGTATTGGGATTGTATTCTATGGGGGAGACTACTTTGTTTACCTAAGAAAAATTGCTCAAGGAGGGAATATCACTAAATATACCCTCTCAACTAAGACTTATGGAGAGGCTCTTGAGTGGCTGAACGAGATGATTTTTAATCAAGGAGAAGATTAGTATGGAACAAGAAATCAAAGTATGTTCTCTTCAACAACACTTGGACAGAGGGCGTATCCCATTCTATGAAAACGCTCTAAATCTCAAGGCAACCATAGGTTTTCCTTATGCAGAGTTTGATGATATAGTTCATAGGTATGAGTTTCAGTATTTTGATCTTGAAAAGTTCGTTAAGTATGGACGAAGGGCTGCCACTGTTAGTGGTGAGTATTATAATAAGGAAAGAGAGATGCATTTTGACATCACCATCATTCTTTATGATGACAGGTATTATGTACAGGTAGGTGATGATAGCGAGTTTGGTATCTCTAACGTATATAACTCATTCCGAAACTACTATTCTGCTCTTGTATATGCTTATGAAAAAGTAATGAAAGGTGAATAAGATGACTGTTGAGAAAGATTACGAGTATGGAAGTACTGAGTATTATAATGACTCTTTCCCAGATTATGTATCCGCTCTCAAGTTTGCCTATGGGGGTAGTATTTAATGATTAGTGGTTTATAAGTAGCGAATGAAGTCCCTTAATGGGTCTTTGTTTCTTTATTCTCTTATGGTATAATATAGAGATATTAAAATTATTATGTGGAGGTCTTTATGAATCCAGAATTACTTAAAGAATTATCTAAATATGCTAAAGATTTGATATTAGGCTTAGATTTTGACAGATTAGACAAAATGAGGTATGTCTTCAATTTTACAGACGAAGACTTTAAAAAGCTAATACGTGATACTTATGAACAATCAAATCAACAAAAAGTATCTCAAGAAAATCAACAAAATTCAACAAAAGAAAACAAAACAAAATCAAAACCAGTATATCTACTAAGTCGCCAAGTTCTAGGTGCAAACCTAGTAAACACTGAAACTAATGAGAAGGAGGTTTACTTAAAAGAACATTTCTTCTTCCAAAATGATTTTGAAGATGGCGACCTAGTTACCTTAGAGTATGACAGAGATAATTCTCCAGTCCTTACTAAGGTTGGTAAGGGTGAATCTACTGTAGCTCAAAGGCTGGGGGTATTCCCTAAGGGTATCGTTAAAAAGTCTATCTTAGACGGCACTTATTATGTAGAGGACAACATAAACGGTGAATTGTTAGGGGAATATAATTCAACTGAACGTCGATATGTTATCGGAGATTCTTTACCTATTTTGGGTTCTGTAGCACCTAAAGAGGGTGATACGGTTGACTTAGCTTGGGAGTTAGGTAAACCTGCTACAATTCTTCAAAGACAGTGGTACTCTAGTGAAGAACTCCCAGAAAAAGCTGAGCCAAAAGCTCCTAAGAAAAAGAAATCAACTCAAAAAGAAAAAGAAGAGGACTCTACGTCTGTAACTCTTGACTATGACTTAGAAGGTAAGAAAATAGGTCTTGTTCTTGGTGATGGTATGCGTAGTGGTTTGATGTCTTTCCTTGTTGTAGAACATGGAGGAGTACCAGTCACTCTAGACGCTCACCGCTATCAAGGTGATGAGTCTGCATATGAACACAAGCTAAAAGATTGTGATGCAGTGGTAGTAGCTAAGGATTATGTAAGACATGCAGTAACTAAGGCTCTTAGAAATGTAACTAAAGAACTCGGAATTGGCTATGCTATGGCTAATGGGGTAGGCTTTGCCCAGGTTGAAAAAGCAATCTATCGTGCGATTAACGGTTTACAGGTAGACGAGGTAGGTGCTAATATTGAATATCCTTTGTTATCGTCTAAGTAATTTTCTTACTCATTAAGAAGTTAAAGGCTAGTGCTTAAGTGTACTGGCTTTTCTGTTTATAATAGGGTATAATAGTAGTATAATTATTAGGAAGGAATTCTAGAAATGTCATTTGTTTTAGGTAATAATAGCCATTACTTATCTGTTGGTGATTATCTTGTTTACGATAGCTTAGAAGCATTAGATACTGGTGCTTATAGCGAGGGTCTTGGTAAGGTAATCGTTGATGGTAATGAGGATGTGCTAGTACCTTTAGAGTTAAAGGATTTGGCAGGCGTTGAGTATGCAACTAAAAAGAGTCCTCTATCCTTTATGGGTGATGGCTCCCTAACGATGGGGTATGGCAACCCTTGGTATGAAGTATATAAAGATAATGAAACTGGATATTACATTGTAGAGAGGGTTAAATAATGAGTGAACAAATTAAAAATAGCTCATTCCAACAACATCTTATGGGTGGTAGTGTGGAGCTTTTGGAATCTAAGCTAGGTATAAAGGCTTGTGAAGGTTTCCCTCAGTCTTGGGAAATGAAAGAAAAATTTCCTTGGGATAGTGATGAGGACTTTAATGAGTTTGTGTCTTATTGTAGGGATGCTAACACTTTGTCTAGCAATATGGGTCACATCCGAAAGGCAACAAGTTATCGATCTTACATTGTATTCTATAAAGGAAAATACTATGTTCAGGTAAATACATGTTGGAAACAGGCAAGGAAACATGTCAGTACTGCCTTGTATGACAACTATCTTGATGCTTTACTCTTTATAGAGAAGATAGTCTTTGATTAACCAGCGTATTAAGAAGAATAAATAATGGTAGAAGAAAATAAACAAGGAGAAAGAATATGTCAAAAGAATTCAGTTACGAAATTATTGAAGAGATAGGCACTATTGGTAGTCCTACTGCTAGTGGTTGGTCTACTCAGTTGAACTTGGTATCTTGGAATGGTAGAGAACCTAAGTTAGATATCCGTTCTTGGAACGAAGACCGTTCTCGTATGGGTAAGGGTCTTTCTCTAAACATGGAAGAAGCTACTCAGTTAGCTACTTTCTTGGGGTATTATCTACAATTCGTTCACAACAAAGATTTGAATGCCCCACTTCCAGTAAGTATGGAAGAAGCCCAAGATTGGCTTAACGGTAACGGAGAAGAGGAACGTCCTCTTACAAATGAAGAAATGCTCGCTGAGTTGAAAGAGCAAAGGGGTATGTAATGGCATCTAAAGTAGCTTTTGGGATTATTCCAGTACCTATTGAAGAAACAACTAAGTTTCTAACAGGTACCTCTTTAACAGAGTTATTGACTGAGCATGTAGAAGACTTTATTCGGCTCTCAACTTTTCAGGAGGGTGTGAATTACGGTTTTCTTATGAATGTTCCGATTGAAGAGTATGCAGTTCGTAGTGCAGTTGATTTGGATATCTTGGACACTCGTAAACGTTACACTAATGTAGAGGAAACTAAACTTTTCGCTACTTTCCCAGTTTTGTTGGCTCAGAAGGGTAGCGAGCTTAGTTTCCACTCTATTAAACCATTAAAATATCTTACTTGGAATGACATTGATGACTTGCTTAAACACATGAACTTTATGTCTTGTAAGAAACTGTCAAAATGGAAGTCTAAATTCGATGCCCCTATCGATTGGGTAATTGAAGAACGTCAAATGGAAAGTACCCCTTTACGAGAGGAGGAGGACTAGAATGTCAAATGTAGTTGGTCTAGGTGTTGTTCCTATTAGTAGCACTGTTTATTCTATTGGTTACTTTAACTAGGGGGTAGCCTATGAAGAATAAATTCAAAATGTTTTTCGATAAGCACGGTACTGCTCTAGCATACTTAGCTATCTTTACACTTATATTTGGATCTTTATTTAACCTTGGAGCTTTTGATAGTATTCACTATGTAAGACGTTCTCCAGTAACTGATACTGTTACCTATAAAGACGACAGTAACATTCGCCCTATTTACGTTTCTTGGGTTTCTAAGGGTAGTGATGACACTAAGAAGCTTGCCCCTAAACTTGAGTCTCTTGATACAAGCCCTGAGGACGTATGGAGGTTTAATTCACCTCTTTCTGCACATAGTGAATTTATTGTTACTCTTACTTATGGTCGGGTAAGAACGGCTCTAGGGGTATTTCCAAAATTGGGTGATAGGGGTTATATCTACCTTTACAATGAAGAAGCTAACACTTATAAGGGGTATAGGGTTGCTTACTTTAAGTCCTCTAGCAATAAAGGGGACGTAGTTAAGAAATTCAAAGCTAAGTATGGTAGTGCCTACGATTCCCTTCCTTGGAAGTACCATGCAAAACGTTCTATGAAAGTAGTGCACTTGAAAGACGGCAGGGTGGAGGTTTATTTAAAAGAACGGTATTATTTAGAAAACCAGGGTGAAGTCGATGAGGCTTACAAGGATGTACCTAAGGAAGAATAGTAGTAGAAGAGGTGTAAAAGTATTGCACCTCTTTTTAATTTCTATTGCTTTTTGGTTGTTAAGGTGGTAAGATTATATTATCAAAAATTTGAGGTATAATTATGAAAGTAGATAGTAGTAAAGTTATGGTTGATTTTGAAACTACAAAACAAATTGAATATTGGGAAGCCCAACTAAAGAAAATAAAAGAGGAAGACTTTTATATAAGGAAATATCTACGCTATTTTGAAGTTGAAGATTTCTCTAACTCCAACT